ACATTGGTTTCTGAATGGAAACGAAATAAAATGCTCTGATAATGAAGAATTTATCCGTATTGTACCGATGATAGCAATTTTGTAAATATATTGTAACTGAAGTTATTATAATAATACATTAAAAATTATGCGTTTTAAGCTATCGGATGTTCTAGCTTGGCTGAATTTATTTCAATTTTACAGCCAGTATATCCGTTAATCATCTTCAGAACCAAATCAGATCTGGATTTCTGATCACAAAACATTGCTATTTCGTGCAATCCGTGCGGTAGGAAATGGACTTTGCTCATCGCCATACGGTAGGCAATGAGCAAAGCCGCTTCTTTAGTCGTGACGACTCTAAAATCAGAGGATCCGCCCTGATCTGCCAAACTTACGATCCATACTTCCATTGCGGGTCCAATATTCATTTGTTCGGATCTCGTCAATATTTAGTATAAAATATTCTATCAAAATCTAAATGGTCTAATTGGAGCGTTAACCCGGGCGGGCCATAACGATTCATTTCTACTGAAATCAACCCTTTTTTAATAAAGAGGACAAAATCAACCTCTTCCCTATTAAATCCATCCTGAAGATTCCGTACAATTAATAAACGTCTGCCTGTTAGTCGGATTCTTTCTGGGTAGGAAGGATCCGCTAGGATCCGAGCATCAAATTCTGCCCCGTCTATCGTTTCATCAATAGATATTTGGACTTTTAGCGTCATCAGTGCTGACGCGGATATATCGTGATTCAGCACAATAACGGCGGGAGACCTGTTTCCAAAGCCCATACCTACATCACGTTTTATTCGTAATGAAGCGAAGCGACGATAAACGCTCCGGGCCGGGTCGGTTCAGTTATGAACTGGCCCGTATTTCATTTTGCACTTCGTTACGACATTTCTGATCAACCTCAATTTCTACCCAGACAGGGTGAACCCCTCGCAACCGGTTGGGACGTATTCGCCGCGCCGGTAGATCGTAACCCAATAATACTGCGAGCTGGACAGTATGTAAAAATACCATTGGGTATCAGGGCATTCAGTCCAGATAGTTGGTGGTTACAACTAAATCCCCGCAGTAGCACTTTTGCTAAAAAATCACTCCATGCACTGTATGGAGTCATTGATAGTTCCTATGAAGGGGAACTTACGTTTGTTGCTCAGTATCAGCCAGACGTCAGGTCTCTAGGTACTGATCTGGTTATTAATTTTGGTGACGCGGTGGGTCAATTAATACCGGTCCCGCGTCAACAAATGTCTGTCGTACAGATTACCAATACTGAATTCGACGATATGTGCCGGGAGCGTGGCGCCGTTAGGGGCGCCGGAGGATTCGGTAGCACCACGGGTGGCCAATAATGAATGGCCGTGCCGAGACGGATGACCAAAAAGAAATGGTCATGGCGAGGATCCTGGCGGCCTGGAAGACCCAGCCATCTCTTCGTTTAGGTCAATTGATTTGGGGATCTAATCACCTTAGATCGGGCCCGGATCTATTTTATGTTGAGGACTTTAAATTGGTCGAACGTATAGAAGATCAGGTCACAACAACAACAACCAAAAATGCGTAATTATAATCGTACCAAGTTTACTGATGATGAATTACGCAATGCTGGAATCCCGACCCGAAAACAGCAAAGACTACTCAGATCTCTTAAAGATGGATCTGATTTGTTCGTCACGACCATTCTATATGGATGCTTCGCGGTACCGTTAGCATGTATCGCGTATACATGGATTCTGGCGTTTCTGAAGCTACTTGGTAAGGAACCATGAAAACTTATTTTGATATACAGTTGGAGTCAAGATTGCCCGCGACTATCAAATATAGGATTCTGGCCGAGTCTCCTCAAGAAGCCCTTCAGATGCTCTTGAAGGGAACTATCAATCCGATAGAAGTAAAATATAAACTAAATGCCCGGCGCGACATCAAAGCAACCATCTACGCTGCCGGAAGCAATTTAGTAAAACTGGTCAAGCACTTTATAAGATGATCCGGATATCGGTAGATCTGGCCTGGTGTGACATGAGTAATAATGAGCATAAATTCTTAGTAACGGATTGTAGGTCAGAGAAGCCAGTCTACACTTCTGTTTATATTAATTTTGATACAAGGGTTCCTCTGGATTGTGGGAAAATAGCAGCTATATATTATATTTTTCCAGAAGATAAAGAAGAGCTGATTTACCAATACTGTGTAGAAAATAGTATTGATTTTACTATTCTTGAAGAATTCGCTATGATTCCGGAATTTGCTGATTTATTTTTACGATTAAAACGTTTTAGTCCCTTAGCATGAAAGTTAACCATGAGCTTACAATATTACGTCTTGGATTCCGAAACTAATGGATTGAAATGCGGGTTTCATGAACTGACAGAAATTTGCTGTATAAGAGTCCAGGATCGTATGCAATTAGCACGAAACATCATTGCTAAATATCCTGAACGATCCAGCCTTCAAGCATTACAGATAACTGGTAAGACCATGGCTGATCTTCAGTACGGCCACCCGCAGCATCAAGTCGTGATGGATTTTAATAAGTTTTTTGAGTCAGATGGATTGACTCCCGACCATAGATGTATAATCGCACACAATGCTTTGTTTGATAGGAAATTTCTTCATAACCTATGGTCTCAAAATAATATAAGATTTCCGGCAGCCCTGTGGGTCGACACGATTCCTATCGTCAGGACAATATTTAAAAACGAAGGCATGGTAAAACCCAAGACAAATCTTACCGATACTTGTAACAATTTAGGAATAAAAAAGGTTGCCGGGACTCACAATGCCGTTTCTGACGCACGTAACCTTTATTTCGTATGGGAAAAGGTAAAGGAGCGAGTGGATCATTTAGAATATATTAAACCGTATCCTCATCTATTAAGCTCCGATACTACGACTGATCAATCAGAAGAAATCGACCATGAATAATATCATTTATGGTTTAACGTCTCTATTATGTTATAGTTTGATTATGGAGTTAGGGAAAGATCTTAATCTAAAGCAAAATTTTAAATTCTTTACAATGCACGCATTATCGCTAATCGTAATGCTCGTTGGATCGTTTGTCTTGTACAGTTCATTAAAAGTCTACGCTATATGCGGATGTTTATCTGTAATGTGGGGATGTTTCGAGCTTCTCTATCATAATAAATCAAAAGAAACCGCGACACATATGTTCGTAACTTTACTTCTTGTTTGGTTTTTCTGGGCGCCATGCGCAGCGTTCATTATATTTTTTAATTCTTATTTTAAAGAATATAGTGAGCGTTATATTCAGAATAAACCACCAACGTGACGTTAGGGTGGTTGTTTTGTTAAAACAAACGATCGAAGCATTCTATATAAAATACAAAGGATATTTGGAAACAGTACAGGCCTATACTATGGAATCTGGCCTCGCAGATGTCATGCAGGCATGTCGTATGAAGCCTCTAAATCATTATATTTCGCCTCTTCCGGTTTCTGCCAGGCTTGAACGGCATTGGTGTGATGAATCACGTTGTTCGATCCTTATAAAGAAGAGAAAAATTAAAACCGTACAGAATGATTTATCCGTTCCGGCAAATATCAGTACCACGGATATGTTTTGTAATTTATCTATATTTGATTTGCCTAAAATTAGCCAATCCGTATATATAGGTGTGGGTACGGATGAGTCAGACCGACATGTATTCATATTATCTTTTTTAGGAGATGATATGTTTATTAGATCCCGATTATACGTTGATGGGAATTGGCAGAAGGTTTCGCCGATCGTTATGACGATACCTTTGGTTCGGGAGCTGCTCCGGGGAGACCGTCATAATGCTTCGATCGTTGGTAATGAATCTACCGTGCCGGATTTGCCATTTATTTGGCAATATCAATATACCGTGCCGATTCCGATACCCGATGAATTCAAAGCCACGATAATGTCAAGTTTTCCGTTTTTATTTCGTTACTTATGTTAAAATTTAAGGAGATTCTGGTTTGAAGAAAGAGAAAAGAGACCGTTTGGAAATGGACGGAGTTGTTCAGGATACATCAAAGGGTAAATTTACCGTCGAGATAACAGATCTTCACAAAGTAAAATGTACCTTGTCTGGTAAAATAAGACAGAATGCTGTCCGGATCCTTGTAGGGGATCGCGTTAGGGTGGAGCTGTCTCAGTACGATACTCTTCAAGGAAGAATCGTATATAGATTCGGATGATTCATGAATATGAAATTCATTCATTACATTACCTTAATAAGTATGTTGTTGTTGTGTTGCAATAACAATACCTCCAGGGAAGATTTTGGGATCAGCGGTGCAGATCCCTTGTCATCCAAGGATGCTTCAACAGACGTTGATATCGGGGCCTGTCATGTTGGCTTCGCTGCCTGCGAAGCACCGTGTTTAAATTCCACACTCAACACGTCTTCCAGAAAAGAATGTCTGAACACCTGTGTTTACAAATTTAGAGTCTGTACACAATGTCCTCTGGTGGATTGAATCATAATTAATGAGTTTATTAAAAGTATTTAAAGAAGTCGAAGCGTTGATCTCTTCCGGCTATGATGGGCCATTATCCGGCGAAGCTGTAGAATCTTTGTTCAGGGCGGTGCGACAGCATCAGGTAGAGCGTGAAGAAGATTGGGAAGATGACTACGCGGATGCCGTAGCGGTGCTGGAGCGTGCCGCCCGAACAAGCGATAGTCTGGCTTCCTGGTCCGGAGCCAGTGGAAACTGGACATTACAATCCGCCTCTATCAATACAAATAAAGCTTTGAAAATACTACTACTGGTGGGAAAGCATGACGATGGCAAGTAATCGAATAAAAAACGGCATACGTACGAATAAGAAAGAACTTACGTTAGAAGAACGTATTGATAAACTTTTAAAATTCGGAGTTGATAGACCTGAAAAATGGTCTGCTGTTGAAAATTATATAGAACCGGATCTTTATACAAAATATGCGGGTGATCTTTTTAATCCAGTTTGCTTTGATGACCTGCTGAAACATCATCAGGATGAAACTAAATTTTTATTTGAGGTAATAAGAGAATTGGTCAGGCGTCTTGACGGATCAATGACTGATTTCAACTATCATGAATAAATGATCAGTAGCTAAAAAAGCAATCGTACCAAATAGTTACGGGATCACGACGCCCATGTCAGGCGATCCGTACTTGCGAATGCGCGGCACCGCCGGATGACGCAGTTTATCTGTTCCACGGCTCCGGACTGGTAGCGCTGCCACATCGAGAGATTCGAGTCGGTATTCGCGACGTTGCCGAAAGTTCCCGCAGCCCACGTTCCGAGCGTGGTCACTGAACCCTTGTTGACGCGGACCTTGAGCGCCGCGGACTTAGCCACGTTTCCGGCCTCGACCCACACCTCGACGAGGTCGTACTCGTTCCACGACGGGAAGTTGGTCGGGCACGTCACCGACACGCCCCCCACGTTGAACGTGGCGACCATCGTCGCCATGTTGACCTTGAGGGCTGCGCTAGCCACTCCGTCGATGACTTCAAAGATGGTCTTGGTGCCGCTCGAAAAGGCGGAGCGCGGCGCGAGCATCCACGCCTCGAACGACATACGCAGGTGCCCGCTCGGAATCCACGAGTTGGGGTTCATGCCTCCCGGGTTGAAGCGGAACGCTTCGGGGTCGCGCGTGTTCGAGGCGCCGGTGGTCGGAATCGGCGAGACGCTATGCCATTGGGATACCTCGACCATGAAGGCGTCCATGATGACCGTACCGATCGCCGCGTTGAAGAAGTGTCCCTGGTTGAAGTTGGTACCGGGTGACGAGACGGGCCCGCCGCGGTACTTCGCCCACGCTGTCGACAAAGCGCCTCCGAGGTACAGGACGTTCATGAACGACGTGCCGCCGCCAGCCGGTAGTGTCCCGGAGGGTGTCCGGTGCCAAACGGACGCGAAGATCGAAGACGAGTTCACGCCGAAGAAATCGAGCTTGGAGTAGCTACCGAGGTTCGCGAAGCTGACCTGGCGCGAGTTAGTCCCGTCACCGAGCAGGCTGATGCCTGAGTCCGCGTACGTGTCGCCACCACCGCCAGCATTGCCGAGCAGGTCGAAGCGCGTCGAGCGCGTGAAGTAGTTGGTACTCGTCGCCTCAAGGATCATTCCGACGAGGCGGTCGCCGTTGTAGTCTAGTACCGGCATCGAACCAAGACGCAGTAGCCCAGGCGACATGCCTCCTCCAAAGAATACGTTGTTCGATATTCCCGCATAAGGCAGATAGCACTTACCTCCTCCTTGCGTCGATGCGTACCAAGGCGACGTGTTATTAGCGCCAGCGTAGGAGCCGCTGATACCTGCCGCGTATCCAGGCGTGCCGAGGTACGGGTGGAAGTCGAAGAGCGGTGTAGGATCTCCAAATGAGTGAGTCCGCGCACCCATTCCCATTCCACTCGGGGAACACTGGATTCGTGCCATCGCAGCCATCGCAGCCGGTCCATTTAGAATTCTATTCACGTACGCACCGACCAGCGAATCTCCGATTGCCAATTGATAGTCGTCGCGGCGACGCCCGTAACTACGAATTCAATTGTAACGTTATCTCCGTTGAGTTGGAAGGCTGTGCTGTAGCCCGCGACACTTACGTGCGAGACTGTCAGCGCTGGTGCTACTTTTACCGTTGTGGTGCCGCCGTGACGCTCGTAAGCTACCTTGTATTCGGCCCAGAAGAGATCTCCCGTCGCGACGTTGAAACCCTGAATGATGCCGTAGGCTGTTATGCTCTGGCCGTTCGTGAGAACGAGAGAGTCAATGACACCGGGCGTCGCGTTAGTAGTTTGAGCAGTTTTGTGGCGCGAGCGAATGCGGGAGTTGCCGCTGCTTTGGTTCCAGTCGGTCTCGGACGACGAGAGGATAACGATGCCGCTTGATCCGGTGATGGTTGTTACGACGTTCGCCGCCGTAGTTCCGGTGACGTCTCCAGTAAGGGTCTGGGCAGCTTGATTGGCAGTCGGTAAGATACCTGTTACGTAGTTAGCTCCACCGGCAAGATTGATAGATGACCAGGATGGAGAGGTCCCGGCTGAAAGGGTATTTCCGGTGGTTCCGGAAGCCAAACGTACCCAATTCGTTCCGTTGAAATAAATTATATCGCCAGCAGCCTGACTTGAAATACTCAAATCAATAGGGTATCCCCATGATGGATTGGCTCCGGTTCCACCCGTGATAAGTGCTTTGCCTAAAGTACCGGCAGGCAGCCTCGTCCATACGGTTCCGTTAAAATAAAATACATCTCCCTGAGCTTCTCCCGATACCTCAAAAGCTGATGCCGCGGCAACTGTCCAGTTGCTATTGTCGATTCCACCGACTAATTGATACATGGTTGTGCTGGACCGAACCCAAGCCAGCATCCCATCTTCTCTAAAATAATCAGGTAAAGCATTCCGAGCAGTCAAATCCGCAACAGAATGAAGTCCGCCTTTTATATCTGATTGCCGGGCCTGTTCAAACGGACCACCCGGAGCAACGGTTCCACCGAGAACAATATCACTCATTAGCTTACCGTTATTGTGAATGTAGATGTGAGTAAATTATCTGATCGCCATACATCGTAACTCCTAGTTACACCGTTTCTAGTTATCTGCACTGTTGTGGTGAGGGTGAACGGGATAACGAATCCTGTGATCGCATCCTTTATCAATACAGTGCCGGAATTATATTGAGAATGCGAAGGCCAGAGAAAATTTACATATTGAGTCGCAGGACTGAAAGTCCTTGTCTGACCCCTACCGGTTTGTAATGAATCGCTGAATCCAGATTGCAACGTAACATTAAACACATCTGTACCACTAACGATAGAAGTACTCTTTACTCCATAGTAAACATCACTCGTCCATTGTATTGTCCAGGAAGCATTCCTGGTGAATGGAGTACTGAAAGCACTAAGAGTAGCCGTGACGGTTGGATCCGCGCCTTCTGCCGAAGGATACTGTGTGCCGTTTCGTTTTATTGATCCGGCGAGTGTCGCCGCGGTATACGCGGAAGGAGTGACGCTCCACGAACCAGGGCCGATATCTCCCGGATCAGTAGATCCGCCGTAAGTATTGGCAGCACTGGCTGTGGTGGGCGGGCCCGAAACATATGCGGCGGTGGCGGTGATCCCGGTAACAGTATCGCCTCTCCTATAAAGGAGAGTTCCGCCATCTGGAGATGATTTTCCCCAGGAAGTAATAGCAAAATCAGGATCAATATCAGCTTGTCTGAGACGTCTTGATCGGCGGTTCGATGCCGGGTCCTCTACTATTACGGCTCCAGCTATAGCGGCTCGGCCCGGGACCATTATTTCTATCGAGATGGCAGTCACGCCTACTACGACGGTTCCGATGCTAGTATAATTTAGAAGTGCCCCGGCGTTAATGGTTCCTTCGGATACCGATACAAAGAAACCAGGAGTAAAATCAGTCGGAATGGAAAGGTCAGGGGTTCGGGTCCAGGCTCCTGAGGAGGCTATCCAGATTCCATTTTCTGCCGGAAGGGTTTGATTCATCGCCACGACCCTGTCACCCGTTACCGTAGTGACGGAATCAACCGTAACGAGACCAGAAAGGCTTAGATTTGTAGTAGATGCGAGTCTTGCTATGTTTTTAACAGCAGTATAGTTATCCTGGGGACCCCAGGCAGACCCATCCCAACTTAATGATTGGCCAATTATTGGCAAAGTATCCAGAACAGGTCTTCCCTGCAACCCTACAACAATTTGATTTATGGTATTACCGTTTAAATCAGTACCGGGAGTAAAAAAACTACCAGTTCCGCCGGTTGCGATAGTTATGAACTGTTCTATATGATCTAGCCTGTTTCGAACAGTCGAGTATACAGAACTTGGTTTTACGCCTAATTCTGCTTCCACCGCCACGATAGCATCACGCAGAACATTTACTAATGCCGCGTCGACTGAACTAACCAGATTAACTACATCTGGTAAAGATGCCGATGAATCAATGCCGTTGGGATAGATAGTGCTCAATTCATTATTATTTTAAATTATGCCTGTATAACATAATCAAAACAATAGATCCGGAACGCGTGTCGGTACCCAAATATCATGAGTTGTATCCCAATCTATATAACTACTGTCGACCCAAACGTGGCCATTATTAGCCCAGGTCGACCCCCAAGAATTTCTAATCCAGTATTGCCGTGTACCGTTTGTATGCCGGTATCCAGTAATGATCATTGCGTGAAGGCCATCATAATGGTCTGGTCTTGAAAAGACTTGATTCGGAAAGGCATTTTGAAAAGACTTTCCGACTCCAGTTGCAAAAACAACCGGATGTTGTGCTGAAAGAGCCGTTTCGATATCATTCAGTCTATCATTGCCGTTTGAGTCGATTCGGTAAAAATCCTCAATAGTATTATCATTGGCAGTTTTATAAGCAGATAAAGAAGGTTGAACAAATACCTTCATCGGGTCATATGGCCACGCGTCCTCTGGACATATCCCGAGACGTTTTAATGAATCGAATGCATTATGAATGTATGTTCCGTTATCTTGATCAGTTTGCTTATTGTACATCCTAGAATTCCAATATAGAAACATCCTGGAAAGCTGAACAACTGGCCTTCCTTCCAGTCCTAACAGGATCTCCAACGCGTCACTCGTTGCGTTACAAACACAACTACCAATCTGATACTGATTACTAATTGGTGTCGATTCATTCAGAATGACTTCATTCTGAACCGTTGCTCCGGCTTGTTTTAATAATGGTGACGATATACTTTTGAATGACTTATATGTAAGTCCGGGTGGGGAAGGCAGATATCCTGATGTTTTAAACATTTATTTTATTTCTTGTAATTAGATGAATAGGCGGGGCAAATACCAGTCGTGGTGACGGTATCGATTTGATCGCAATTAGTTATGATGGATAAACATTTTGGATAAACAGAAACTCCATTATCTTGGGTTTCGCGACAAAATTGCGCAAAAGACTTTCCACGTTTTGTCGGGTTGCCCAGCTCACAACGTAGATCATTAAGGTTCTTTTGTGCTGCTTCGCAATATTCCTGATCCCGCACGATCGGCGTCGGGATAGGTCCGATAGGGCTGGAATTATTATGATTGCCAGCGCAATTAGGAAGTAATATTAAAAACAATAAAATTCTACATATCATCCGACACCCTAACTCTATAGAATAAAAATCATATTTTATCTTTTGAATGAATTGTCGAGAAGAATACCCTACGGCCAAGGCATTTGGAATGAAATCGTAGAATTCAGGAGAATTGTACAGAACCGGCATCACAACAGGCTCCAAGCCTGTATTGGGAGGAGTATATAGTTTTTACGAAACTCATGGCCTTCCTTTGGACATATTGGTTGGGTTCCGGATTGGCTAGATATTTATGTCCAAGCCAAACAAGCTGGAATGAAACATAAAAGAATTGTTTCAAAAATGGAAGAAGCCATACAAGACTCTTTCGGAGCCGTGACTGCACAACACGTTACATTGGTTTTAAACGAGAAATTCGGAGAATAGAATGAAAGAAAACTTTACGTCAATCAATGTAGTTTTGGACCGTAGCGGTTCTATGAAAGAACTCGCGAACGATACCATCGGTAGTTTTAATGCCCTTCTGAAAGATCAGAAGGAATTACCATATGAAGCGGTATTTACGCTCTGTACCTTTAATACCGATTATCATTTGGTACATGATTCGGTTCCACTGAAAGATATCCCGGATCTTGATGATAAATCATATCGTTGTAGTGGCGGGACATCCCTGTTGGATGCTGTCGGAGCGACCATCACATCCGTAGGTAATAAATTAGCGCGGATGCCGGAATCGGATCGCCCGAGCAAAGTTATCTTCCTAATCATTACGGATGGTGAAGAGAATTCGAGCCATGAATTTACGAAAGAACAAGTATCCAGTATGGTTCAGCATCAGCGGGACCATTATAAGTGGGAATTTGTTTTCATGGGTGCGAACATCGATGCGTTCAAAAATGGGACTTCGTTGGGAGTAGATAGTCGCAATACAATGAATTATTCCGCCACGTCAGTCGGAACGAAGGGTCTTTACGGACAGGTATCAAATTCTCTTAGAAGCTATAGAGGCGGAAATAGCGGGCCTCAGGTTGATTTCTTTAATCAACCAGAAGAAAACAAGACTGATTCTAAAGATCTTAATGTAGTTCCGAGCAAAAATCCTCAGGATCAGAATAATAACTGAATGATCATTGCGAAGAAGGGTCTGGTGTTTGATGACGTGCTGTTTATTCCGAAGCACTCAAAAATCAGATCAAGAAGCCAAGTTGACCTGACTGTCAGGTTAAAACAGTTTAGATTCGCCACGCCCATCATACCTGCGAACATGGTATCGATCATGGGTCCGGATATGATTGAGTTTCTATACAAAAATCATAGCATGGCGTTGATGCACCGATTCTCATCATTTGAAGACCAATTGACAATGGTAGAGTCGATGGCACAGAAATACCAGGATATCATGATGTATCTTGGTGTTTCGCTGGGTGTTCAGGAGCATGATAAAAAGGCCGCGAGACAGTTTTTCCTATCCGGAGTCCGGATATTTTGCATTGATATCGCGCATGGAGACTCCGAACATTGCATCGAGATGTGTAGATTCGTAAAGAAAAATTATCCCGATACATTGTTGATTGCGGGAAACATCGCCACGGCCGGGGGTGCGGCACGCCTGTGGAAAGCTGGCGCGGATGTAGTGAAGTGCGGCATCGGAAATGGTGCCAGTTGTAGTACGAGGATCGAGACTGGTAATGGGTTTCCTCAGATGAGCGCCATTTCCAATGTTGCGGAAGAGAAGGCGAAGCAGGAAGAAAAGTTAAAAAGAAAACTATATTTTATTGCTGATGGTGGGATCCGGTCAGCCGGGGATGCTGCGAAAGCTTTGGCATTTGCAGATATGGTGATGATTGGTGGGATGTTTGCTGGAACGGATCAGGCAAACGGGGATACAGTACAACATAACGGAAAAACTCATAAACGTTATGAAGGCTCGTCTACCCATAAGGACAAACATATAGAGGGGGTGAAGGGATTTGTGGAGTACCGAGGGTCCGCACAAACAATTTTAGATAAATTGACTCAAGGGATCAGATCTTCATGTTCTTATCAAGGAGTATCGAATCTTGATGATTTCAAAAAGAATCCTGAATTTGTACAGATGACATCGGCAGGATTGGTGGAATCGCATCCACATTCAGTAAAAGTTGTATTCGGTACGGATGTTTAATGCCTCATGCGTACTTATTATCTTATATGTTCTACAATAATATTTTGTCTTTGCAGTTATAACAACCTATTCGTTTATATGTACCATGGAGACGTGGCTCCGTTTTTGGTATCGGTTTTTGCATTAGCATTTACGTTGGTTTTATTAGTATTTTTGGATGACGCGACGGAAGAATAGAGCGGGGATATGAACATGATGGGTAATTATGTTATTCGTTTCAGTGACGGAACTTATTATAAATGGGCAGATCCGTATGGAGACGATAATAGTACTGATGATTTAAAACTGACTGCGAGGTTTGACTTGAAACGTGCTCAGGGATTCGCGGATACTTTTTACGGAGCCTCCAATGAAGGGGAATACAAAATTGTGAAGATTCGGAAAGTAAAAACGAAACAAATAACTTTCCAAGCCTACTACCCTACAGGTAAATATGGAGTTTGGTGCGAGAGTAGGAGGAAATGCCATCAAAATGAAAATTCTTGGTTACTATCATCCGACACTTCATTTTCAGGCACTTACGACGAAGCTGTAAAGAGGGCCGATGAAATGTGTCGCAGTAATAAATTTTTTCATTATTACGCCAAACCTCTTGAGTCGTTTCTATGAAGAAATATAAACCTACAAAAGTTACGACTGCTCTTTTAGAGACTCATAACCGTTTCAATATACGAGTCAGTCGTTGCCGTTATGGCAGGGGAGTATTTGCAGGACAGGATTTTCAAAAAGGTGAATTGATAGAAGTGTGCCCGATGTTGATCGTGGATGATTACAGCGCAACCATGGCGTGGGTAGCCGGGCAATCAGATTTTGAAAGATATTTTTTTGATTTTGACGGAGTTTTTGGGATCGCACTCGGATACGGCTCACTATATAATCATTCCAAAACTCCAAATGCTCTATATATTGATAATTCGAAGGGAAATGAATTGATTATTTATGCAAGCAAAAATATCAAAAAGGGATATCAGGTATTTATTGATTACGGTTACGAACCAAAGAAATAATATTTTGCTATAAAATTAAATGGTTCGGATCCAAAAGAATCGCAACAGAAGTAAAATCGAGACTGTATTTCCGATAATTGATTGGTATTTTGAAAACGGCAACGATATGATACTGTTCTGGATACCCGACACAACAATCAATATAAATCAACTGTACTCTATATCTAGATTATTTGCCAATAGCTACTTAGAAATAGACGATATAGCGAATAGATCTGGATTTCAGATCAGAATTGAAACGAGAGCATCAGATGATTAAAATGAAACCCTATGATGTTTTGGCGTTGTATTTATTTTTGGCATTTTTATCTTTTGCGGTATTTACAGATAGTTGGTGGCCCGTGATCGGAACCGTTATAGGGTTCGGCCTCGGCACTTTAATTAGTTATCGACATAATAAAAGCTCAGAAGAACCTCCAAAATAATGTATGTTCTGCAAGATTTTGATGATAGTTTAGAGCGGATTATTAATCATGGCATTAGAAAACCCAACCGAACCGGTATCGATACCGTAAGTTCGTTTGGCCTACATTGTAGGTACATGATAGGTGACGCTTTCCCTATACCGACTAAACGTAGAACTGTTTATAAATCTATTTTTGCCGAATTGCTATGGATGATATCGGGTTCGACAGATGTCAATGACCTTGAAAAAATGGGAAGCAGAATCTGGACTGCTTGGCGCGATTCTGAATTTGAAAAGAGAAACGGTTACGATGCAGGTGAACTAGGCCCGATCTATGGCTGGAGTTTTCGCCATTTTGGTGCTCCGTATTCCTCACGAAAAGGACCCGCTGGAGGTGCGGACCAGGTTCAATACATAATTGATGAATTGAATCGAGACAGATTCTCCCGAAGAGCCCTGATAAATCTTTGGGATCCGAACGTCATGACGACAGATCAGGTAAAACTTCCGACTTGTCATTATAGCTTTCAGGTTCTACTGGATACTCAGGATCGTTTAACCGGAATCCTGACTCAACGTTCAGGTGATTGGTTGCCAGGAGTCAGTGCAAATATCTATTTCTATTCGGCTCTCATGTACATGTTTGCGCAACAATTAAACGCAACTCCGTATGAACTGATTCATAATGTCGCGGATGCACATGTATATGTTAATCAATTTGATGCGGCGAGAGAATATCTATCGAGACCCGCAATCGATTCACCAAAATTAATACTTAATAAAGCAAAATCGATATTTGATTACAAACTAGAAGATTTTGTTATCCAGGATTATTTCCCTGGAGAAAAAATTACAGTTCCGGTGGCGGTTTAATGAAAAGTAAATCTGTTTATGTGAACGGCCTTTTAAGACGAAAAGGATCTCAACCTTATCATGACTATAGCGAAGTGGATGGAGAAATAATTTTTCGATTTAAAATAAAAAGATCAGATGAGGTTACGTTTCATCATTACCGAGACGGTATTCTTCATTATGAAGAAATTATAGATGTGTACGATACTCCGCCCGGCACTCCTATCAGAATTGCGAATCGTTACGTTAATAATCATGTAGATGATAAATTAATGAATTTAATATAACGGAGAAACAAGACGTAGGTATTATGATATATTGGTACGGAACCCAGAGAGGGTTCTATAATTGGCACACGGAGAGTGTATTATGAGTTATACATTTCAGTATTGCGTTTGTATTGGTCGTTTTCAGCCATTCCATAATGGCCACCATGAGTTGGTCAGGGAGGCTTTGAGTCAAGCCGAGACTGTTTTGATTGTTATCGGGAGTACTGATAAGGCCCCGAACATTCAAAACCCTTGGACAGCGGATCAGCGCGAGGCGATGATTCTTTCGGCCCTGACGGATCAAGAGAAGGAACGAGTCAAATTCGTTCAAGTTCGTGATTTCTGGTATACTCAGAACCGTTGGTTAACGGAAGTCCAGCGGCGCGTATACGATGCTACGGATGGCATTGATGATGATAAAATTTGCGATGTTGGAGAAGTAAGTTATTTTCCTCAGTGGAAATTCTTCAAGATGCGCAACATCGATAGAATGCCACACGCGACTACGATTCGCGATCTTTACTTTACCATGGATAATGCTTATAAAAACCATGTCAGTCCAGGCGTGGTGAATTATCTTGAAGAATTCAAAAAGACTGTTTCCTTTAAAAACTTGAAGGAAGAGTATGAGCATATCCGGAACTACCGGGCAGCCTGGACCGGAGCACCGTTCCCTCCGACATTCGTTACAGTTGACTCCGTAGTTATCCGGAGCGGGCACGTCCTGACGGTCCGCCGTAAGGGGAATCCTGGTCGTGGTTTGATTGCTCTTCCGGGCGGTTTTTTAAACCAGAATGAAACGATTCTAGATGGTGCGCTCCGGGAATTGAAGGAAGAAACTGGTATAAAAGTCTCAAAGGAAGAATTGGAAAAGGCTGTGATTGAATCGAAGGTGTTTGATTATCCTGACCGATCCCTTAGAGGCCGGACCATCACCCATGCTTATTTAATTGATCTCGGTAGTGGAAACCTTCCACTTGTCAAGGGATCCGATGATGCCGATAAGGCATGGTGGATGTCTTTGAGCGATTTCTATACTATAGAAGATAGATTTTTTGAAGACCATTGGCAGATCATATCATATTTCTGTAGCAGATTCTGATCTATCTTGTGCAGATGTTTTGGTTAATGTAAGGCAAGTCTTTTTAAATCTTCCCAGTGAGGGAAGAGTCTGAATAATACGGAGAGTATCATGAAAACGAATCGTTTTAGTTATCTTTTTGACACGGATTCTTATAAAGTAAGCCATTACAAGCAGTACCCGCCCGCCACAACAAGTATGTTTTCATATATTGAAAGCCGAGGTGGAGAGTACGATGAGACCGTATTTTTTGGTTTACAGTATTACCTTAAAGAATACCTTACACATCGTGTAACGGTGGAAGAGGTTGAGCAGGCGAAGAATCTTTTCGCACTCCACGGCGAGCCATTCAATTACGAAGGTTGGCTCTATATAGCAAAAGAGCTTGGCGGTAAGTTGCCAGTACGGATCCGCGCGGTTCCGGAAGGCATGGCCGTTCCGACCCATAACATTTTAGTTAGTATCGAATCAACTGATCCAAAAGTATTCTGGATAGTCTCGTGGCTAGAAACCATGTTACTTCGTATCTGGTATCCAATCACCGTATCCACTAGAAGTCACTTTATCAAAAGCATCATTATGGATGCATTGACTAAATCATCGGATGATCCTGAGGGTGAGATTAGTTTCAAACTTCATGACTTCGGTTCTCGTGGCGTCAGCAGTCAGGAATCGGCCATGATCGGCGGTGCGGCTCACCTTGTTAACTTCATGGGAAGCGATACGGTGGCTGGTGTTTTGATGGCTAATCTTTACTACAATATTCCGATGGCAGGATTCAGTATTCCTGCGGCTGAACACAGTAGCATTACTTCTTGGGGAAAAGAAAATGAAGTTGAAGCCTATCGTAACATGCTTAAGCAGTTTGCAAAACCCGGAGCACTGGTTGCGTGCGTCTCTGACTCTTATGATTTATGGAACGCTTGCACTAATCTTTGGGGAGATGTTCTGCGTCAGGAAGTGATTGATTCTGGTGCAGTCGTGATCATTCGGCCTGACTCTGGATATCCTCCGCAAGTTGTCTGCAAGTGTGCCAGCCTTCTTGCTGAAAAATTTAGTTATACCGTTAATAGCAAGGGCTATAAGGTTATTAATAACGTTCGAATTATTCAGGGCGATGGCATAAATGAAGATTCGATTCAGATCATTTTGAATGACCTGTTGAAGGCGGGTTTCAGTGCAACCAATATTGCATTCGGTATGGGAGGAGCCCTTTTACAGACGGTGAATCGCGATACACAGAAATTCGCAATGAAGTGCAGCCATATATTCCGTACCGTTGACGGTAAGTCAGTATCTGTTGATGTCTTCAAAAATCCCATTACTGACCCTGGAAAAGCAAGCAAGGCTGGTCGTCTGGACCTTGCTTTTACGGATGATCGTGGGTTCGAAACGGTTACGTTGTCTGATGACGAGTTTGCCAGCCAGCACAGCGTCATGCATACGGTTTATTTGAACGGTGAACTATTAAATGAAACGACATTTGATGAGGTCCGCACGCGAGCTAAGAACTTTAAATGATTAATTTTAACGAGACCACAGATAATACGCCAGAACAACTGATAGAAATTTTTGAATGGGTACGGAGAGAAGCTCTCCAATCAACCTGTTTGAGAGCCCGATGCGGTACCGTAATCCTGCGCCCCGGATACGGTACCGTGCAGGAACGTATCATCGGCGCCGGATACAATTCTCCAGCCGGGAAAGAACCTGAACGTTGTTCTAGAAAACATGAGATTGATCCGAGTTTCAAGTCAGATAGAACTTGTTGCGTTCACGCGGAGCAACGAGCCATTATGGATGCCCTGAGAACCAATCCTGATTATTTATCTAAATCAATTTTGTATTTCGGACGGGTTGATGATCAGGGTAATCTAAAAACATCAGGAAAGCCATACTGCACTATTTGCAGTAAAATGGCTCTTGACGTCGGGATAGGCTCGTGGGTCCTGAGCCATGATACGGGATTCAGAGAATACCCGTCACAATTTTATAATGATTTATCTTTTCAATACAAAAGAGACAAATAGAATCGAAATGTCTTTTGCATTGGTTCCGATAGAATATGAATCGGTAATATATTATACCGATACCTCTCGAAACCTTATTTCCATATTTGTTTCGGCAAACATAAAGCAAATTCAGGAGAGCCGAATCATTATGTCGATCGCGCCTCCTAATCCACATTCACTTCCTGATGACTTGGTAAGTTGCTACGTTGGAAATTATGTCGAGACCGTTAGAAACGAAGATACAGCCATTGCTATTTTTGCATCTTACGTATTGAATGATTTATGGGTTGGTAAAAAGTTCAAAGATGATTCCCCTATCGTTATAGAAAATATAACATTTTCATTATCTGGCGCGAAACATTATATCGATCCTAACTGTATAGAGCATAATAAAGCTAAATTTGTACAGAAGTACAATGAGATTCACAGAAAAATAGAAAGGTTATTGGCTCTGGCATGAAAAAAATCGTCATGATTGCTGCGGTGAGTCAAGATGGAGTAATAGGAGTCAACGGGACCATTCCATGGAAACATAAAGCGGATATGCTGAGATTCAAGTCCCTAACAACCGGTAATACAGTAATTATGGGCCGGAAGACATTTGAATCGATCGGCAGGGCCCTTCCGAACCGGATGAATATAGTCCTGAGTCGGGCTCTTTTACAGACTTACATTCCTACGGTTTACCAATGCCGCACACTAGAGGATGCAGTGAGTCAGGCTGACGGAACTGCATTTTTGATTGGTGGAGCGGAGATTTATAGGCTCGGAATGGCCATGGCGGATGAGATTGATCTGACGATCGTTCCGGAAACCATCGGGTCTGTACCGGACAGGTCGACGGAGTTCGGCCCTGTATACTTCCCTTGGATTAATCCGACATTATTTAAGATAGTGAAGGATCTGAAAGATCCAGATAGCCAATTAAGACATTTGACGTATAATCGAGCCGAGTAAGATGTGGCTATGAAGGACCGGATGTTCATTCAATCTTCTAATGGTTTAGTGTTTCGTTTGGGTCATGATAACGTTGTTTCGATGTCATCACGTGAAGTGCCTAATTGCTTGACATTCGAGCTTAACGAAATCCCTACAATTCAATTCAGGCCAGACGGAAGTTTTGACGTACTGTCTTCGCTGAGAGATGCCGCGGAATGTCTTTTCTGGGCCGCCATGCACCTAAAAGCATCGATGGATGATCGTACAGAGCTTGATCAATCGATCTGGATATTTGTTGGACAGCATCATCTGATGCTTTTTGAATCCGAACGGCCGTACTGGTCAGGGATCGAAACGGATCAGCTTGATCAAGTATTTGGATTGGTTGAGTCGTTCTGGAAACTAAAAAATATAAAATAATGCATCATCGGTACGGATTGAACCTACAGAGGTAACATATAAAAGTATCGTCTGGCTGATTCGGTTCGGCCATCATTGCAAACTCTTTGCACCGATTGCACGCCATCCCGACATTTCGGCTATAAAGGCGAACAATATGGCGATGTGTTAAGAAATAAACAGTTGATCCGATATACCGATCCGAAATCTCGTAATCTTTTATATTATAATAATCTAATTTTACTGAATCTTTAAGACTCATGAGCGAGGGCACGTATATAAAATACCCTCCTTCAAATACTGATATTATCTGAAACTTTTTTGTTTCATCATAATCAGGTGTATCCGCAAGAACAATATGTGAGTCACGAATTTTACAAATCACGTCATCTGATACATGATAAGAAGTCATGACGGTTTGATTATTTAGAAGCCTGCCCCGTTATAGTGGTGATGGGTGATTCTGCGACCTTTACCGTGGGTTCATTATAAACGTATACGTTTATTCCAGATTCTATTAATTCTTTCGTTGCCGCGGCTTCAAATCCAGTAGTTCCGAACATATCTTCGGTTATGTGTACGGTTGCGGATTCGTATTTTGCCAACGCACCAACTTTTTTGATAGCATTTTCAAATGCTTTCGTATCTAGCCCGTTCTTGTCCAGAACCAGAATATTCACAACCCATACATCGCTCTGAACCAATAACGACTGAATCTCACCTAACTTAAAATTAGTCCGGTTGGCATACCAAGTCTTTGCTTCAGTTCTGACTTTTCCCCATTTCTTAGTCAGTACTTTACAAAGAAAAGTATCTAACTTTACATCGGTATCGATAGGATTGAGAATCAATCTCAACCCAGAATTTTCTGGATTAGCTACGGTTCCTTTAATGTTTCTAAATTTGCCCTTTGGATTAAATTTTGTCATCACTCTAAATATATCACGTCAAAATCATTGATTCGATATGGTCCCATTTTTGTTTCAAGGTACTTCTGTCGTGCTGGCTCGTATCCAGATGTACCGTTCTGAATCCTGCTCGTTCCCCAGCTTCAAGGTTTTCTTGCCGATCATCCACGTATACAGAACCACTAAATGAAGGATTTTCCATCAAAAAACTTTGAAAGTATATTTTTTGAGGTTTTCTCGCACCAATATCACAGCTTATATGATGTTTGCAAAAATAAAATATTTCACTTAAATGCTGGTCTATAGTGGATCGGTGTTCCGTGCCCATGTTCGATAACAACGCTACATCAATACCGTTCGTGGTAATGAGATTCTTGACACGTTCGATAGAATAGAGATTTGGTTTCAAAACCTCTTGCCACGACCACATAACTGATTCTATCTGATACGGTTCCAAATAAAACTTAGATTTAAATTCTCTATGAATATTATTATGCCCGATATCATGTCCTGATTGTATTGAGCAGATCCAATCTATAATTTGATTATTATCTAGACCAGTAAAAGCTACCATTTTATTAACAAAAGGCCTAAGATCGATATCACACAATACATTTCCGATGTCTAACGCGAGCATTGTTTCTCCAAGTGTTCGTGAAGGTAATAGGTATTAGGGTCATGATTCAGTCGGTACGGCTCTGGATCCAGGTAATTTATCTGGTTGGTATTTTTCCTCGTCAGTACGATCTCCCCGATACCTTGCCGCTGAACAAAAAATCCATTCAGTACCGTATCCATATTAGCAGGGCTGCTGTATACGAGACAATGTTTTTTATTATAAAAGGCATCCGCTACTAATGATGTTTCGCCGTGACTCAATACTAGATAGCAATTAGATATCATGTCAGCATATTCTTGGCTTTCAGCAGGAAAGTGCGGAATCGTATCACCATCCACGCCATTGAATTTTTCATAACTGAATGGACTAAATAACACGGCATCACCCAACGTTACTGCGTATGACATGAACAGTTTATCGTTATGAAGAACCGTACAGACAACTTTTGGATCACATTTTACCGTAGATACGACATGATACGGCCGGATCCATCGGTACTCTGGCTTCAGGTCAGGTCTGAATTCTGAATCACACAGATAAGAATAAACAAAATTAAACTTAGCTGGTCCGCGTACCTTCTCAAACGAATGAAATGTTCTATTTAGTCTGAAATAATGAAAATATTTTTTATTTATTTGTAATGATTTGCTAACTTTATCAGTTATGGCGCGGTAAAGTAATTTAGAACTTACGTTCCAGTACGGAATATTTAATTGATTCGCAATGATAGCGGCATGATGATCAAGATCATTTATAATAAGATGAGGTGCGTATATTTTAATTTCATCTTTTAGACGATTGAATCCGATCCTTTCATTTAGAGGAAGGTTTGTTTCATAAAAGTCTAAAAAACTATCCATGGTGTAATCGGCTCCGATGGTCGGAGCGGAGCTGCTGAATGCAGCTATTCTTAATTCATGTCGTTTCAGTATATCGGATTCATAGAATGCTTTTATGAACCTGGATAACTGAACAGAAGAAGAAGTGCTGTTATCGGCGACGTAAAGAAATTTCACTTATTAATTCTTTTAGCCAGTTCTACCAGTTTAGTAAATACGCTTACTGTCGCGTGGACGTCTGATTCAGCATTGTGGGCTTTGCCGATCCGTTTGACTCCCAGGTCTTTAATAAGACCATTCAGGTGGTAGCTCTGTCGTTCCTGACCCGTAACGTAATCCAGAAAAGCCGCTATTTGCATCGTATCAAGATACATCCGGCCGAATGGAAACGTTTCTGACTGATCATGTCGCTTCCAAAGATTTTGTAGGAATCCTTTATCGAAGGTAATGTTTTGTCCCACCAGGACTCTTTCTGTACTGGTCATACCGTCTTGCATTAGGAATGATTCTACCTCAACCAAAACTTTAGAAGGATCCTGATAAACAATTCTGCTGGTATTGGTTTCTTTATTTTCTGGTCTAAACCCAGCTTTAAGGTCTTCCAGACGATGACCGTTAATCCGAAGGGCTTCCGGTTCCGCAGTTGAGAGATCCATTGGCTTTAAAAAGAATGTTTTTTGAACCTGATCGGAAAGTCGGAATAAGGATAACTCTATAATCTCATGAATACGATCGTCAATGCCGGTTGTTTCGACGTCCGTTACGTACAGTATATTAGCCATAATACCCGTGGCTATGGATACGTATCTTCTCGACAATCGGGTGTCGGTCTATCCGGTTCAGGTTCACAAATTAATTCACTACTAATCATCGCGACTCGATAATTAAAATTATCTTTATTTATTTGTCGGGCCAGATTCAGACGTTCTGATTCGGTCAGAACCGTTGCGGTCAGAACCGTTGCGGTCAGATTAATTTTTTTAGACATGATTTTAGATGACCGATGCCTTTCCAGTCTGATTTGAAGTGACGTACTAAAAAAGTCAATCCTTCCGGAGTATGCAAATATGAACGCATAGCCAGAGTAAGTTTGGATCCTTCGATAGTTTCGATAATTTTATTATCACGCATTAATCTCCAATTCTCTCCTTTATTAGAGAGCTGGATTCTTCTGACTCTCAGAACCGGATCACAAATATCATCTTCTTCTTTATAGAGTTCAAATTCGTATCTTCCGGCGCCAATTTTACCACTTTGAGTTCTGGTTGATTCAAAATCACCTATATCATTTTTCTTCATTTAAATATCCCGTCTGCCGCGACCACTCCCGATACCACGGCTCCCATCAATCCAACGATTCCCGCACTCTCTCCAGCTACTGATAAATTATTCATTTCTGTAGTAAAATCATCCTCCAATTTAACCTTTGGAGCCAATGGTAGAATCATCGGAACATAAAAATATCCTTTATTAATAAAATTAGGAATAATCAGATCTATTTCTCGGCACGTATCGACCAACCAATCAAATTCCTGAATAACTGATATTTTACTTTTTTTAGTCATGATGGTTTGCACTCGTTCCCTAGAAACCCGATCATTTGATAATAAAAATGCCAGTTTTCCTAGTCTTGCGTTCTGCTCAACGCCTGAACCTTCAAAACGTCTTGAGCCTATAATTTGAAACGAAACCTTATCAGTTTTCCATCTGTTTTCATTAGATCGGAATGCAGATATCGCCAGATCAACATGATCTTCCGGAATAACTGTACCGTTCCAACTTACCGGGCCAATCTGCAAACCTTCTTTCATTATGGTGCAGTTTGAACGGCGAAAATCTTTCATATATGTTGTCGGGAGTTCTGCATGGATTCCGAATGTCGCGGTGTCGTTATGGTCTATTATTCCGAATCTACTGAATTGTTCCGTAGCCCATCTCCAGCCACTACGACCAACTGATATGAGAATATTTTTAGCATGAAAATCACCTTCTTGAGTCGTCAAGACAAAAGAAGTTTTTTGTTTATGAATTCTGAATACTTCATTATCAAAACTAAATTTAATACTAGGATCTTCGAGATCCGTAGCTAATTGTTTTGATAATAAATGAATTTCTTTAGGATAAAGTTGATAATAATTATTTAATTGATATTCGAATGAATTATGACTTAATCGTTTTTGAGCCGTTACGAGTATATTTTTATCTTTTATTAGATTAAAGTCAATTATATTTCCAATATAATTACGACACCAAGTAGCGGCGGATTTGGCTTTTTTATTTCCACAGATCTGAGCGACGCGCAGGGTATCGGTTTCATAGAATTTACCGTCTGAATTCGGTAGCGCTCCGAGCCATCCTTCGAGCTGTCTCCGGCGTTTCGCCGGAGGTCTTCCGGAATCCAGAACAATTATTTTAAGATTTTTATACTGTCTGGATAGTCTCAGGGCAGCAAAGCTTCCTGCCAATCCTGCTCCAATAATCGCAACATCATAATTTTGATTCATCAATTCCCATCAAAGATAAGCTGAAAGGTTGGTCTGACCGAGCCCATTCAGCCCTACTATATCGTTTGATTAGAATTGTTATGATTAAGTTTGAATCATTTTTATGTCCTGATCAATCAGGTTATCCATGATATCATAATAGTCTTGCTCATAATAAGGCCTCTCTCCTGCACGGAAACGAGCCAATAAATCTTTAAAATAACCACTCATGTCACCAAATGGCCACATATAATAATAGTATGATGTTCTGAATTGTTCAGAGTAATTAGCAACGTGACTATCAAAATTTATTTTATTGCCTTGCAATTCTAGACGATACAATACGTATAATGAAAAAGAATAAGCTTTCTTTTCATAATACATTCTGTAATAAGCCGGTACTGGACTCAGACAGATCCCCAACCATACTAGACTCCAGAACCAACTTATCATGAATATCGGTATAGCGAATAAGAACATACATTGTGGGAAAAGATACAGAAATGCAAATGAGAATCCAGGCAATCTATTGTAATCCATGATATGGATAAGTTCATGCATGAATATAGTTTTGGCCGTTACGGGGTATGTCCGGACAAAATTTTCTGAAGGAAAATAAATTGTATTGCCGATGGTTGTAGTGTAGCGAGTCATGAAAGATTTATTAAAAAATAAAATCTTGCTAAGAATCAGCATAAACAAAGATTTATCTTTAAATTTAATTTTATAATCTGGCAACATGTTACCCGTATACGTTAAAGTTAGTTGTGCCGTACTGTCTTTTGCCGAATCATATGATTATGAACTCGTTACAACGGTCCCGTATAGGTAACTCATGTAAATTCCGTTGAATGGACTTCCGTTGAGATTGCTCCATGTTCCTAGAGTTGATGAGGCCGGGACGCTAGAACTTGCAATTAATGGAGATATGGCGGATGCTTGTGCATCGAATTCTATTTCAGATGAACCTGTTATTTTTCCACCATTAGTCACGACAACATTCGCACCATGGTCTACTTGCAAACCAAAAGTATTACCATTACCGAAAGGCCCGTTCAGTTTTACTTTACCGACACTGTTGATAAAAATACCATCACCATTGAATACAGCTGGCGATTCAACGTATATACTTCTAGATCCGGTTATCTTAAATTTGTTGTTCACCATAACCGGATACAAAATACTATCGACCGCACCGCCTATACTTACCACTCTTCCGATACCATCTAAAGTAAAATGAGTATTGTGGCACGTATGGGTAAGTTTTACGTTACGATAAATGATCAGTTCCGCACCAGAGAAAGATGTATGGACCGCGTGAAAATCAGAACCAGACTTATGTATATTTCCTATTATGTGACAATTTGAGAATAATACAGATGTAATTTCATTGAATATTATTTCGTTATTTATTCTTAAATTAACTAATCTTAGTGCCGGTATATTGGAACCTGAAACATCTAAATTGTCTCCTGTTTCAAACGAAATAGATATAGCTCCCCCGGAGAACACTGCTTCATCTACAATTTTCAGTGCAGTGCTGGCTGCTGGGGGCGTTACGGTATTACCATTACCATCATTCCAATATCCAACATTTCCAGATCCTACGGTGCCCGCAACTATACGGGCCTTTACTGTATTACCAGTATTTCTTACTTCGTATCCAATATAATTACTAAAATTAACAGTATTCGCTACATCATCTACCGTACCTAAAGTGTTTCCGGTAAAATCCGTGTGAGTCGCCGCGGATGCTCCGGTAGTGAATGATTCAGAGACAGTTGTATTGTCGCCTCTTATTTCTAATGTTGGTACAGGATGACTATTATCCCTACCAATATCCGCTACTCTTATGGTTAAGGCAATATTATCACTGTACGTATCTGTTAAATTTATCACAGTTGATTTAGATAACTCACCACCGATACGCCTTTCCCATTCATCTATTGATGCAAGGGCTGTTCCGGACGACGCGCCCGATGCCTCATTATCTCCGGCAACGTTATCTATGTACCAAGTAGCTTGAGCTTGCCATTTTTTTGAAGGAATATGTAATCTTGTCCAAGATTTATTATTGGATGATGTTACGATCCTGAACGGCTCCGCCGTAAGTAAAACATCCGGATAGCTAAAATAAGCATCCAGCGACTCTACCCATGCCAATTCCCCACCCGTATAAGCTGAATCATTCAGTGCTGCCAGTGCTGTGAGGTTAGCTACATTCACTACACCTCCACCGCCACCTCCGGATGCCAATGCGTACCAGGCCCCGCCTTGTCGTGTATAAAGACCATTCGATGCTCCGGATCCATCGGTCCGCATGAATACTGAGCCATTATTTTCGGAAGTCGCCGGTACTCCGGTTCCGCTGGATACGGTCGGTGGAGAACTCAAACCTACACCGAATTTAAGTGCATCGGCACTTGTAGTACCGATATTCATAACCGTCGTTGTATTGGTTATGAACCTTGCTCCGGCGTGACCTTGTAATGTATTTATACCGGCATTGTTATAATTTATAGCCTGATTCGATGCAGATGTCAGTGTACCACCCGTTACAGCGGATAAGCTAACAAGAGATCCGGTCAAACCTGCCTGTGCGGCAGAGGATGTATCGTTTGTAGCGGTATTACCTATGGCCCAGGCGCCGGTTTGCCAGATGCGCCCGCCTACTGGTGTCCCGGTGACAAAATCGATACGACCGTGATTAGATGTTCCGGTCCCGGCCCGGAGTGATAAATTCCCACCCGTACTGGTGGTGCCGGTAGCATTCTGTGCTTGAATAGTTAGATTTTGGGCCGTGACGGAAGCAGTACTGTCGTCTGTTTGGTTTAAAGTCGGACTAGTCGTGGCGATATTCCATCTTATCGTTGCCGCAGTAGTGGCGATGCTTAAAATCCCACCACTTCCGGTCAACGACACAACTTGCTGACTCGAACTGGATCCCGTCAGGTCTCCACCGGCACTAAAAGCTCCGCTTCCTGTAACAGAATACCAAGCTCCACCCTGGCGAGAATACACAGCATCGGATGCGCCGGTTCCGTCAGACCTCAACCATACCGATCCGTTTGGGTCGGATGCCGTGGGAGCCCCGGTACCGCTGGTTATGACGGGTCCTCCAGATGTTCCGATGGTATGGGTTACGGCCCGGACTTCTCCGGTCGTGATGATGGTTTGGGACCCGAAATTAGGAGTTACGAGGGACCCAGATATTGTGATGGGGCCAAGAATATTATAAGCCATTACAGAACACTCCAGGTTGAGCCGGTGTACGTGACCTGCACGGCTGCATAGTTTTGATTAATTACATACGTCGCGCTACCATCAATATTGGCGCTCGTGGGACTGATCGTGATGGTGTTGGTCGCGGCTCCACCCACCGTATCTTTTATTAAATATGTATCGCCGGTTGCAGGTGACGCAGGAATCGTTATAGTGATGTTTGTACTGAGCGTTCCCACGGCAATAATATCATCCGTACCCAATACGGCATAGTCAGCAGTTATACTGGTGACGTGTCTCCGCACACCTCTCACGATAATGAATTTATTATCAGCTGCCGAAACAACAGTATTTCCATTAACTTGAAGCTCTACCGTACCGTTCAGAATAGTTCCGGTACCACCTTTGAGTAAAAGCTTGCCGCCTACGCTAGAGGTTCCGGTTGCGTTTTGTGCCCGGATTATTAAATTTTGAGCCGTGGCACTATTTGTTGTATTGTCTGCTTGTGATAATGTTGGTGCGGAGGTTCCGGTGACCCACTGTACCAATGCTCCGGTACTGGCAATGCTTAGAGTCCCGGCTGAACCGGTCAGCGATACTACTTGCTGACTTGAACTGGACCCGGTTAGGTCACCACCAGCGGTAAACCCACCCCCGCCGCCTAATGCATACCAAGCTCCACCCTGCCGCGTATACACGCCATCACTTCCGCTGGATCCGTCAGTCCTGAGAAAAACAGATCCGTTCGGATCAGATGCAGAAGGCGTTCCGGTACCTTTGGATATGATGGGCCCGCCCGAACCTACCGTATGAGTGGCTCCCAGGACGTCTCCGGTCGTGACGATATTTTGTGAACCAAAATCTGGACTTATTTTGGTACCGGCAATCGCCGCGGATGCCGATACATTTGCATTCGCTATTAATGCATACGAAAGTGCAGAGCTTCCGGAGACTTGCAAAACATGCCCGGTCGTGAGGGAACCGGCTGCCGGGACCGTGGCACCGTTGACCTTTGCTACGACGCTTGCTCCGGTGTTTCCCGTAACATCCCCGGCCATGGTTTGACTGACTTGATTTGCCGCTGGTAACGATCCTGTTACGTAATTAGCTCCACCGGCAAGATTAAGCGCTGAATAACTAAGAGCACTTGATCCCGTAACATAAAGACCATTTCCTGTGGTGAGGGATCCCGCGGCCGGAACAGTAGCGCTGTTTATCTTGATAACTGTAGGATTGGGATAAGTTCCGGATAGATCACCACCGGCGGTACCCGTTGGAGCACCACCGCTAGATAGGGTTACCGTAACATGGTCATTTGAAGAATCATCAACAATAGAAGTAACGGCCGAGCCGGTGATGTTGATACTTTTTCTCGCCGCTACTAGAGTGCCGGTGTTTTTGACCGAAACATTTGATTGGTAGATTTTATTTAGTGTTCCGAGAAATCCAGACTGAGTCCCGTATTGAGTATCCGTATACAGATAAACGTTTAATATTGATCCGGATACGCCAGAGATGCATCCATTCGGAAGAACTACACCTGGATCCAGGTACAGATTAACAATGATGGTGCTACCGCCACCCCAGGTAAGTAATTTAGCAGAATTAGCTAATGAAAATGATCCTTTTATATACAGATTCAGGACATCAGTTGGTGAACTGGTATCCATCAAGATTAAAAACTGTGAAGAACCGCTGTCAGCTTTTACATTTTCTAATGTTATGGATCTGGAATAAGCGTCAGTCCCCTCAACCGGATATGCAATGGAACTGATCGGCGCTCCAGAACCAAAAGAAATAGTTAAATCTTTTATTAATTTAACATTTCTTATAAGTGCGCCCGACGCCATAGTTAATGTAGAGTTGTATGGAGAGCTTAAGCTTCTGGTCAGGCCGATCAGATCTAAGAAACCCTGACCTTCATAAACTCCAGATGTAACGGTTCCCGTTTCTATATATATTTGTCTGTTACCACGAAAATTCTTAACATTTGCCCACAGAGGGTCCCAAGTATTATAGATGTCGCTGGATGCCGGGGCAAAATTTACAAAGTAAAATACAGGGCTAGTATTGAGCGGAATAACATTAAGCGTTCCTAAGAAACCAGCCTGTACCGAAGCAAATGAAGCGCCGCGGGCAACGTAAACATTTACGGTAGATCCGGATACTCCGGCAAGTTTTCCAATACCAATATTAACACCGGATTCGAGGTAAAGATTAAGTGTTCTGGATGTCGTCCCGACATTAATGAGATAAGCTCCGCTCGCATGAGTTTCGCTGAACGGACCTCTTATCCGGATCGTAGTATTCTTATCAATACGTATGGATGCTGGGTCCGAAGATATTCCGGTATTTACAAATGCGCAATTTTCAATTAAACAAAAATCAGAAGTAGCGCCGGAACTAAAAAGAACCGATCCGTGTCCGGTTGGACTTCCACCAGTATCGATATCTGATATGTTTAAATTTTTTAATGATAATGGAGATTTTAATGGCATTCCCCACGGAACCGAAAGATCTTCCCGAACATCCGTGCCATCAGCAAAGCCATTGACTTCAATACCATGAAGGTCAGCAGAAGCAGTATTGACTGCACTGATTCCGGAAACACTGTCGATCAATAATGATCTGATTCCACCGGCACCGGATCCAGAAAGAGCAGTCAAGGCAGTAGAAAAAGATGTATATACGTTTCCAGTTGCGGAACCGCCTTCTCGATACGAAACAGCCGTGGGAAGTGAACCCACACCACTATTTACCGTTACGGTGACCTGATCATTTACAGAATCGTCAACGATCGAGGCCACTGCCGTACCGGTGATGTTGATGCTTTTACGAGCCCCGACTAGAGTCCCGGTATTTTTAACCGAAACATTAGTTCTGTATATTTTATTTAGCGTACCGAGGAATCCAGATTGTGCTCCGAATTGAGTATCGGTGTAAAGATAAACGTTTAGTGTTGAACCGACTGCGCCGGTTATTACACCTGCCGGAATCACGATACTCGGATCATCTATGAAGATATTTTTAGTTGATGATGATGTCCAACTGAGTAATCTAGCAGAATTTCTTAATGAAAATGTACCTTTGAGGTAGAGATTTACGGTTCCGCTGGAGCCAGATTCTTCAGAAAGCACAGCAACGGCTGACGCACTCGTGGCATCAAAATTTTCCAAAACAATCGATGCCCGATCAATATCATCGCCATATGCTGGAGTGATGGAATCAGTATTGAGCATCAATGGGGTACCAGACCCATACGATATAGATAGATTTCTAACTGATCTAACGTTTCTTATAATGGCGGTGTTATGAAACGTCAGAACAGAATAGAATGGAGTAGTTGATGTTCTTTCGGTTCCGACCAGGTCTACCAGGCCATCCGCACCTACGTAGGTACCGGTCCCTACCGACCCTGTAGGATAGACGTTAGAAGTATCTGTTTCGATATAAACCTGTCTATTACCAGGCGTATTCTGAACTTCAGTCCATAATGATGTAAAATCTCCATACACGTTACCAACATTCGTGGCACCGGGAGCAAACAAGAACGAAGTCTGGATGGAGCTGGTATTTGACTGGATCGCAGGTTCCCAATCGGCGTCAGTACCGACCCACGGACCAGCTTTTAATTGATACCAATCACCCGTACTGATCTCAACCACGACCATCTTTTCAATGCGCCGCTCATCCGTAATGGCGTTTCGGGCCGCAGGGTTCGCCACGACACGGAAACCGCCAAATTGATCATAATCATACGTGATGGGGAATGTTCCGGCCGAGGCCAGACTACCACCAACTTCGATATCCGCCATTTTAACCCACCACTATAGAAAGGCTTGTTCCGGTTAGCCGGTTGTCTGAACGAAATACTTTATATTCATTAACTACCGTATATGCATTCGTAATATTCAATGTCGCGACGACTGACTTGGGTACAGGAAACCCATTCAGAGTCCATGCAGGTGTACCGTAATCAGTCGGAATTATCTGGTAAACATACTGATTACCGGGGCTCACGACAAAGCTTCTCAGTCGATCCGTTCGGACTTCTGAATCAGGAGACCCGGTAACGAATGCCGCGTTGACCGTCTCGCCTCCTCCGACATTTCCCAATCGCCAATAAATTCTCCTTGTCCACAGGAGAGTCCTGTCAGACGTGAATGTATTTGTTTTGGTTGCGGTGAGACGTACCGTAAGAGTTGGATCGGCGTCATGATCCGTACCATCACGCCTGACCGTTCCGGAGGTATTGCCACTCGCAAAAGGTGTCGTGAATGGAGTCCAAGCACCAAGATTGATATCTCCGCCACCTGAGCTTCCGCCATAGATATTGGTAATGGTAGCGGTCGTGGGAGGACCAGAAATATACGTAGCGGTGGCGTGGGGAGAGCTTCCGAGGGAAACCGTCTGGCCACGTTCATATGTTCCGGGAGCCGGAGAAGTTACGGAGAATGAATTAATGGCGAAATTAGGAACGATATCAGCCTGGGTGATCTCTTTCCAAAGCAAACCTCCCGAACCATCTTCGGTCAAAACTGCATTCGCAACATTTGTTAATGCTGGATAGACTGTAAATGGGATCCAATCGGATCCGTCCCATTTTAAATATTGCCCAGAAGTAGGCGCGGTGGTGCTGAGAGGTCTTCCCAGGAGCGCAATTACGGTTTGGGACGTATTGTTTCCGGACAGGTCTCCACCAGCGGTGAAGCTGATCGGAGGAGTTGTAGGGGTCCAGGCAGCCCCGCTCCAACTAAGGGATTGCCCGGTAGTAGGAGTGACGTTTGCTACAGGTCTGCTTTGCAAACCAACTACGATTTGATTCGTGATGGTTCCGGAGAGATCATTTCCCGGAACGAATACGTTTCCTTCTCCGCCTATTGCGTTGATAATTAGATTTTCTAATGTATCGAGGCGATTCCGAACAGTAGAATAGACGGAGCTGGGTTTTACTCCAAGCTCGAATTCGATCGCAATGATAGCTTCTCGAAGATTATTAACGACTTGAGCGCTGATCGGATCTATAAGATCAGTAACTTCTGGCAAAGAAATAGGTGAATCTAATGATTGAGGGTAGAGAGTCGCCATCTCACCCTAAATCTGCAATTATGCAGTTTAATTCAAGAATTGAATCTATTCTAAATATTGAAATCTTTTATATTGATCGAATCTATCAACAATTTCTGTATCAGAATTTGCTGCCAACATCACTACATAACTACTATTAACAATTCCTTCTGTATCTGAAGGCGTAAATAGTGACGAATAGATATATTTATCTTTATTTCTATCAATGAATCCCAGAATAACTTGTTTTAATTTAGGATCATCATAATTAATAGTCATGCTCCAGACATCCATAATGATGGCCGGGAACATATTCATTATAGACTGGAAAGAAGGCTTTACTCTGAATAGAGATTCACTAATTTCATTAGAAAATTTTATTTTTCCAGTATCGTAGAGATTCCAAGCATCAAATTCACTTAGATCCAAATAATTCTTGATATTGCTCACTAGTCAACTCTACTGAATTAATTATGTTTTTGAGGTTATTAAGCTGATCCTTCGCAACAATCGTAATGATGTAGGTATCGTGATCAGTCCTGGTAGACTCGATGTAACTTTGATCCGGAAATACAACCTTCATTTAATTTCTTTCATGATCGGGCTTAATCGGCTCATCATGGTTTCTAGAGATCTCGTGAGATCGGCTATTTTTTTAGGATTGGTAAAATTAGAGATATCGAACACGGGCTTTTTACTATTATGGGATTGAGAGGGGTTGGCGGAACCTTCGGAACGTGCGACCAATAATATTTCTTCAAGTTGTTTTTCAAGCTGTTTCTGCATATCTTGATTTGCATTTTTTGATTTTTCAGACTTAGATTCCGTCATGAATCGGCCAATCGTTTCGATATCCGTCAGGCATAATCCACTCCAAATGACTTGATGTTGGATCGAATATATTGGAAACTGCTGGCTATCTCGGGCTGAATCTATAAATCCCTGAATAAATTCCGGACCAACTACGATCGCATCCAGAAAATCAAGCTCAATATCTTCGTCACGATCTCCCTCGATAAATGTCTCCAAAAGTTCAATAAAAAGATCAGTACCTTTTTCTTTGGTCAGTAGGATCCCTCCCAACTTACTCGAAACCATTATTTTTTTCATGAAATCTTTAGATATTGGACCGTATCGGAATTAACGTCGCATCGGGGCGCGTCAACACCTCTACATGGTCTTGATGTACGTATATCGTGTGTTCAAAATGAGCCGAGACGTCCTCTGTATATACTGTCCAATTATCGCTAGCTACCCTGGTACGATTTGATCCGATTGCAAACAAAGGTTCGATCGCTATGGTTAGCCCTTTTTGGGCCCTTATTCCGTCATTAATTTCTGATCGATTTGATACAAAAGGCAAAGAGTGAGGCCGGTTCCAATCCAACCCGTGCCCACCATATTCCGTAATGACGCTAAATCCGTCTTCTCTTCCGCATTTAAATATAGTATTACCGATACTTCCCAATCTTTTCCCGACCTGAACTTCTCTTATGGCAAGCTCCAGAGCTGTTTTGGTTGATTGGATCAATTGAACATGATTGTCTTGTTTTGGTTCGCCATAAATACAAGTAATGGCCGCATCGGATATCGCGCCTTCATACGTAGCGCCGAGATCAAAGCTAACGACATCACCTTCTTTTAAAGAATTGTTGGTCGGGATGCCGTGAACCAATTGTCGATTAACCGATATACAGACACCGGCTGGAAAATCTTTATAATATTTAAATGTAGGTGTGCATCCCTGACTGATGATGAATTGTTCTGCCAAACCATTCATTTCAAGCAATGAAAGAGGCGATTTTTCTTTCACGAGACTGGAGAGTAGTTGGAGGGCCTGTGCAACAGTTTTCCCCGCAATACGCTGTTTGGAAAGCCAATCCTCATCCTTCAACTTAATGAGGGATGAGGATATGGAATTATTGCGTTCTGGAATTTTCATTTCTTAGCGGTGTTATTATTTTTAGAACGCACCTTGAGTCCGCCACAGGGACTCTCTTCTGATGCATTGAATTCAGTTTCCAGGTCTAACTGGAGAACCGACTCGACAATCTTTTCATCGAACAATTTGATTGTCTTCTGTACCGCGCGAGAAATCTCTTTAGAAAGATGTGGAAACGGGGCAACTTGCTGTTCTTGGAGGAAATTCCTCACAATTATCAATGCGGCTAAATTCTTAAGCATTGATGTTTTGTTCTATTGAGCCGCGTCTCATGCAGATATGTTGTAAATGCCGAATCATGGCGAGGGTTGCATGTCCCTTGCTTGGTCGCGCTGGGCTTCCGGGGCCTGGACAACTTTTCTTGTAAAAGTTCCATCATTATTAATTGAGTCTGCTTCTGTCAGGCCGTACTTCATGAAAAGTTGCAAAACAACATTTCTATAGGAAAGATCCGCAGCTTCCTGTTCGGCATTTGCCCGTTGAACATCTTTTTCAGCAAGTTGCTTTTTTGCAAATGCTCGTTCAAGTTTGAACATATCTTCTTCTGCCATTTTTTCTTGATTCGGTGTCTTTTCCATCGTGACCTTTCTTTACAATATTTCTGAGGCTTCCGTAGCTAGGGGACTACGCTCACCTTTCATGAACGTGATATGTCCGGCTAATTCTGATGTTTTAAACTTTTCGACAACATAAGTCAGACCATTGTTCATTGAGTCGAGACTTGAGTTATCGATCTGCTCTATATCTCCCGTCATGACAATTTTGGAATCTTTTCCAGCTCTGGTCAAAATTGTTTTTGTTTCCTCTTTTGATAGATTCTGACTCTCGTCCAGCAGAATATAGGCATTTGGAATACTTCTGCCGCGAATGTATGTTATGGCGTCCATTTCTATGTAGCCTTTTTTAACCAGCATTTCGTATCCGATACGCCAATTTTCACGATTTTTTTGCGTGAAGCAAAATTCCATACTATCCATGACCGAGCCCATCCAGGGCATTATTTTTTCCTGCAAAGATCCCGGAAGATACCCGATATCTTTTCCTACGGGTTGTATAGGTTTAAGAATAATGAATTTATCATATTTTCTTTTATTTATGACGTTATCTAGGCCCGCCGCGACTGCCGCGAGTGTTTTCCCGGACCCGGCTCTACCTAACATCGTCACAAGATTGACCTTTGGGTCCATCAAAAGGCTAAAAGCAAAGGCTTGTTCCTTATTCTTGCTAATTAGGTCCCAAGGCGATTGTGGATTAATGATTCTGACCTTATTACCTATACGACGTCCGATGCTGATACCCTGCGCATCTTCACCTTTCCCATCCACAAAATGAACGCATTCGTGCGGATTCAGCTGAACGGGCAATTGATTCAGATCAAGCTGACCATTCTGTTCTAATAGAGTTCCGAGTGCCAGATTATTAATCGTACGGAATCCCTGGTAAATTTCAGAATTAGCGCAGCTATGATGCTGATAATCTTCAGCCGATAGTCCCATAGACCTGGCTCGGACTCGAAGATTAATATCATTGGATACGAATATAATAGGCGTTTTCTTTTTTAGATTAAGATATGAAGCAGCTGTCGCGAGGATCCGGTTGTCTCCGTACTGGTCATCCTGGCCCAAGGCTTCATAGGCCGCGGTATCGACTTTTAGAGTCGTGCCGTTGGTGAGCCTGACTCCACGATGCAAGTCGCCTGTTTGTGAAATTTGATCCAATTCTCGAATCACCAATCGAGCATTTTTGCTGGCTTGTGATATGCCTTTTTTAAGTTTATCAAGCTCATCCAGAACCGTAATCGGGACGATACAATCATGACCGATAAAGTTATTAAGAAAGCCCGGGTCATTAACGAGAACCGAAGTATCCAGAACGTATGTTTTACGCATTAAGAATCCTCAAATATAGAGGTGAATCCGACTTGCATTTCTAAGTATAATTGTTTTTTTGGATCAATCTGACTGTGATCGTGTTTGAGAATAAATGTTGGTTGCCTCCAAGTTGCTATGATTTGATTGTCACAAAACACCTCTACCCCGCCATCCGGATCATCCCGAATAACTAAGTCATATTCGTTTTGAAGCTGGCGAAGTTTCCTTCGCGTCTCGATCGATAATGGAAATTCCTCAGGATCCCAAAAGTCTAGATTGATATTTAGAGCTTCAATAACATGGCGAATGAATCGAAATTTCTCTTCAGATTTAGCATCCTCTACGTTTGTAGAGACTGCCAAGAGAACTTTATAATCCATCTATCTGGATATCAAAAAATGTAGAAATATCGACGACAATCATGTAACAATATAGCAAACGGATTATTTACGTGATTGATCGGTATCTGGAGCAATAAAATTCATTATGACGTATTATTGACGGTTCTGTATCCGTCGCGGCATCCATAACACTAATAATGTAAAAAGGTACGCTGGTCCGACCTAAATAATATACCCTTGTTTCTATTTCGCTATTTATGAAAAATGGCTCACAATCCTTTTCTTTACATGAAAAGTCGCGATTGTTTTTATTACTTGAATGTTATTTTTTAGACTGTCATGTAGATTTATATTGTCCTGAACAATATTAGATTGCTTTAATGCATAAACGTCCATTATAGTAGATTTTTGTATTTTAAACAATAAGTCGTATTAGGATTTATAAGGAATTTCTGGTATCCATAAGTATTTGCTATAAGAATTTTAGACGAATGATTATGTGCAGAACTATACAACCAATACAAATATTTTTGTATTAGCCCAGAAAATGAATATCTAACTAAAAAGATCAAATTATCAGATTTGCAATAAGATGAAGCTATAAACGATGTACTTTCTTCGTTTGCTTCAAAATCCCAGACACTTGCTTCAAAATCCCAGACACTTATTTCGTGACCGTATTCTTTAATAATTTCAGAAAATTTCTCCAGAGCAATATTTAGACCAGGGTATTTATTATTATTCACCATCCACGGCCTATCCACTTCATCATCGGCTGCCCTGTATGGTCTTTTAAGACATTCCCATGATTATCCCGGACAAATTCCAATGGTGACCTGGCGCCGCAGTAAAAACATATAAACCCAGGATGAGAGTGCCCTCTGAAAAAACATCGTAATCTATTATAAAGCTTAGTCAGGAACTTAATCATCCGCTACAAGCTTCGCAATTTTCAGGATTCTCCAGCGAACACACGAGAGCTTCCAAATTCTCTTCTTTGGTCCGACCTTCGGTCCGGAGACCTTCAGTCCTGATAACCTGGGATTCAATATCACGATCTACCGTTACTTTACTGGCTTCTTTCGGTGCATTGGTTCGGGTATAATAAACAAGCGTTTTAAGTCCCTTTTTCCAAGCATAAAAGAATGCAGAAGTCATTTTTCCAAAATTAGGATCTTTAACATAAAGATTCATGCTCTGCGATTGACAAATAAATGGCCCACGATCCGCAGCCAGATCAATGATCACCTTCTGTGATATCTCCCATACTGTACGATAGAGTTCCTTTAACTCAGCCGAAATACTAGGAATCATTTGGATCGAGCCATTCGATGCAATGATGGTTTGCCGCATCTCGTCATCCCAAAGATTCAGTTCAATAAGATCTTCTACAAGATACTTATTCACCTGGATAAATTCTCCAGATAAAGTTGAACGTTTATAGATGTTACTAGTTATGGGTTCGAAACATTCAGTATTACCAAGGATCTGAGATGTTGATGCGGTGGGCATCAATGCAATGCTTAGACTATTTCTCAATCCATGCTTTTTGATTTTGTTTCGTAATGCATTCCAATCCCATTGATCAGACGGAACGACTCCCCACATGTCTGGCTGAAGAATACCTTTACTTGCAGGTGAACCTTCGTAAGAATCATACGGACCTGATTGTTTCGATAGATCCGCAGACGTGTCAAGAGCTGCAAAGAGCATAGTTTCGGATATCTTACGGTTAAGTTCTCTGGATTCAGAGCTTCCCCAAGGATATCGCATCATTGCAAAAACATCAGCCAGTCCCTGGATTCCTATTCCCATAGGTCTGTCACGCATATTTGAACGCTGTGCCGTTTCTACAGGATAGAATTCATTGTCTATTACTTTATTAAGATTCTCCGTCAAAGCTTTCGTTATATCATAAAGCTTTTGAAAATTAAACGTTCGCTTATGTTTCTTTCCTTCTACACATGAAGGCAATGAAATGGATGCCAGATTACAAACGCTTGTATGGTTAGGATCGGAATGCTGAAATATTTCAATGCAAAGATTTGATGATTTTATCGTGCCGAGATTTTGTTGATTTGATTTCTTGTTTCCAGCGTCTTTGGCAGCTAGGTAGGGCTGCCCTGTCTCGATCTGGGACTCCAGAATTGCAGTCCAAAGCTCTTGAGCCTTGACGGTTCGCTCGGCCCGACCTTCGGCTTCGTAACGTAGATAAAGACCTTCAAAGTCTTCTCCCGAAACATCCGAAAGACCTGGACATTTATTCGGGCACATTAGAGACCATTCCTGATCCTGTTCAACACGTTTGAAAAACAGGTCCGGAGCCCAGATAGCTAGATTGAGATCGCGACAACGAAGCTCTTCTTTTCCGTTGTTTTTTCTCAAATCAAGAAAATCAAAAATATCTGCATGCCATGGTTCCAAATAAACCGCAATACTACCTTTTCGTTTTCCTCCACCCTGGTCAATATACCTGGCAGTTTCGTTATAGTTTCTCAACATCGGAACGATACCGTTGGATACTCCTCCGGTTCCGTAGATGGGAGAGCCTTTGGCCCGTACGTCATGAATATGGATTCCGATCCCTCCTGCGGATTGGGAAATTAATGCACATTCTTTAATCGTATCGTAAATGCCTGTTACAGAGTCATCTTTATTGCTGACTAGAAAACAACTTGAAAGTTGATTCTTTGGTGTTCCGGCATTGAATAGTGTCGGAGTAGCGTGGGTAGCACGCATACAACTGAGCATTTCATACGTACTGAGAACAGATTCGATATCATTTCTATGGATCTCGATCGCTACCCTCATCCACATATGTTGTGGCCGCTCAATAATTTGTTGGCCGGTATGCCTTCCATCTTTCCATATATTGTTTTTCAGTAAATATGAACGTTCAAGCGTCTTGAATCCAAAATAATCAAAAAGATAATCACGATTATAATCAATAGAGCTATTCAGAACGCTGGCGTGTTTCTTGGCTATCGCGTACAATTGTTCCGATACGAATGATCTTTTATTTCCAAAAGAATCAACACCATTGTATAGTATCTCTACCGCCTCTGAAAATGTATTAGGCGTTTCTTTATGCAGTGCTGAAATGGCGAGTCTCAAGGCAAGTTTATCGTATTCGGGATGTTTTGTAGACAGAGAATAAGCAGTCTCGACTGCCAGGCGATCCAGCTCTCTGCTGGTCACGCCATCATAAACGCCTTGAATTACTTTCTGCGCAACAAGTACCGAATCCACACATTTTAGATCTTTAGCTTTTCCTGATATTCTTTTAGATATTTTTTCAAATTTAACTTGCTCTTTTCGCCCATCTCGTTTAATTACAAACATTTGTTTCCCGCTAATTAAGTTAAATCATAAGATCGAGCGGTTATGAACTGCTCGATAAAACAGAATCAGATTAAAAATCGCTATCGAAATTGATTTTATTTTCAGTAGAGGTGTTTCCGACACCAGCTTTTCTATACTGGCTGACTCTTTTCTCGAAGAAATTTGATTTTCCCTCTAGAGAAATCAGTTCCATAAAATCAAATGGATTCTGAGAATTGAATATTTTATTACAACCTAACTGTACAGCCAGTCTGTCTGCAACAAATTCTACATACTGAGTCATGAGTTTGCTATTCATTCCGATCAATTCAGTCGGGATGGCATCGGTACAGAATTCACGTTCTAAACTTACTGCATCCTGAATTATTTTATGTACAGTGGTTTCTGGTAAACGTTGCCCCATCGAGTACAGCAGACATGCAAAATCAGTATGCATACCTTCATCACGTGATATCAATTCATTGGAAAAACTCAATCCGGGCATGAGTCCACGTTTTTTTAGCCAATAAATTGAACAGAATGAAGAGGAGAAAAAGATACCCTCTACCGCAGCGAACGCGACCAATCGTTCCTGGAACGATTCTGAACTATCGATCCATTTGAGAGCCCATTCGGCTTTCTTCTTTACGATGGGTATTTGATCGATCGCATTGAATAATTTTTCTTTTTCTTCGGTATTCTGTATATAGGTATCGATCAATAAAGAATAAGTTTCAGAATGAATTCCTTCCATCATCAATTGGAATCCATAAAAAGCTCTTGCTTCGGGCAGCGTTACATCGTGATAAAAACGCATCGCAAGATTCTCTCCAACGATACCGTCAGAAGCAGCAAAGAAAGCCAGTACGTAGGATATAAAGTGACGTTCATTATCTGTGAGACGGTGCCAATCCAGCATATCTCCCGAAAGATCTATTTCCTCGGCGGTCCAAAACATAGCTTCGGTTATTTTGTAAGCCTTCCAGATATCATTATTTTGAATAGGAAATAAAACAAAACGTTTACTGTTTTTGGTATGAAGATCACTCATGTTTCCTTATCAAGCTAAGATATGGTTCAGATGCGTATCTGATGTCGGATCATGTCGACCGCGCTATCGAGGGCCTTGACACAATTTGGTCTGGATATTTGTAGTTTTTTGCAGATCTTAGTAATGGAGAGAGGTTTATCTCCATTGAGACCAAACGCCAGAGTAACGATTGAGCGTTGTTCCGATTCTAGTTTCTGCACAACGTCGCGAACGGCTTCTTGTGTTTGACTGGTTTCGAGAATCAGGTCTGGACAGTATCGGGTCTCCACCATCACGGGAATCGTCGACTCTTTATGAGGAGTGATGGCTTTTGCATATTTTAATGGATATCTAATAGTCGTGTGTCGGTTAGCGGATCTGGCAATACGTGTGTCAATGTATCGATGTGCCCAAAAGAAAAAAGATCCTTTTTTTGCGTTATAATTTTTCATCGATTTAAGAAGGGCTTCAAAACCTTCTTGATTCAAGTCATCGTAATTAGAAAATTTCTTATACCGACTCGTTCTCATCGTTACAAGATAGCGAAACTTTGCCATACACAATTCTTCATGAGATTTTAACTTATTTAGAATAGTTTTGTTTGGATTGGTAATGGCTTTTTTACGTAAATCATAAAGTTTCTGCATAAGTGTCTGCGCTTCGGTTTCGGTCAACATGATTTGTCCTTATGAATAAAAAACGCGGGATAGCCCGCGGTCTTTCTGAGTCATGATCAGGTATTATCGTCAATGATCTTGATTATTTTCTATTCATCTCTTCATCTAACATTTCAATTACTTGTTCCAATGAAGATCTGACCAATTCAGGATCATCAATCGTTGTAATGAAACGTAATATTTTTATTACTTTGACAAGCATCACGGCTCGTTGGCTGGAATCTTTTACGATTTCAGCCACGACCCCCGCCGCTGTAATTATCCCGAGCCCAGCCTTGACCACGCAACTGGAACGAAGTTATTGAAAGGATCCTTTTAGGAGGAGGGGTTGGTTCATGATTATTATTTGCTTCGGCACATTCAGGACAAACCTCCAACGGAGGGTCCTGGATGGACTGCCGTACTTCAAACGTCCCGTGTACTGAACATTCATATTCGTAAATCATTCGTCTCTCATACATAACAAATAATTAGTTGGTAAAAATCAGGCAAATATGTTATCTTCGACGTCTTTCGGCAGCGCTTAAATTGCTATGATATTTGGCCTCACCGATCAGATTTGCTAGGACATTTTCGTTTCGACCAGCTTCTCGTTTGAGATCACTTATATCTTTTTGCATTTTATTTGTCATTTCATGTCCGGTCAATTCTACAATTCCCTTGCCGGACCCGCCGGATATTAATCTTTTAGATTCTCCATTGCATTCTGGGCACGGTGGCACCGGAGCGGTAATGCTGTAAAACTGCTCAAATTCTTTCTGACAAACCAAACATTCATGAACATAAGTAGGCATGCATCAACTATATCCGATAGGATCGGTTTATATCCGATAGGATCGACTTATATTCGACAGGAGTATTATTATAGATTAGCTATCTAATAATTTAAAAATTCTAGAAACAACTTCATCTGAAGAAAGAACAGGTTTATGCCTACAGCTTCCATCTGATTCAATATTAGTCCCGCCCTTTAAATAACATAATTCGCATGGTAGTTTGCTAGCAATATTAAATAATTTTTGTTTTAATTTACATTTATTCATTAAAAATAAATTACCAAATTGGAATCATTTTTATCAAACGGAGAAATTCTTCATTATTAGAACAATTTATTATTTTGCCATGGTAAAACCATTCTTCTGTACCATGGTAAAACCATTCTTCTGTACCGCTGGCATATTCGCAAGCTGGTCCATCTTCTCGATGACGTTTGCCATTGAGATACCAGCGTTTAGTGCCATCGGCATATTCAATAGCAGGCCCGTCTTCTCTATGAAGATTGCCATTGAGATACCAATGTTTATCGCAATTAACATATTCAACAGCCGGACCATCTTCTCTATGAAGTTCACCATCAAGATACCATTTTTTAATACCATTATCAAATTCAATAGCTGGTCCATCTTCTCTATGAATCTCACCATTCCGATACCATATTTTAGTACCATGGGCATATTCGCAAGCAGGCCCATCTTCTCTATGAAGATTGCCATTGAGATACCAATGTTTATCGCCATTAACATATTCAACAGCCGGTCCATCTTCTCGATGAAGCTTGCAGTTTAAACACCATTTTTTAGTACCATCGGCATATTCGCAAGCTGGTCCATCTTCTCTATGAAGCTCACCATTTAGATACCAATGTTTATCGCCATTGGCATGTTCGACAATTTTTATTGACATGTGATATTTTTATTTTAAATGAAGATTTTTCCCGATCATTATGAATTCAATATCCTGTGACCAATTCTTTTTAATGAATTGTTTATATTTCTCAGAAATTACTTCAAACGTAACGAATACTTTGCCAGTATTTTCATCCGTTTCCACACGAATCGCCTGAGCAACGGTTTCGTATTCTGACATCAGAATATTTCTCCCGAGATATCATCAGCTCCTGATATTTCTCCGGCGTCATCTTGAGGATCATTCTGAAGTCCACAGCAAGCGAAATTCTTAATCAATCTACCTCGTACATTCTCACCGTCACGGTTTTTAATGATATGTACGATCATGTCGGGATGCATATTCTCTTCTGGACGCTTTTCAATCTGAAGCGCAACATTTGCGTTCTGAATAATTAATGCAGATCTGCCGATCCTATGGGCACCGATTTTATCATCTTGAGCCGTATCTTTTCCTTTTTGCATACGATTCAGCTGGACCGCGCTCAACACACATACATTGTAAACACGTGCGAATTCATGAAGCGAGCCTGATATGGCTCCAAGCTTCAGCCAATCATCCATATCCCCATGGTGTTCCATGAGTCCCAAATAATCCACTACCACAACATCAGGATGGAATCTTGCCTTTACATCATTGAAAATTGTTTCGATGCCCTCAATAGTCGCGCCACGCGGAATATCAACGATCTCAAATTCATTCGGGTAACGTTTGATAAATGCCAATGCCTGACGGACCCGCTCATGCTGGTCTTTTGTCAGAGTACCGTCACGTATCGATCTATACGGAACATCTGCAAGCCTCGAAACAATGCGATTCAAACATTGTTCATAAGGCATTTCTAAGGAGAAAAATAGAATATTGTATCCGGTTTTGAATTCAGTGCTACTGATAGTATTTTGCTGTAGCCACATCTGGATGGCAAAATTCATCAGGAGCATGCTTTTACCGCTCCCGCTTTCGCCCGCTACCAGGAAAAGCTCCGCAGGTCTCAATCCATTTGTTTGGAAATCTAGAAAATTATAACCCGTAAGTATCCCTCTACCAAAATTCGGGTCTCTCTGCTTGGCAGAGTAACGATCAACGAAATCCTTAATCGAGTCCTTGAGAGTCTTTTGATTAAAAGGACTACTTTTGTATAAAGTCTTGATTTTTTCAGTAACGGAATGGATCGCGCTGAGATTTTTTAACGGATCCCCATGAAGTTTTTCATCACTGAATACATTGTCACGCAGCGATAGGAGAAGAGATTCAGCATAACGATCTTTTATTTGCTTCAGATCATGTTTGAATTCTTTATCATTGAGCGGAACCGATTCAACCGCAGTCCAGGTTTGTTTTAGATAATCTGCTCTTTGCTGATTATCTTGCCCAGTAAACTCAATCAGAGTACGGAGGGTCGGAAGATCTTTGTAAACTTTGATATATTGACATACCTGCTTTGCAAAGAGGTACGTATCGGTCTGAAAAACGAACTCTCCGCATTCAGATATGAATTCCGACGCGTTCTTTTTATTCGAAATAAGTGTCGCGAGGATCCTTAAATCAAGCTGATCAGTCATACTGATCCAGTCTGCTCAGGAGCTAGTCTCGTCAAATACCTTTTAGGTATTGATTCCTAAGCGCAACGTGCTGGCTGGCGTGACATCCTGGACATATAATTAGGCCGTACCGCGAGAGACAGTGAGTGAGTGCTTTGAGGTTCCGTCATCAGTATGATCTTTTGCAGATCCAATATCCAGATTTCTCATTGTAGTGATTTTTCTTTAATTACCAAATTGGAATCATTTTTATCAAACGGAGAAATTCTTCATTATTAGAACAATTTATTATTTTGCCATGGTAATACCATTGTGTAGCGCCATACTTATGGTCAATAGCTGGTCCGTCCTCTCTATGAAATTTACCTTCAAAAAACCATTCTTTGTCACCATTGGCATATTCAACAGCTGGACCATCTTCTCTATGACGCCTACCATTTAGATACCAATATTTGCTACCATCGATATATTCGCAAGCTGGTCCATCTTCTCTATGAAGCTCACAATTTAGATACCAATGTTTATCGCCATTATACAGTTCAATGGCCGGTCCGTCTTCTCGATGACGTTTGCCGTTCAGATACCAGCGTTTAGTGCCATCGGCATATTCAATAGCAGGCCCATCTTCTCTATGAAGTTGACTATTTAGATACCAATATTTGCTACCATCGACTCTTTCAAATAGCTGACTGCTGCTGCTACTACTTTTATCTTTTCTATGAAGTTTCATTTTTTGTTATGCATTGTTTTCCTAAAGTCCTCACCAAAAACCGGCACAACCTTTACGTATCCCTTCATCAGTGAATCAATGCTTTGTTTGATTGGCCCGGAGAATGTTTCTACAACATTCGGAGAATTTGTACACATGAATGTTGGGAGCCTATTTTGAGATCGGGTACGGAAGATGTTTTCAAGAGTTCTTCCGAAAAGATCCGATGCATTATCTGTAGGCATGAATCTGGAATCAAATTCATCAATTACAAGAAAATCAACTGTAGTTAGTTCTCTCCTTGCTATGTATTTTTCAGATTCTTCCTTAGAAAGCATAGTTGAAACGATATCACTAAGAGTTGTATAAAGACCAGAATAACCTTTTAATGTTGAAGTTTTAATGATATTCGTAACTACGGAGCTTTTTCCTACTCCGTGCAGTCCTGCGAAACATAAAGACATTCCTTTTGTATAAATACCAGGAAGATCTTTGATAATTTCGTAATATTTTTCTTTTAGTTTTGCCTCGCCTTGGAATGATTTCATATCCAGGTCCCAATACTCAACCGGGACGTTAGATTCGGCGTATCTACGGATTGCGATGGTTCGGTATAGGCAAGATTTGCAGAGACCGTCATTGAGATTATCGGTTATTTTTGTTTTGGTTACGGAGCAATCTGGACAAAGCTGGATTATTTGAAATATCTTTTCCAGAATCTTTCTGGGCGGGATATTGTTGAGAGCGCGACTTCTGGTTAAAGTTTGGGACACCATATTGTACCTGCTGAACCTGCATCATTTCATGAGACGTGAGGTTATTACGGATCTCTTCACGATCAATCTCGTTTAATTGCTTACGAAGATCTGCCAATCGCTCCAATTGCGCCCGGCTTCGGTTCCCGGTCCTGGCTAGACTATTGAACTCATTTTGAAGTTCTTCCCTGGTCTCAGCCAGTTTGTTCGGGACCTCTGATTCTGAATTTTCAAATAAATCATCAAAAAGGTTTTCTGGAGAGTCGTTAGACTGTGACCTCACGACCTCCACTCCTTCTTGATCAAACTCATCTACCCACATTTCTTCTTGTGGGGTTAGTGTCGGTCCCAATAAAGAGGACATGCCTGCATCACGAGCCTGACTCTCTCTAGGGTTGTGATGCGTTTCAGATTGAGTCGAAGAGATTTCCGACTGAACCTTTACTGCCAAGACATCCTGTTTAGTTTTTAGTATGATAAATGTTCCACCATCGTGAGCCGCCAGAACAGACTCTTGGTCTGTCCAGGTACGCACGACACCTTCAAACACAACACCGTTACCGAACATCACCTTTACACGTTGACCCGCCAATGGTTTCATTTAAGTTTCTCCAATATTGAAAAATCAAAGCCAAGAGCCTTTAATTTTTGACATGCTTCTAAATATTTAGGATCGGCTCCATCATCCTGAGCCGCCATAACTAAAAAAGCCAAGCTTCCGTAGGTTTCACAGCTAGGAAGATTTAGATTCGATAATGCTTCCAAACACGGTGGTGGAAGAAAAGAGTCACGCCGGACTTCTTTCCTGGCCATGTATTTAAATTTGAAATCTGTAATGAAAATATTATTGGCCAGAAAACCTATCGCGGTGATACGTTTATTCGTTCCGACAATTTTCGTATCGAAGATCCAATCAATATATTCTTTCAAGGTTACGGGATCCGTACTGAGGGACGCGGCGACTCGACTCAATTGATACACTTCATAAGATTTTGACGGAGCCGCGTTAAACTTGAACGAATAATCAACTCCATATTGATCTTTATATCGCTTGACGAAATAACCAATCAGATGGGCGGCCTTCCATTTAGAAGGTTCTAATGTATTAATTTCAGAGAATTTATCAAAGAATTTTTTGTAATGAATGGAAGGTGTAGAAGTGAAGTCCGCGTCATCTGCATTAGATTTCTTTTTCATTTAAATAATTTCTATACGTTAAAATAGCACGGTGAGACGCTTGAAGTCGAAGAGATCATAACTTCACCAAATTGCTATCATTTTTATCAGGCGGGTGAATTCTTCATTATCAAAACAATTTATTTCGTTTCCATTCAGAAACCATTGTTTATGACCATTAACATATTCAACAGCCGGACCATCTTCTCGATGACGTTTACCGTTTTGGTACCAAAATTTGTTACCATCGATATATTCGCAAGCTGGTCCATCTTCTCGATGATGAATGCCATTCAGATACCACTCTTTACCACCTTTGTAATTTTCAATGGCCGGTCCGTCTTCTCGATGACGTTTGCCATTGAGATACCAATGTTTATCGCCATTAACATATTCAACTCGATGAAGCCTACCATTTAGATACCAATATTTGCTACCATCGACATATTCGCAAGCTGGTCCATCTTCTCTATGAAGATTGCCATTGAGACACCAATGTTTATCGCCATTAACATATTCAACAGCCGGACCATCTTCTCGATGAAGCCTACCATTTAGATACCAATGTTTATCGCCATTGACAAATTCAACACTCGGGTCTTCATGTTTATAAAATAAATTCATTATTGTATAGATTTATTTATTTTTTACTAAACAATACTGATAAGTTTTTCATAATCCTGTGGTACATGACGTTGTATTAGAGGTCCGGCGTTATAAATGATAATTTTATCAGAATTCAATAATTCAAATGTTGATTCGGCATTTTCTGCAAAAACCACCGGCATACCATAAATATATTGCCATGACAAATACCATGGATACATAATAGAAATTATTGTTTCGTGCCCAAATGTTATATTATTTAGACTTAAAACCCTAAGAGATTCCATTGAGTTTAGAGGATATTTCTTGTAAGATACAAATAAACTTTTATTATCAGTATAGGTACGGTGATAGTCTGATATGAATTCATATTCATCGATAAGCTCGGCACCTCTGGCAAACATTTTGGTAAGAAAAATTATTTTTTCTTGTTCCACTTTACGTCAAAACCTTCTTCTGATTTATAGACTTTATATCTTATTTTAGAGTGTTTATCGAGCCACTTGCAATTATCGGCAAAATCAACCACCGCCGCAAAACGTTTGCCAGGAAACTTACGGATGACCCGACCGATCCTTTGGATCGATTTTATGCTTGATTTACCAGCACACGCGATCACCAGTCCTGATAGGGAGGGCAGGTCGACCCCTATCTCGAAGATCTTTGAGGCCAAGATGCATTTGATCTTACCCTCGGTTAATTGCTTCTTCACCGCCTCACGCTCCTCCGCTGAATCTGAACCATCCAGAATCGCACATGGTAACTCCTGACGAATCATGTCATACAATATTCTACCGTGAGATAAATTGTTAAACAGAACAAGTGTCTGGTATCCCTGATCAACAATCTGTTTCGTTGCCTTCAGAACCAATTCATTCCGTACAGGATTCTCCACTACGTATTTTTTATATACTGATTGATAATTGTTCTGTATCTCTCCATCATATTCCGGAACTGTCATGAACCTGATTATAGGCCTGGCAAGCAATCCCCTCTCGATAAGATAACTTGCCGGAATATTAACTATATATTTTCCAAGGATCCCTTCAACCAACAAATCTGCATTGTCTTCCCTCCAAGGAGACCCGGATAATCCATAAATATATTCTGATGATTTTAAATGCTTGTATATTTTCTGAATAGTTTCACACGCACAAACATGACACTCATCAAACTGATGAACCTTTGCAGTTTCGATCATTTTGATAATATCATTCTTTTTATCAAGATTCAGTGTCTCATCATCTTGCTCCGAATCAACCAGAATCTCATTCTTTTTCAATCCTAATGCTTGACCGATTGTCCAGATACTAGCGATGGTCACGTTACGGATGTTACAGTGCCCATCACCTACCATTCCGACGTTTTCTGTTCCGAGCAATTCTGAATAAAGATTATAAAATTGATAAAGAAGATCTTTTCCAATTACATAAATAACTGTAGATCGGTTCAGATCACATGTAATTAGAAGTGAAATTAATGATTTTCCTGAACCTGTAGCGGATTTAATTATCCCACGATCATGCAGTCGAACCTGATCCAAAACTGCTAATTGATAATCATATGGTTCTTTCCCAATAGCTTTTAATTTTAATAAAATATTGTCAAGATCAGGTTTAACACTTGATTTAGCTGGACGCTGATCCTGAACGGTATACTGGATATTCTGTTCAGAATAGAACTGCTGTATCCTGGGAACTAAACCCGTTGGAAATTTTAGATCTCCTGTAAGTATTTTCCGTACACCATCCCAACGTTGGAATTTACCAGACTTATCAACGAATCCTTTAAAAGCTCGGCTATACTGGGCGCCCGGAACTCGAAATGATAGGAGCTGATCCAATCTGATCAATAGCTCAGGATCATCTTCAGATTGTATCTGGCTATAATTTCCCAGTATAACGATTTGACGCATATATAATTATATGCGGCGATTTCCATTATATCGTCATGTGGAACGTTTGCCGCCTGTCGGAAGCCCACGCCTCAAAGTAATCCCTTTTCTGATCTCATCGCTCATATTTACTACAGTCTCGCGTGGAAATGTCGCGGGCTTTTCTTCCTGTTGTTGTTGCTTTGAAATTTTACTTTCTTGACTTAACAAATATTCAGGATTAATTGATTTAAAAGAAAAAGATGAATCCATAGCCCTGATAACAATTCCTTCTCGTAAAATATTAGAATTGATTTTAGACTTATCGTTACTAAGGCCAACGTAATACTTAATATCATTAATAAGCGGAACATTTGTCTGAATCACCGGAACCATATTTAATTCTAACTCAGAAGTTATTGCCCATAGACTTTCATAATCAACATATTTTTTCTCATCTATATCATAAATGGAAAATACTCTCATTTGATATTCAGGTAGACCGTAAACATTACCCTGAATCTTCGGACCAAAAATTTCTCCCTGGATAGCAATATTTTTATTAAGTTTAATTAATTTTCTTTCCAAATCATATTTGGTCATGATTTGGCAAATCGGATGTGTCTTATTAGAGCTCTTATTTGAATTATAAATAATTTGATTACGCGAACATGCCAGGAAACAATATTTATTTCCAAATAACCCTGATAACCAATTACCATTTAACTTACGATAAATATAAGTACAGGATGATCCTTCACATTTTTCAGCGATGTAACAGGCCGTGCCTTCCTTATCAAAGAGAAGACCTCCCATCTTCTGCACTCTCGTTTCATCTGTTTTCGGAACATATGATGGAAAAGATCCTGTCTTGACTGGTTTGATACGAAATATTTTCCACTTTAACCAACCATAATAACTCTCGATCCAGCTTCGCTTTTCCTGAAGCTCTTCTTCAATATCATTATCAAGTTCATATTTTGAAATACCAAGGATTTCCGTCAAATCATCGCCAATCCGTGCCTTATCAATATCAAAAGAAGGATTGACTTCTTTTACAATTGATAGAGGAAAAGCAATTCCCTGTGAAATTTGTTTGCGAATTTTTATTGTTTTGATTCTAAATTTTTTAGGACGTAGAAACTCGAACACCGGAACTTCCGGAAGGACCGAGTCTATCTCACAATAGACCGCTAGATCTCCAACTTTAAATTCATCCTTCTTTACTACTAGTTCCCAGCCAAGAATCGTCGCACATTCAATTTTATCTGCATCCTGAATAGGTTTTAATTCTTTAATCGTTTCTATATATGCTAATGCTCTTTTCATAATATTTTGCCTTATATTTCAGTAATGGACTCTGGGCGTGATGATTCTGTCACGATAGTTTCTTCGAGCATAGAATCTATATCTGATTCTTTAGGCAAAGATTCTAATCTATTAAAAATACCTTCAGTAGCATCGTCCCAACAATAAATGCTAGGATAACTTTCCTTATAGTCAGATAAAAATGTTATCAGGTCATCTGGATCGCTATGATCCACATGAACCTGACCAACAGGGCAAATCAGCTTCCCTTCAAGTTTGTTTGTTTTGGTGAGTCGAAGCAAATCATTAAAACTCTCCTGAAGAACCGTAGAAACGTGAGCATAACTTTTACGTTTTTCTGAATCAAGACAGAAAGGAAGGAATGCGTCGCAGTGTTTAAAAAATGAAATATATGGAAAATTTCCATTGAAATTATATATTGATGGCCCGGTAAATCCTAAGAAAGGATCCGGGCCGGTTTTTTTACGAAGAGTAGATAAGAATCTCTCGACTTCGACGGAATATCCTCGCCATTCATCTTCCGTTAGTAAGATATGGCCATCCGAACCTTCTTTTTGACAAGAAAGAATCTGCTGAATTTCCGCAGCCCAGGTTGATGGTCGGGAGAAATTCCAGGTATAGATTTTCAATCCAGCTTCATGACACTGATCTATAAATTTAGATGAAAGTGGCATGTACCATTGATTAAGTCGGTAGGCATCACCGCTCTTTACAGCGATCCATCCTATGTGGTGATCTAAACATTTTTGTATAATTAATGATGAATTACCATTCTCGCATTTTGCGATATTTTTAATCCAAATTCCTAATTTTTGTTCTTGCATACGTTTTCTCTAAACAAATTCAATAAAAACAAAAACCGACCAGACTATGTTAATAATCTGGTCGGTCAGCCCGGCCTCGCCTGCAATCCTATTCAGTTATATCATTTTCGCTTATCGACAACTGATCCCATGAGCTTGCCGAAATTTGAACTCTTGGCGGCAATTTTTTCGCGAATCTTCTGCGCTTCCGATACCGTCTCATTCTTTCCCGTATCTAACTGTAAAGACAAGTTCCGCTGACTGTCTCGATTCTTAATCGTTTCGGTATGCTGCGCTACTTCAGCTTTCAGTTGTGTAATTCTGGATCCAGGAAGTCCCAATCCGCTAAATATCGAATAAACCTTCACACAGTCTTCATCCGACTCAACTGTATAGATTCCCTTGAACACGCCTTTTGGCGTTCCGCATTGCTCATTAATCATTTCAAGGGCATAATTCACCGCAACGTTCGGAATCTGCCTCCAAACACGTTCCGGCGCAACAAACATCACTCCTACGTATTTTGATTGCTTCAAATCAAACCCACTTGCGAGAAGATTTGAATTCAAATTCTCAATAACAGCCTCGGCAATCGCAGTATTCTCCGTATATTGAGTTACTTTCATTTCACCATAAATGGAAAGTCCCTCGCCATCAATAAATAATTTAGCCATTTCCGTAGGATCGAGCCCCTTCACCCCAGATGGCATACTAGACAGTGTATTGAATACCTCGATCGGCTCGACAATGGCTCGGTTAGCCATAGGATAAAAATCAAGCTGATTAATGTCTTGATAAATCGTTTCGATTTTAGCGTTATCCACTACGATGAGATTGCTTACCTTCTTGGTTTCGGTAAGTTTAGCTAGTTTGCTGAGAGTTTCGAGAGAATTGCTTTTGGTTTGAGCATCCTCGGTACTCATGGGCAGCACCGTTATCACGATCAAGGGCTTCCCTAGTCCTGACAGGATATCCACGAGCGTTTCGCACGAACCTGCGCCGGAGCCTCCTCCCAAAGAAAGGCACAGGATATTGACTTGGGAGGCCCCTAATCTGGAATGCAGAAGTTCAGTGATTTGGGGCCGATACATTTCGGCTGCCGCGCGACCAATTTCCAATTCCTTCGCCGCACCACCGAGAGAATAATCCAATAGAAGCTTGTTAGCTTCTGGAATCTTGATGAATTTCAAATCTTGAGATGCGGTATTCAGTACAACAGTATCGTAGCCTTCATTATATAGACATTCGGCGAGTCTTGAGCCGCCCTGACCGCTCCCTATGACTCCGAACGCGATGCTACGTGTTTTCTTTTCTACAATCTTCATATCATTTTTCTTTTTATCAGCCAATTTCGCTTTAAGTGAGCTAAGTTTGGCTTCGTCTACATTGGGTTCGGTATTCTCCGGAACCTTTACATCTGAAATATCATCCATCAAAACCTCTGCGTCATTATGATCAGTAATTTCGTTTCTTACAGACATATATCTCTTTCTCTAAATCAGAGGCGTAAAAACCATAGATTATTACGGTACCACTCAACAGTTATTTCGAGACCTCGCCTGAGCTTTATCGTCGGTTCCCAGCCAAGACTTTTAAGTTTATTGCAATCAAGAGAATATCTGAAATCATGACCTGCACGATCCGGAACGAACGTTAATAAATCAGTATAATCCTTATCCATAACCTTGCTCAGGAGATGTAGGAGTTCAATATTTGAAAGCTCTTGATTAGTTCCGACATTATAAATCTCATTCTCAAAACCATTATTCATTATAAACTGAACCGCTGCACAGTTATCCTGCACATGAATCCATGACCTGACCTGACTTCCCTTTCCGTAAATCGGAATCTTTTCATTATTTATAATGCATTTTATAATCTTTGGAATTAATTTATCCACAGATTGTCTTGGTCCATAATTATTTGATGATCTTATTATATTGTATGGTAGTCCATACGTATGGTAAGCTGCCTGGATCAGAAGTTCTGCTGCGGCTTTGCTTGCGGCATACGGATTTCTAGGATTGAGGGGAGCCGTTTCATCCCAACTTTTTTGGGAATCATCGGTCAAGTGCCCATAAACCTCATCCGTAGATTGATAAATGAATTTTTCCACTTTCCATCTGACACATGAATTCAGAAGTGTCTGGGTTCCCAGGACATTTGATCTGATAAATTCATTCGGATCCAATATAGAATCATCAACATGTGTATGAGCCGCGCCATGCAGGACAATGTCTGGGCGTTCCAACTCCATCACGACATTGATAAAATGTTGATCCGCTACGTCTCCAATATAAAATTTATGATTTTTATTCGCGTAGATATTATTCAGAACATTTGTCTTCGTAACTTTATCAATGCTGACAAATGTATATGGTTGTTTTTCGTATACGGATTTTCTAACAAAATTAGAATATATGAATCCGCCGGTACCGGTAATCAGGACTTTCTTCATGAAGATATTAATCCGTAATTCTTAATTTTTAAGTAAAGATCTTCGTCAATCTCATAACGGCCACTCCAGATAGAATAAAAATATTTAATATTTTGATGAAGAAATAATCTATTTACTGGATTTTGTTTCAGAGTAACGGATTCACCATGAGTCATGTTGGTTTGCCCGCACATGATACATTTAAGTTTTAGATTTTTACTTATCTGGAGTGTCAGATCAACATCGTCATAACACCAGATAAACTTATTATCCCAGGCTTGACCGGTTCCCCTTAGTTTGCCGATTTCCATAAGAATTCTGGCTTTTGTTAACAGGCATGCACCCGTAAGAACTTGAAATTCACGATTTTGTCTAGCATGATCATCTACTGGCGATCCTGCCTTCAAATGTTTCGGAAGATTTCTTAGAGACTCGAATACAGTTCCGCAGAATTGAATTGATTCAGGATTACACCCAGGGTAGGAAAGTCTCGCCCCTACCGCTCCCACATCATCCATGTGGGATAAACTAACCATTCTATTTAATGATCTACCATCTTCCATCATGACATCATTATTTAGGAAAAGTACAAAATCATCCGGATCTGGATTGGTCTGATTGAATAGATAATTGCAGCCTTCTGCAAAATTCATTTTATTATCTGGATACTCAAAAACCTTTATATTTGGATCGTTCCAATTTTTAACTTTCTCAACCGTACCATCGGTACAACCGTTGCTTTTTATGCACCATTGGAAATCATGTCCGGTCTCTTTAAGATTAAGCAGTAATCCTGGCTTTAAACGATCCAGCATATCGAAGCCATTCCAACTTAACGTATAAATGTAGATCATAAACCTGCCGAGATCGTTCCGAACAACTGCACACTGCTTGCCGTATCGACTCCCAAACCTGCTCCAATATAAAGATTTTTCATAAAAAGAATATGCTGTCCTACATTGTATTGAACCGGAATCAATATAGCTGAGGCTCGTTTTTCATTCAAGCCGTAACCGATTCCCAGGCCCAGAACCGTAATATCCGGCTGATCACGATATCTGCCATAACTCATTATATTTATCATTAATAATGGTGCGGCTTCAGCAGTCGGAACGGATATATTAGCGCCGAGTCCCATTCCTAGATATAATCTTGGATTCCAAAATGAAAAATGAGATTCCGGAACTTCTTGAAGAAATTTAGATTCTTGAATCTCAACCGGGTATTCTTGATCGTTCGATCTAATTATAAATTTATTATACGCGTATTCTTTACCACTGGAATCTTTTCCCACGACTGTCGTTAGTTTATAAGCTCTCGGATAAACCTGAATATCCCAAGGGTTTTGTTTCCATGCACTGAATCCTACGCTTCCGAACGGGACGGATTTATCTTGGAATTTTTCTGAAAGATTAAGTTTCTGTTGATTCTGTCCATATCCATAATTCAATTCTGGACATTTCCCATCAACGCACGGAACTGGAGGATTTGTCGGATCAATTCTCGGAACCGTATTATCTGACGGTAGGTTATCAGCTCGAAATCCTTTATTAGCAATGATTGCAGAATTTATGCTATGTAGATTGGCGTTAAAATCTGAAAGGTCTTTTTTTACCTGGTTAATTTCAAGAGAATGATTTTTTGCAAATGTTTCGATATCTTGTTTGGATGCGTATTGTGATTGGGCTCGTAGTATATTATCTGCTAATTGTTTTTGTTCGACGATCTGGTCCCGGATCATTTCTTGACGTTGTTTGATTTCAGCTAACCTGACTGCCAAGAAGACACCCGCCGCTAAAAGTAAGGTCAAACCAAGGAAAATAAGGATTTTATTTAAAGTTGACATGCGTCTACCACGCATCACTCTTTAGAGGACAATTATCGTCAATAAACTATTAGACAAGTCAATGTTGTGATTTTACCGTAGCCATTTAGCCCGAAATTTAGCTTTTGAGCTAAGATAAAGATCGCTCAGTCCTACAGAACGACTCGTGACTCGTCCAAAATGCACCACCGGAACCGGAACAATTTTTAACCCGATTCCTAAATCTCTAGCTCGGAACGAAAGATCAGTATCCTCATGATAAGCTTTTCCGAACTCATTCGTAAATGGCCCGAGTGACCCAGGCATGATAAGATCTTTCCAAACCGAAGCATTTGCTGAAATATTCCATCCAGAAATATAATGGTTCTTCGTTACGACATGATCGGTCTCAGATATGAATTCTAATGTATCGCTCATATTTCCGATAGTCGGTCCTGCCAGACATCTATCCTGACAAGCTTCTAATATCGGCACGGTCCAATCGGAATGGTTAGATTGGACCCTAATATCATTATTTAAAAACATTATAGAATTACCCGTTGCAGCGTTATACCCTGTACCACAACCATCTGCGAATCCTAAATTTGTTTCATTCCGAATATAAACAAAATTATCTTTTCGAATCTGATCAAGAGATCTAGTCTGATCAGTACTTCCGTTATCAACGATAATTATCTGATGATCCGGAGGAAGATGAAAAAGATCATCCAGACAAGATTTAGTGAAATTATACTGATTCAACACCGGAACAACAATACTTAATTTATAAATCACGTTACCAACTTCATAATTTGATCCGTAACAGAGCGCCACGAATATCGTTCCGTAGATATACCGGCGACTCTAGCTTTCAGAGCAGACAAATTCGCTACGGCGAAACGTAGCCGATCCACCGCATCATTCAGATCCGGTTCAAACCAATACGTACTTGGTTTGGCTTCATAATACAGAGCCCTTGCTGGTGCCGGTACTATCTTCCCACCAATCAGAATAGAATTATCATCATTTAAAAAGTCAAGTTGTCCTCCGTATCGAGGAGCCACGACAACATTTCCAGCTACCAATGCTTCCAAACCAGGTACCCAGTACGCTTCGCAGTGACTCATTGTGAACGTCACGTCACATGCCTTGTAAAGAGAACTGATCTGCGGAATAAATTCGGTTATGAGTTCCAATTCTGCATGTTCTGGATAATGTTTATAGAAACTAGACAGATCTTTCTGTATATCAATATCAAAGCTCATTGCTGGTCTGGCTAGTGTGGTCTTCAATACCAAAACAACATCATCACGTTTCGTAAATGCCATCCCGAAACACTTAAGTAACCCAGTAATGTTTTTACGCAAATGTGGCTGAGCAATATTTGCGAGAATTTTTACTTTTTTCTTTGTTTTGAGAGGATAGGGCTCGGTACATGGAATATCAGCGCCATGAGGGATCACTTTAATATGCTGATCCGGAACGCCTGAATCAATAAAGATCTGTTTTGAAAAATTAGAAGGTGCTAATATCAAATCAGTATATTTATAATTTTTAGCAAATCCTGTCGGTAATGCATTCTTTCCAGCAAATTCATAACACCAGATTCCAAATCTATTTTTAGTGCCATGCTTCAAAAACATAGGAAAATTTTTCATAGCTGTATAAGTCAACTGTACTGAATAATCTTCCGACGATGGCTTACCTTTCAAATAAGGCTTGAGGTCATCCGGAATAAATTCCGTACCATTCGTACTGATCAGATCCACCGAATAACCAGCCCTGATCAACTCCGTACTGATGCTTCGAGCAACAGTGCTCCAACTATGATTCTTGCCAATATATCCCTGCCATTTAATCATAGTGCTCCTCATGAGTGAGGAGGTGATGTCGTCAAATGATCTGGACTATAATCCCAGCAAACTAGTCAGCTTGGAAGCATCGACATTTACGAAATTATTATTAAATCCAGACTTTTTCAAATACACTTGAATCTGTACTTTTGTATTGAGACTGAGTTTCGTAGGATCTTTCAGTAAATAAGCGAAGTTCATACGCAACAGCCCTGATACATAATCGATATGTAGACCCATTCGATGATCCACTATGACTCCTGAGTACCCATCAGTACTGACTCCTGCCAGGTCTGCATAGAATGATTGAATGGATGCCGAGAACCTTACCTGATTCTGAGCCGTTGCGGTGAGACTCGGAACAAAGCTGCAATCGGAGAACTTCATCGCCGGATATCCGATCCGAGTCACACCGGACCCCGGTACAACCTCTGCAACGAAATCTGTAAAGATATTTATGGTCTTCTCTGTCAAAAACAGTATCGTCGGAACCTCTAGTACAATCGTCCCGATCTCCAGATCCATCTTGTATAGAGACCCATCCTTATTCTGAAGCGTCTCTCCGATAATTAGATTGTTAGGAATGAAGAAGTCATTTCGACCAGGATCCGTCCCGGCCAGAACAGGATATGCTCCGCATTCAACCTGTTTCGGCTCACAGGACCGGAGTGGAGTCGATACGGCCCCGCTAAATGTACAGGCGACCAATTTGCCCTGACCATTCGTCATGATCAAATCATCACTCCAAGTTAATGTCTTGATGATATTTAGAGTGCTGGGAGTGGTAGTGTAGTTCCGAGCAGCAAGACTCGTATCGCTCAATACAATATCCACCCTTGGATGTAGAATCGTTGCTCTGTTCGCGATATTGTAAGGATAATCGTCAGATCGATCAACCAAACGCTCCAATTGAAGCTTCATTACTTTGAATGGTGTTCCGATACGGTTTCCAGGTGACGTGGTGATGGGTACCGGAGCAATCTTTTCTACATACTGTGTCAACAGCGACACATCACCCACGCCTACCGTTCCGTTACCATCAATATCTGATCTTAGAATTCTCAGATAGGTCTCGCTATCAGTATAGAATTTTCTGATACGTATGTTTGTTCCGTTCTGAACAAATATAATATCAAAGGTACCGATATTAACTGTATCAAACGATCCCGTCACGACAACTTTGTACGTCAGTATATTCGTGATACCGGTAAATACCGCGCTGGCATCAGTAATCGTGGCCTCGATACCACTCGGTAAAACCGTGAGTGTACATATACCGCTATAAATAACCGTCAACGTCGTGGCATCGTATATATTGTACGTAACGCCTGAATTGGTTACGAAATAGTTCGTATCGGTAAGATATTTTGCAATCGTGGGTGACGAACCGACACTCTTCCCTAAGAGTCCCGTCGCGAGTGCCAAATCCGCATCATCAACAATTCCATTCCCGTCTACATCTCCGTAGAGCATCGTACATATTTCAGCTTTACCGATTCTGTACTGTATATTTGGAAGTGTAGTGTTGGGGATGAGTCTAGCGCCGATCAAATCACCATTATTGAATGCAGTTACCAGATTAACATTTATATTAGGATCGGTATTATCATCAATTATTTTGATCAGTAGTTCATTTTTAAATATAGTTGATTGATTTATTTTTGAAACTATGGTTGCATTCGAGATATCGATACTTTTTACATTTCGATCCTGAATGGTTGCGATGGTAAGTGGTTCTGTCGTTAGTTTTCGCTGGTCTAGTTCATCTGGCAACAAAAGTTCAATTTTCGGAACTGTTTGTTTTCTAGAAAATACTGGATTTCCGGTTCGCTGATCCTGTACCGTACCGGATTCTTCAGTAGCAGCGCTGATCGTTGCGATAAATTTTCTAGTCGTGGTGAATGAGATATTGTTCTGACTCCAATCCTCAATAATCCCGGTCATTGGATCGGGTTTAGTTTTAGGTATGGTGATTCCGAACCCAGCATCATACGCCTGACCATCCGAGACTTTTATCGCATCCGACCAAATCTGAAACCACAGATCTTCTTCTTTAATATCTGCCCATACCGAGCCATTAAATATCGTAACGTGAGAGTCGTTTATTTTATTGGATGCGGCAGCCGTTAATATGTTACATTTATCTGCGGAACCGGCTCGCTTCAATGTCCAGGCATAATAACTTCCAACGGTCAATCCACCATTCGCAACATTCGTATTACTGAATAGAAAGTCAATAGGCTGGAGATACCCGTCCAGAGCAGAACCGGCAGTCTGAAGCGTAGCGAAATTTAGAGACGCTTGCGCCAGAGGTATATTGGTGGGCGAAAAATCAATCGCCAACTGCGGAACAATATCCGTACTACAGGCTACGCTGGATTGAAGCGCATACAGACTCAATACTAAATCACCTGTCCAGCTTAGATCGCTCGGAGTTACATCGTTTTCAACAGATAAAAGAACTGTTATCTTTTGAATGTTATTGCTGGTAGCTGCAAATTTCTGCCCAATCTGCGTCACGACATCGTTTCGTGGTAGCTTCCGAAGCTGACGATAGCTCGTTGATATGCCGAGACTATCAACGTTGTATCCGGGTACTGCTGCTTGTAAGAGCGTGAATAGTGAGCTGTAAGCCGGGTCAATAAAAAAATCTCTGAAAAATAAATTAGGCTCGATGTCCTGGGCTAATGATTTTGCATCCCTGGATACCGAAACCGGTGATGACTCACGAATCAGTACTGTACCGCCTAGATTAAATGATTTATCTTCCGCTCCTAATAAATCATTAAACAGTATCGAGACTATATGTATATAATGTTTTGATGTTGTTTGTTTTTCATTCTTTTTAAATACAAATGTATCGTATTGAATATTATTATTAAGATCCAATCCTATCACGCATACTTTAACGGTTTTCTTTCCAAAAACAGCAGATCTGCTCAGTTCTACTTCCAGCTGTACTCCGGTTTGAGTATCAGATGGTTGCTTCTGCGTCAGAATGGGTTTCCCATCCAGCAGACCTACGGTGAGGCTTGAGTCGAAAAGAACGGGCTGAGAAAGAACCGCCGGAAGGATTCCGGAACCAAAATGGTTCTGGATGGTGGCGGAATTAATCTGATCGTTAAAAGTTTGTTCGTCTAGAAGATCATTCGAATCTACCTGTTGTGAATCAAACCACGTATTTTGAAAAGCTGAAACAGGTAGTCTTTTTGTCATGATGGTCTCGGATCAATGCGTCGTGCCGATATTGGATCTTACTTATAGCTAATAAATACTCTAGAATTGGCTGGTTTTAAAGTTTTGATCAATGCTTCCAACACCTCCCGTACACGATCGCTATTCCGTACTATATCAAAACTGTCAATAATTCCAAGAGAAAAATCAAATAAACCAAAATCTTTATTTTTTAAGAGTGCAAAATCAGTATTTTTTTCAAGTAAACTATCTTGATCTAAAAGATATGTTGTGAAAAGATCCGTCGTAACGGGATACGCAGCGTTTATATTTTTATTATAATGAACATCAATAGATTCGCCAAACGCCAAATATGTTGGCCTGGCCGTATTGCTGATTCTTAAATTATCCAACAAACATCCTGCCATGAATTGACCCGTATGATCCGAACCCACTACAAATTCATTTATCGGATCTCTAAAGTTAATATTTGCTGATATGTTGCCTCCTCCCACAAAAGACTGACCCAGAACATAATTTTGACCAAATAATAAACCAGAACCGAACAAAATATTACCCCGTTCGAACCCATCCACAAAAAGTCTTATCTGGTCTATATTCTTACCTTGATTAAATCGCCAAACCGCTTTAACTCTATGCCAAGTACCCTGTGACCAAAATATCGGAACTTGTATTTTATAATCAGTTCCGTTCGCACGTACCAAGAAATTTAAAAACCCATAAGGATCCTTAAATATACTTAACCTGTCTCCCTTTAATCCATTCGGAACATACGTTACCGAACATAGTTCTTCATGCCGTGGTAATGGCCTTTTTAGCTTTATTGTATTTCCCTGTACGGTCCCGCCTCCGGTAAAATAATCCATAACCAAACCATTTTTAGGCTTGACACTCAGAACATTCGACGCCGTACCCTTGATTTTGACAGTTGTTGAATTAATACTTACGGTCTCTTCTGTCTGGATTCCCGTGGCATCGAAATAAAAACGATACGCTGGATCTTTAAATGTATCGATCAGCGGTGATACCCAGAACTCAATCGTCCCGTCTGTCTTTGTATTAAGAATTCCATCATTCTGTACAATAAATGGCTTGTCACGAAGCGATAGACTCTGCCCAAATGTTTCATTTGGACTCCTTCCGGCCTGGATAACTCCATGCTTTCGAAATACATAATAATCAGCAGCATTGCTGAGAGTCGTTTCATCCAGATGCAACAATACAAGTGTTGTACTGGTTTTGGAAAGCTGTTTTACCTGATTGTATTGCTTAGTAATGTTTCCATTTATACTTTCTTTGCCGATCTCGCCGATCCTGGTATCGGTCATGATGATTGATTTTATTTGAATTTCATCAAGAATTGCATTTGCCTGCAATTTACCATTTAGATCAGATCCGAAATAGATGTTACCATGGACCGGATCCATTCGGATCGGTATGTATGATTCATAATCAAATTCATACTGGCCTTTAGTTAACGCGTATGGTTGTTTAGGCTGATCCGCTCGTTCAAACGTAAAGAACCCGTTCTGTAGACCTGAACGTTCCGTCGTGACGTTTAGAATCTGATACGTCGCTCCGCTGAACGCGCTGATCGTACCATCCACAACTGCTGTTTTTCGATCTTCAGTTACCGACAGTACACGGTAATAACCTGCCGGACCTGCCGTAAAGATTTGAATATAGTTACCAACATCAATGCTGGAAAAATTACCATTCGGATCCGTAACAGTATTGCCACTTCCGGATAATGTCGTTCCGAGAAATACTTGATAAGAAAAACGAATCACCGGAACCAAAGTGCTATTTTCAGCCGTAGTGATACTGTATCGCTCACGCACCGCCACGACACCCGCAGGAATCGCTAAATCAATCGGCTTGACCGTTACAGATATTCCCTGTACTGAATTGTATTTATTTACAGTATAGAGATATGTATTACTATTGAAGGTAAGGATCTCGGAAGTCGGTGTGATCCCGACCATTCCGGAAACTGTAATCGTTACCGGAACTGACCAATCTACATTGGACCCGCTCCAATTTACCTGAAGTGTTCTGCCGGTATCCGACAATACTGGCTGATCCGGTAGGATTGTACTGGATACGAAGCTTCCAAGATTAACGGTACTGTTATCTGGACCGATAACAGTACTCGCGAGTAGTATTTTAAATATCTTGACATCATCCAGACTGATCGGCGGAGGAAGTCTCGTAGCCAAAACATTTTGTGTATCTGACCAACAATAATAAGACTGTCGGTTTCGTCTGAAATTCAGACCAAATGATTTGATCCGTACCAAGTCTCCTTGCTTCCCACCATTCAGCAATACAAGATTCGGCTGTAACGTACCATCGTTCGCCAGTATTCTTTCGATTCGGTAATATGGTATTATAGCTCTTATGCCGGGAATTTCTTGATCCGTATCCTTATAAAGGTAAAAAAGTAAAGATGTTCCGGTAGGAGGAGGTCTATTCAGTTTCAAATACCCAGCCGCGACCTTCGTAACAACATAATGCGGAGCTGCACCGATCGTCTCGATCCGTACCAAATCTCCAACCTCAACTCCAACAATAATGAAATTTGTGGAACTGGATGCGATATATTCTGAATTCGTAACAACACCATCTGTATTGCTGAAATAAGAATGTAGAAGTGTTACGGCGATATTCTTATAGGCATCAATTTTGGTGCTAACTGGTATAGTTGTACGGTTTACGCAGTATTGTCCTTGCGTGATGCTGGCAGGCATGACTCCAGATAGAGTTAGTTGATTTCCCGACACCGCAAGAATCGTATACCCGTTCTGATTGAATCCTGATTCTTCAATAAACAGCGTATCTCCGGGCAGGATCGCGGCAGCACTGAAGCTCTGTCCCGCCAGAACGACAGATGTTCCACCGGTTGTAACGAGATCGATTCCCGATATAACGGGTCTCGGAAGAATGCTCGTTATCTCTTCAGGATTGAGTGCTCTGAACTTTCTTCCAAAATCAAGAGGGATTCTTTCTCCGTACCGAATAATGTTAGGAGTCTCGAAACCGTCTATAAATAGATGAAGTTCATCTTGTTGGTTTGTTGAATTGAGTATCCAGGAAGCAGCGACATGATGCCGTTCATTTCGTTTCCACTGGCTAACATCGGCGCTTACCTGAAATGTACCGCCTTCACGGTCCCGAACCTTGAAAACCAAATACCCAGAAGGGTCTTTCAATATTGAAATTCTATTACGGTTGGGATCTTTACCCGCATCCATAACGTAATGATTCTGATCCGCAACGAAGGTTATTCCTTGATGAGGATGATTCTGAATATTGAAATATATTACGTTGCTACCGCTGGTAATGCTTGTTGTATTGAGATCCTGGTCTCCCCAAGCTTTAACATCGAAATATTCACCATTTGTTTGGATTTTGATTTCATAGCTTGAAACGGATGGTGTGCCGAGGGCATCCACAACATCAACGAACCATCTTAAAAATGTTGATGATCTTGCGTATCCATCATCATAACCGTCTTCATATCCATCACGAATATTTGTTTCGCGATCAAGATATATATAGACTCCAGGTTTATTTTTGTTAGGAAGGCCCAGCGGAGAGATTTTTTCTAAATCCGTTCCACGCTTAGAAACTTTAAATGAATTTCCCGATACCAATGTAGGATGGTATTCTCCAGAACCCAAGAATATCTCTGATGGATTTATAATATTTCCATCTTTTTTGATCGTTATGGTGAGTTCAGCATCGTTATCAATTCCGTCCCACTGAGGAATGATCCAAGAAGAAAATGTCCCTTCTTCAAGTCTAAGATTTGAAGATTCCGGGAGAGAAATTGTCTGGCCTGGATCATCCATAAGGATTCCATTGCCATATTTACCTTTGACACGTTTCAATTCACCTGTTGTGGTGATGGGTCCGGGATAGAGGAATGAATTCCCGAGAGACCAATTTTCAAATACGCTTTCATCAAGATCCGGCACTACATGCGTGATGATCTTAACGATCTGCTTCATCGCTTCAACCGTTGGCCCCTTTATGAAGCTGCTAAAAGCTGCCTGTATGGACTCTCGATACCGCTCTCGATCAAATGTATTGTCGAAGACGTTGAGTAACGGGATATCTATCAATGAACCAAAGTTCTTTAACAAAGCATCGCGTAACGCACCTACTCTGTACGTAACATAATACTCATCACCCTCGACCAATGCCGTAGAGGTTCGGAAATCTATTTGATTTTCACCATATTCGTAACTTATAATTATTTCATCAGCCAGATACGTATAATCTATATATTGATCGCCTCGATTATAATCTAATATAATTCGTGAAAGATCATTAATTGTGAGCGTGGCCTTCACCACGACTCCGTCACCCACGGCAGGACTGTTGATTCCTGGCAGCTTTAGTTTGACAGGTCTTCCCAGTATAACGGTTCCGGATCCATTCCATAATTCAGCTGAATCGGATATACGGATCACAGAATACGAAACCGTAATATTGGGAGGGGTTACCGTGAGATTCAAAGGAACCGTTACAATAAGATCTGCACCAGACTGTTCAACCGTCTTGGAAGACGTGATGACTTTGCTATTTAGCTGGATCTCTTTTTCTGAAAACGTAACAGAATCAGAAAAATTAATCGGATCAGGATTGGTCTGAAGATCATTATATTCAAACAATCCTCTTATGAATGAAATATTATTGTTAACCCGTGGATCCAGCACTGCATTTACAAATGCACCGATCCTCCCCGATACAACCTGGTACGGAAGTCTTGTACCGCTCAATACATGATATTGTTCATCCGATACATCAAAAGATGCCGGAAGGATACTGTCCTCCCCGAATGACGCATAATCAAATTCTTTGTCTTTCGGATCAAATATATTTCTTTGGTAAAACAAAGAAACGGGATTGATTACGTGAGGATAGATAGGATTGATTTGTGAAAGTTTATACGATACAGATCCGATATCAAATGTCTGAGCCGAACTCACGACAACATAAACAATACCGTTTAGATAATCTATCTGATACTGCCCGATCGTATTGAACCGATTAAGATTGACAGTCAGGTTGATATCTTGACTGAAATACATTTCTTTGACAAAGATATTAGTATCGGAGAAATGAACCGATGTATTGATGCTTGAGCCGATACAGTCTTCAGTCGCGGCAATGATATTGTTATTTTGTAGGGCGATTTTCAGGACTCTCAGCCCGCTTACGTTTAATTCTTGTAGAATAAATAATAATTCATTCAGCTGATCATGATAACTGACTCGTTCATGTGTGGCACCTTTTAGCTCCGGAGGGGTGCTGGCATTAAAGTATATGACGTCTTGATTCCATCGAACCGGAGTATAGACGAGACCTTTGGTTTCATTGAAAATTCTAAAAACGTTCGTTACGGGAGCATTCCTGACCTTCACCGCATTGAGTGTCGGAAGAAGTCTATTCTGGACACGTTCCGCCAATGCTTCTTCATGCACCGCTGCTGCAAAATCCTGCCCCGGAATCAATGTCTCTTCATACGTGAATGAGATCTTGGCTTCCAGATCAACCAATTCTCTATCTGGTAACGGCGCCACATCATACGTAGATTCGTCATACACGTAATCAATAAGTGGCTCGAAAGTTCTGAGATAGGTATAGCTCGCCAGTGGAGGTGTGGCTCCGGTACCCTCGTTACGACTGGTAGCTCCGAATACATAAACAGTTCCGGAAACGTAATCTACACTGTATTCGCCTATTTTTGTCGGAAGTGCTTCAAAAGAAAATGTTAGCTCGGTTGAAAATGCCGGATGTGTTTTGGTTAATGTTGGAAATTCATTCGCGTCCAGAAACTTTACTCCATTACTGACTGGACTGATTCCGGCATCCGTAACGATATGGGAGTTTTTAATATTAAATATCGTAAGTAATGGCTCGATAACCTCACGAACCGTCTTAACAGTTTTAGTTACGGTGACAGAAGAAGAATCTATTATTTTACCTAAATTTTTATATTTATACTTTACTCTTACTTTTGCTACATTTTTTAATGTAAAATATTGTTGTTCAGTAAGTAATTCGGAAAGTTTAAATTGATTAGAGTTTAGAGTTAGATATTTAGATGCATGTTCTGTATCGTACCGATCATCCAGTGCCAGATAACCTAATTTACTAATATCATAATCAAAAAAAGAGTTACCGTTTCCCAGTATATCATTATACAGGAACGTTAATCTTTCAAGCTTAATAACAGGTGAATGTTTCAGAGTAACGATAAAATCATTTATATTGAAAGTACCTGCGGTATCGGTAGAGCTGAGTGTCAGGTCTTCTTCGGCATTTTCTTGCTGAAGGCTTATTAATGAATCGGAAAATACCGTAGTGATGTTGGCCAGGACCGGAGATATAGATTTCCTTTTACCAACACGAAGAATTTGATACGCACCTTCTTCATCCAAACGATCAAACGGGCCTGATTCGCGTGTTTTCAGCTCATCCACAACTAATTTAGTCAGATAATTTTCATTTTTTAGCTGACGAATATCCGCAAGCGCTTTATTAAGAAGTCCAGCCTGACTCTCAATAGCCTGACTGACAATCGTTCCATCATCAATATCGTAGATCTGTTCCCTCAGCAATGCTTTCATATTTTTAATGAAAGGATTGCTTGAATCTTGAGGAGAGCGTATTAAAGAGGCATTATTTTTACCGTCTTCGATCAAAAATGCTGTTCCGTTAACATTTTTGAACTTTGAAAGATCGGTAGATATGAATTCTATTTTGTATTCTATCTCTGGCGTCAGAGGCAAACACAGTATGTCAAGAGTTGAGCCGCTCACCACTACCGATTGAACCATAACCGGTGGTACGGAGGTTATTTGAGGCGTTATTTTGACGTTCTCAACCAACAAACCTGGCGTGAGGTTATCGCTGAAACTTACCGTAAGTGTCGTGTTGGATAGAACATTAACCTGTTTGAGTCTTAAATTTGCCATCTAGCTGACCTTATCGGCCCTCCAACACAACCGATACATTATTCGCGACAAAGTATTGATTTCTCTGCGCAGTAATGCTCAAAACTTGCCCTGTCTTGCCTTCTTGATTGAAGGCCGTGACTCTCACCCGATCAACTCCATCTACGGCACCCGCGACATTCACCATATCCGATGCATCCAGAATATCATTTAGTTTATTCGTATTGATCGCTACGATCAATCTATCTCGAACATTCTGCGTGACAGTTGTTCCGGCATTGTTAAATTCTGATTTCAATACAATTGCCAACGTAACATTAATCTTTATTTCAGAAGCCTGTTTAATCAAAACATCTGAATTGATCGGGCGATTCGTTTCAAGGGTCAAAGTAGTGTCGCCGATCAATCTATTATAGTTATATCGTACGAGAATTCTTTCATTTAACTTTGGCGCGGTGTAATTGTAAGTAATTAAGTACCTAGAATTAATTGCAGGCTGGTTTGTCTGGCTGACCGTCAGCAGAGCATTGGAAATGGTCGTGAATCCGCTCGATACAGCTACTTTATTTATTTGAGCAAAATATTTATTTCCATAAACGGTTCCGTTTCTCGTGAAAAATAGATCTTCATGATCATTCGGATCCATATAATAAAACGTAACTCTTACTTTATCACCTATATTTGGAAGATTATTAAGATTATTCGTAGTTGCGGGCAAACGTACCTTTAACCCACCAAGCGTCTGATCCGTTATGGATTCATTTGAATAATACAGCGCAGTACGTAATTGGTTACCCAGAACATCATAACTCGTCAGGACATCCGTTACTTCCGCCCCAATCACCTCGACTCGTTCCATCTTGACTACCCTGACAATCCCGTAACGGCTACTCAGAGTATCGTTGGAGGTCAAGGAGAGTGCGGTTCTCAATGCCTCTCCTAGATCCTGAACCAATCCAGAGTCATTGATGGTAAATATAATATCTTTAGCTTTGGTAATGGTGGTGCCGGTAAATGTCACGACTCCTTCATTATTTATCTGATCTGATAACGATACCGCGAGTCTCGTTACGGATTGTTTCAATGAAGCCGTACTGAAGTACACCACTAGTACTTTTTCGTTACCAATGAGCGTTTCCTGAACCGCGTCTGAAAAAGTTAATATGTTTCCGACTACCGTTATATTGGGATCGCTCAGTTCGGAAGCATCGGCAAGATTCATTACGAATATCTGATTCAGATCTATATTTGATGGAATAGTAAGGCCCGTGAGGATAAACTTACCTGAAGGAGCCAACGTCACATCGGCAATTTCTTTCGAAATAACATTGCATGCAAACGTAGAAGGCTGGAATCTGGAAAGATCACGTACCTGGTACGTCACCATTACCGATTCATCAACAGTCAAACCTACCTGACTAAGATTCAGAATATAGTTAAGATCTGTATCCGTACTAACGGTCCCGGCTCCGTTCCATAATTCTGTCCCGTCAAGTTTGGCTGCCGATACAACATTCGAGGCTATCAATTCATATTCAGCGCTGGAAAGATCAAGCTTTAAATAATATTGACCTCCAGACGAAAGTGCAATTTTTGCGTGTTGTGATTCAATCAAACAAGCTGGATTGGATCGGTTACGTACGGTAACCTGATTATGATCATATCCATTACCTTTTCTGATCGCCGGAAGTTCATTCAGTCGGAATGAGAAAAGATCTGATATTTCAGCAATATAATTAACTTTTGCCGTAAAAACATTGGGCCCGGAAGGATAATTCTGAACCGGTATCGTAATTAGATTATTATTCAGATTCCCTGTCAAACCATTTACGATAAATATGTCCTGAACACCGTACGTAACCTGAACGGTCTGACCAGCCTGGGCCGAGGTATCGGTCGGAAGAACCACCGTAACGTCATAGAAGATACCGAAACCCGTAACGACTTTGGTGCTCTGAACGCTCCCATCGTTTTGACTGGTTTGGTAAAGTTCTTTTGAAGTATTGAAGATCTTGACCGAACTAACGGTTTCAAGAGGCATCAATAGCCCCGTCAGGATCACGACTAGTTTTCCTAGATAAACACCGCTCGTTGCGACGGTTACGGTACTGGTTCCGGATGAAAAGGCATTTACCGAAATAACCGATGTGATCGGATGGATGGCAGTGCCGCTATAAAATGTTCCGGATGTATTTTTAGTAAAGACTACCGATTCATCCCTTACAGCATTGCTGAATCCCCAATCCACGCTATCCTGTACGGTTCTTGGATTGGTACGGGTAAATCTTCCGTCATAGTCAACATATGGATCGTATTGTACGATCCAAGTATAATCTACCTGAAGGATATCGCTCGGCGAAGGTAGTGTATTTCCAGAAATTTGGATTCTTCCGAGTGTATTGATGGTTCCGGTACCGTTTAGATTCTGATTCGTTACAGTATAACGTTCTCCCGTCGTGACGTTGAAAACCCTCGTTACACCGGTACATGGAGTATGAAGAAGTGTAATAACAGAACGGTCCGTCGTGAGTACGGTGCTGTTTTCATTAGTAATTAGAAGATTTTGCTGTAATGCGGGAATCGTCAATACGTCTGTAAACGTAACATTATCCTGACCGTTGTATTTTCCTTTTACTCTATCTTCCGGAAGATCAGATATCTTATCACTAATCCATACAAATTTATCAAAACCCCAAGGGCTACCCGAATATACACCGGTATCCTTAATTAACTCATAATTACCCTGAACTCTACCTAATGAATCAATTGTTTTTTCTTTAAAATTAGATCCGCTTAATGAACCCGTCACTTCCACAATTTGTTGAGCTGGTTGTGCCGGGAGGGTCTTGGCAGCAATATTATCAATTCTTTTACGATTTACTGTTTTGTTCTCATCACCAACAATTTGACCCAAAACAAAGTTATTTTTTATATCAGTCGGGTCTCCGCGATTGCTGGCATCACGATAGATAAAGCTATCTACCTGTTCAGCGAGTCTTGTCCCCAGGATAATAATATCGACTTTTCCGCCCTGACCTTCTGATATGATGGTAAAGGATCCGTCATCATTCTGAAATACTTGTGTTCCGTCACGAATCATCAGGCTGTCGCCTGGCTCGATTACCAAGGCATCCAGAACATCTGTATCCGAGAGAACAAGATTACGGTATCCGAGAGCCGTTCCGACATTGGAGCCGCTGAAGATCGCCAGGACTCGATTTCTGAAAGAAGTATCGTCTTCTTGATTCGCTCCACCAGAGAATGGATTTATATTCGTGACATTCGAAATCCCTGCGATGTTGGTTCGGCTGATACCAAATTTAGATATGTTACCGATTATGCCGGGAGTCGTGGCGATGACCGGCACTTCAACCGCATACAAATCTGATATTCCGAGGAAATCAAGTTCGTTTCGATATCTCGTGGCAACGGCTTTATATAGATTTGATTGAGAAGGATTGATAGAAATGCCGGTTTGAGTTGCGAAGGATATTCCGCTGCTGGAAAAAACAAGCGATCCACGGCCCACTCCGATGGTCGCGGGGATGCTGGCGAAAGTCAAAAGCGCCACACCACTACTGGTTGTGGATGATTTTCTCGATACTCCAAAGTTTTGAGATAAGAAATCAAGGTCACTGCCAGAAACCAGTCTTATGGATTGTTGATCTGAAATTTTAGAAATTTCATCATACAATAGAGAAAGCTGTCCAGCAGGGGATTCAATAAATAAATCTCTCGCGACTGTACCGGGCTTGACATCAAGATTGGGCTGGCGTGATCGATAAAAATCAATCAAATTTAGTATTATTTCATCTGCATATCTGATCGTTACCACTTAGACTCCCATCATAAAAATCCAGATACAGTAAATGATGTCTGTACTTTATTGTAAGTTCTATCCAGAACAGTTATCTTGACTATAAATAATCTAGGATCGGTATCGTTTCTCTGAACAAGTATTCCGACGATCGCTGCTAATTGTTCTTCCGCAGATAATTTTTGGAAGCTTTCAAGTTGAATTCCTTGAAGTGCCTGAAGCGTCGTTATGGATGTCCTTAATTGATTTTCGGCCGCATCCGTTATGATGGCGGTATCGAGATGAGATCCGATTAGAGTTTTGGATATAAAAGAACCGTACCATGGATTAAAAACGTTTGAACCGGCTGGTGTAATGGCTATTTTTAATATATCTTGAATCAGCTTATCTTTATCCTGAACCGTCTCTAATTGACCGTTCAGAATGCTGATATCTCCATTTTTTAGCTTCAAATCAAACGACATAACTCTCCATCACAAGCTATACCGGATTATCAGCCGGAATAATGATCGAATCAGGAATTTGTCGTCTTGCCTTTATAAATAGCATCAATTATAGTAAATATTCGTCTAACTTGGGTTTCGTATCCCGTCAGGACTGCCAAAGACCCGAGTGTTCTGGATCCTTTTGATTTTCTATCTTTTACCTTCTCGGATTGAAGCTCAGGATTCTTATACATACGTTCGAACGCTGCATCATCCAGCATATCCAGCAATATAGCGTGATCAACTGTCCATAAAGCAATGTAAGTTGTCAACATATCAAGTAGTCCGAACCCTGTATCATCACCCATGATCATCGCGATATTAAATAATGCTGATTCTGACTTTCTTGCAAAATCATTTCTTCTATTCGTAATATTGGTTATTTTTTGCTCATAAACCGTTGGTACGTTTGGCCCAAAACTTCCCAGCGCCACCTCATCAATTGCCGAAAATACCGTACCACCGATTTGTTTTTTAAATATTTCAAACTCCGTATCGGCAATCAATTTCTCTTTTGTCAATCTACTTATTTCAAGCTCATCCGGCGTAAGTGTAGCGCTGGATGTATCAAGATCATACGAACTGATGCCTGCGGTGATTCCTTTGGCGGATGGTTTTGGTTTCCACGTAATATTACTTGTAGTACGGCTCAATTCTCTCTGAGATTCAAAAAGCTGATCCGTAACGGTTTTTAGTAAAACAAAAAGATTCTGTACAATAAAAACTTCAGACCTGTATAGCTTCGACGCTCCTCCCAAAAGATCCATTAATCTTTGGCTTGTAAATCTTTCATCTTTTTTAATTTGATCAATAGATTTTTGTAAATCTTTAAAATCAACGTTTTTATTCGCTACATTGAATCTAACTCTACAAACCTTCTCGATCATAGGTCTGGAAAAGGTTGTATCGCGATTAAGTATTCTTTCTTTGTCTGTTAGGAATGGTGTTCCGATTTTATTAATCGCCGGAAGAACCGTCAGATCGATCCTCGGATCAACAATGAACGGTTTAATGATATGCTGAATAGCTTTTAATGATTTGAGATCGCTGCCACTAAACTGAGCCGTTGGATAGAGTTGTTTGACATTCTCTCTAACCGTATATTCTTTTGTTTGAGCTTCACCTTCATCTAATGGGGATGATTCGTTGCCTTCTTTCATCATAGACAATTCTCTTGAGAATTGAACAGAATAGGCCAGTGCGGAGCTTATATCGTTTTCTTTTGCATAGATGGCGAGTCTTGATTTTGACCATGTTTCTCTAGCATCGAGAAGTTTTAACGTTCCTTCAGATAATCCCGCGGCTACTTGGTATCTTTTATTTCTCAGATCTTCACTAAGGTTTAGATTAGGATCGAATCCAGGATTGTAAGAACCAAGATCTGAACAGATTGGCAAACCAAGTAATCTATAAAAGGTATTGCAGTAACTTTCTTGCGGTTCACGATTAATCAATCCAGCATGCGTGATCGATTCTATAGCTTTTTCTTCGAATTTAAATTTTGATTGTTCTGGAGTATTGTAACGACTTCTATAGCGCTCAATTTCAGACGCGAAACTGTCGTATATTTTAGTGATATCCTGTTTAACATACTGAGTGTCAAAAAAAGAATTCTGATTATAAATATTATCCGGCACGTTTCACTCCTATGAGTGCCAATTCCTGCTCAATGGTCGTCATGACGGGATTCAGAACAAAATAAGCCGTGATCCAACGTTGCTCTGATCCTGACATACTCCACCATAACCTATCCAGATCGTCTAATAATAAAGCCGATTCCAACGTATCGTAATTCTTGGTTTCGAATTCTTCTTGCCTCGCCAGATACAACTGAACCGCTGGAGTTATGAGTCCACTCATGACGACTCTCCCGCACCGGTATCGTTTGCCGTATCGGTGGCGTCGCGACGGACCTTCGTCGTGTCGTCGAGCGTTCCAGAACCGGTGCTGGTAGCGATGGGGGCCGTGATGAACGTGTAATCAAGTTGCTGAATCCCAACGCTCGCCTGAACAGTCAAATCAATTGGTAAACTTATATTCTGGAAATAATTATTATTATACTGAACCCTAATCGTTCCGACTCCGCCTACATCGCTACTGATTTCTGCTGTAAACGCTTCCGAACCATCGTAACTAAATGGAGTGATGGATCCGAAAGTAATTTCAGGCTTGAAATTCGCAGCTAACTGTGCTCCCACATCCGGAGGCAACCCTGCACCCAAACTTGCAGAATTCTGATCCTTCAATAAGGCTTTAACTTTTATGGTTTTGGTGGTGAATTGAGATGCCGGATCCACGGTAAAGCTACTTTTGGTATTCGATACGCCTATATTTACAAATTGATTCAATGCAGCTTTTGAGTCATCCAGCATTACATTGAGGCACCCGATCACTTCGGACTGGAAATCAGCTGTCGTGGCGAGAGTCATGTTGGTTCGGTATCTGGCAAGTGCCGAATCCACACATATTTTAGCAGCGGCAGGATCCGGAAGCGGAACGGCTCTCAACCGGTCAGGATTGAGCCCTGTAAAGGTTGCATTTGCGAGCTGGCGATCCGCCGCGACTGCTGGCAAGCAACCAATCGTAATAAGTGTCTCACCCGCTAGTACATAATGATTTACTCTTACAGTATAACTGATATCGCTTATCGTGACACCATCATCAGCAGGTGTACTGGCGATCGTAATATCCTTATGAAGCATTGTATTGAGACTGCCCTGCACGCCTTCTACCAAAATATGTGTCTTCTCATCATCTTCAAATGCTGAGCCACCGACCAGACTCAAAGCTCCGTTAAAAGGCTGAGCTGGAAAATTTGCCCAATTCAACAGCGCAAGAGTAGGTGTGCGATCAATAATACAATCTTTCATTCTGATGTATCTGGGAACCCCTGTTCCTCCGAATGGAGTCGGATCGTATAGGAAACGTAAATCAACTACATAAGGAGCTTTTGTGGGGAATGTATCTTTCGTGTATACTTTTCCTTGTGGGAAAAATATAAATCCCAATAATGGATTCACATCTACCGGGAATGTAATGTTGAAAAACATCTCCGTCCCGACAAGAGTCGAATCATAAAACTGCCAGCTTTCTCTCCTGACCTGTCCCAAAGAAGCAAAGAGCGTCTTGAAAACTTCCGGAATTCCTGAAATGGCCGATGCATCCGGCCCGACTTGACTCAGATAAAGAAGATTTCCAGTGTTTTCTCTGGTATACGGAGCAGATTTGATGAAAGCCGGACAGACCTCTACAGTACAGCATCCCGTATCATCCTGAGCAGAATCATCACACGGAGGAATTCCGAAGACCAATAGAAGAATTGCTTTGATCACTTGGATCAGAACATCCAAAACGCCCAACACGGCAAATATGTTCTGCATAAAACATAAAAGATGTCCGAGCTTTCTCAGAATAATCAGTGCTGATTGAGAATCTCGTTTAGCAAAAATCTTACCCAGCAGGACAATATTTTTTATTAATTGATTAACGATTCTAGTTACTTCAGAAATGATATACGCGATCAGCGCTACGATCAGCAGGATCAATGAAATGATCATGATGATGATGGCAATGATCGGAAACATCGCAAGAAAATCCGGAATGCATACCCGGAACAATTTCTGCATTTTCCCACCCAATTTGATCGGATTGGGAATGGCACAGAGAATTTCGATCATGCATAAAATAATGCCGATCGAAGGAAGTCCGAATTTATATATAGAAATGAATCCGCTAAAATCATTCAGCAGCTTCATTATCGGGTCAATATTGACCCGATCAATGCTTGGATTTATGCTTGGTTTGAATAAACCTGGAGGAAGTCTTAGATTAAAATTATCAAACAGAGCCTGAAGATTTTCAGGAAATTTATTAATAAAACCGAGATTCGGAATATCAGTTAGTTGACCGTTGGCACTTCCGAAGCCCGGAACCGGTTGCGGTGTAAACTCCGGAGGTGTAACTAGATTGTCAGAAATATTACAAGGCACGACTCTTTATATATCCTACATTATAGATTTACTATTGCGCAGTACCGTTCTGGATGCATCAGGATCATTAGAATACATATTGATCTCTTCGGCATCCAGATCAATCTTCATGGCTTTTAATAAAAGCGTTCTGCTGGAAATAAGTTTTATATTCTGTGGTGACATTACCGTGACACCATCATTATCTATTCTAACTACCGTTACTTCACCAGTATCCCGGAATACCCTGATATCAACGGCACCTGGACGCCAAGCCATGTTTTTTAGCTGAAATCTTGAGTCTTTGGTCTGCCCGTCACATAAACCGATTGCTCCACTATCGCACCCTCCTACCTGAATCAACAGATCTCCAGATAAAGATAGCCCCATGCTTACATTATTAAGGTCTCTACCTACGTTACCTATGATAGATCCATGAGTATCCAACCAAAATGATTGTTTATCTACGGTATTGGATCCGATATTCATTTCAATCATTCCATCAAAATTAATACTTCCGGATCTACCCCCAGCATTTGCATCGGGACCAGAAATATTAATTTCTTTTGATACGAATGATTTTGGAAATTTTTTATTTTCAATTCCTGATTGTTTCGGATCCAGTTCATATGCAAAAGGTTCTGGTGTGCTGAAAGCAGTAAAGCAAGAAGTTATGTCGTGGTAAGCTGTGCCGTGTAGGATTGTTTTATCAGTAAATCTATCTTGCGGGGTAAAAAGAGCAGAAGTATTGGCCGGGTCTTTTATCTCGATTGCTCCGGAACCGAATGCAAATGTCTCGATCGCAATATCTCTCCTGAGTCCTTTATTCTCAGGTGTCTGATTATCAAATGAAAAGTTATTCGGAGTATCTTTTCCATTTACAGTAGAACGGTTCTCGTACCTTGTAAGCAGTGGTATGTTGCCGGTTTCGCTGCTCGCCGGAACATTTATTTTAAATTGTCCTTCTTTATCGATATCTATAAAAAATCTACTTCTGAGTCTTGCAAAATCATCTTTATTATTAACTTCGGGAACCGGGACCACGGCGATCGGATCGATCTGAAGTTTTCCGTCTTTTAATTTTTTAACCGGACCTTTCCTAGCATTTATTTCAAAATGATAAGCTAAACTTTTACGTTCTATGGCACGGATTCGTTGAAAAGCATTAAGTTTATCATTATTGGTACGGAATGAATAATTTTTTTCTTTACCCGCCGGAATAACATTTCGATTAAGATCCAGTAGATTGCCATAAATATCAACAACCGTTCCCTTGACCGTTTCCATCAAATAATTAGGAGCCGCGAGAGTCAATCCTAAAAGATCTGTCCGGGCTTCTCTACGGTTGTATTTCAGTGGAGTGGTGTTGATTTTATTTCTAGTATATCTGGACGCTTCGGCTGGATCAGATTCGTATCCGAAACTATGTGCGAATTCATAAACCATCTCTCTCTTTTCAATAAAAGGGAGATTCCGGGCAATGCTGCTTGAATTCTGATCGTTCTGATCAATCGTCAGGGCATCAAATGGAGTCGATGGATCGAAACAAATCGGCACTAACGAATCATCATATTCATGCGATTCTCTCCTCGATACATTGCTTTCGGTATCTCTAGGATTAAGATCTCGCTTTACAATTCCTTCAATATTTATACTGGCTTCCGATACAGAGAATTTTTCATTAATATTACTAGAAAGTATATTACGATTCGGATCAATCCTTAATTGTGTATAATCGTTTCCGATTGAAATATATTGATCCGGATCAAGGTTTATTTTTGTTCCGGAATCGCTCTGGATCAGAAGTGAGTTGCCAGAAATATTTAATGATTGGTAAAGATTGCTTTTAACAATTTGGTTTATTAAGAAATATTCTCCACCTTCGGCTTGTTGAACCGTAACAGGAGTTCCGGGTTGAGGAGAACCTCCGATAAAGTGGCCCTGTTCTCCAAAATAGCCCGGAAGATACGGAACATTAACTTTTCCTTCTCCATTCAGGAGAGAAACGGATAGCTTTCCATCGGGTCCGAGTCTCGATTCAACCTGACCTCTCTGGAGAGTCCCGGGTATTTTATTAAATGGTTTCATTTATTCGCTAACCAGCCAGATATCTATAACAGAACTTGCAAGTATTTTCTCTCTCTTTATTCCGTCTGATGAGGCTCCGGAGGATGCTGATGAATTATTGTTAAGATTGTTTACGGCATCCCACGCAAAAGATGATGGTTGTCTGGGTTCAGATTCTTTTCCACGATCTATTTCTTCTATCGTTACTAATTCTTTCGGCAATGGTAAAAACACGGAATCATCCGCGAGCGCGGGCGCGGGAGGATCACTGCTGCCGAAAGCTGCCGTGGCTTTTTTAGAATTTTCCGCGGTAAGGAACTTCTTAACAAATTCAGCAGCTTCTTTTAATTCAGGTGTTACGGTGTTGATTCCTTTTTTGCTATTGAAGAATATTCTGATCTGAACTGTCGGAAGAACCTTGTCTGAATTTGGTGTCATGAAAGAGAAAATGCTCCTTCCGATATTCAACAATATATTTTTGTTTTTGGATCCGTACGGATCCGCTGCAATTTGATCCCCGCCAGATTCGCCTGTTGCTCCGCTGGCCCCTGCTGCTCCGCTGGCCGCTGACTTCAAGACCGACCCACCCACGGGAGCCAAGATAATCGTTCCTAACTTCTGATCCCCTGAGTCCGGCCCCTTATAGACAGTCTGATTAACTTGATCTCTGTTTCGATACAGAACCTTACCAATAACATCGAACGATGTTGGGATGTATTCTCCCAAACCATGTCCGTGCGACATATTGATGGTCGTTTTGAAAACACTTCCATAAGTAAAAATATGACTTACTGATTGTACGTAAAATAATATATTTCTTGGTTCAAAATATACAACTTCACCAGGCTGTTGGAATTCATTTCCTACCAATGTTGCGGATCCGGTAAATATTTTACCTCTTTCACGATTCAGCAATGATACCGCGTACGGCGCACATTGAGTATCGGGATCGCTAAAAAACGGAACCGTAACGGCTTGAGTACCTTTGAGTCCGTACATTCTCCAAAGATCATAATCCACAGCATATGCGCTCGTGAGAGCGTTTCCTCCGCTCTTGCTAAGACTCAAATCTCCCGGAGCGTCCGCGAATCCTTCCGCGAACAACCCGTCTACCCTGACCATATTAAAACCAGGTGATTTTTCATTAAAATCATATGAAATTATGTTTCGGTTCCGTATAACGTACCTTGAACCGGATCCAAATCCATAATCATCATAGGATTCATCCTCGATCATATTTTCTAATATTTCCGGAACATCTTTTTTGGTGAAAAGATTCTGGAACGTAACCTTATTCGACTCTCCGCCGGAAGTTGTAGTTTCGTACGTATCCTTCATACTTTTAACGGCACTCGCGGCAGACTTGACAAGATTCTGCCTCCTACCGATCAGTCCCGCAATTTCTTTGGTTATTTTGAAGACATCAATGGCACTGGTGGTTTTTAGTTTATCAGTATTGACCAGTAAGCTTTTCAACTGAACCGGAGCTACACCTGTTTTTGATGTTAACCGATTAACAATCGCATCTGAACGATCTTGTAACTTATCAGAAGATGTGATGAATGTATTAATATTACTGACTGATGTTTGAGATACAAGACTTACTCGTTTTTGAATATTAAATACAGATCCGGTATTTTTTGCCTGACGTTCCAACGAACTAGATAAATCACCTAAGTTTCTAACTAATTCAGAAGAATCCGATACCTTTGTTTTATCGTCGGGATCTTTTTCATTAAAAATAGCTTCCAATGAAGCGATTTTTCCATCCTGGGCTGATACGAAAGTAAATGTACCTCCGCCTATATTTATTAATGCCGTGACTTCATCATCAGACGCTTTTCCGAGCGCCAATGCATAATACCTGATCTCATCTTCAACAACTTCTATATTTTCAACAAGACTCTTTACTTGATTTTTAAACAGGTCTTCTAGAAACGATGGAAACAGCTGGATTCCCAATTGCTCCTTCATCTGAAACATTTTGTAGAATACGCTCTGTGGAACACGGTTGTATTGAGGAGGACGGATCTGAATATGACCCTGTGAGTCACAAAATACTTCCAAATCCAAAATCCCCGCAACATTGTTAATCTGTTCTCCTACATATGAATAATCGCTAGAAAAATCATTCATATTTCCTGTTACGGATTTACTAAAAGCTTGAAAATCATAGTCTTTATCATACGAGTCATCTACAATCAATAGATTCGAATCATCATTGGATTTGACACGATACATCAATCGACGTGTCAAATAATTAAGCTTTCTTCTTAATTCTTTCCTCAGACGTGATTGTTCAGTAAGGGTAGATTTACCCGTGTCCATCAGACCGCCAACTTCAAACGAAATATCATCACCCTGTATACTGAGGAATTTTTCCCCTGAATTCATGGCTTGATTGACTGCTTTTTGCTTTTCACCGATCTGTTCATCTAACTCTTTTATTCTTACTTTGAATACAAGGGTACTGTCTTGTTGAGCCGTACCGTCTTGCCCCGACGAAACTCCTCCAGACGTAACCATAGATAAACGATCGAATAGAATTGCTCGTTCTCTCAGAAGAGATTCTAATTGGCTAGAATCATTCAAGAGATCTGTTTGGGTACGTATAGCCAGAGCTGTTTGGGATTCAGGTATGCTGAGACGTTTGAATGGAATGTAATTTCCATAAAGACGATTGTTTTTCTTTAAATTATTAAGAAGACCTCTATAATACGAGGCATCGACAGTTTGTTCTGTTTTGTACGAATCAAACTGAATAGCATTTTTATAAAACGTAGCAAAATTATAAGGCTCTCCAGTTAATAATAAAGACAGGACATTCATCACGTCTTGTCCGGCAAATGCATCGCTAGTGGTTCTCGTGATAACAGTTTCAACAATGGATGCACTTGGATTGAATGTATTTTTTGTTTGAGTAAGAGTGGCGATGCCTGATTTCCAACGATATACCATTCCAGATGGCGCGTAATATATTTGATTAATAAGTTTACTTACCGGATCTGCTTTCATATCCTTATTGAAAAAGTTCGTCAACGTGACTTCTTTTCCTTTATCCGGACCAGAGTCAAATTTAGGATTATTTTTTGTTATGAAATCAATGTTTTGTGGAAGAAGCTTCGGTACACCTCCACCCTTCCCGCCAGCTTTTCCGGTAATGGAATCAAATGTCGTGTCGAACGGAGTCACGGGATCGTAAATCTGATGATCAAAATCTGTGGCTGATGGAGTAAAATTAACCTTGCCTTGCTTAAAATAAGCAGTCATGTCTTCTCCCAGAACACGTAACGTAAACGCACCGCTTCCGTATGATTGTGGTGCTGATGTTACCAACCCGGCAAAAACATGTGTCCCGGCCTTATCCGTTACGAAATGATGCCTTAGCATCGACCAAAGATAATTAGGAAAATCCGATCCAACAAAAACGTCCTTTTCAATCTTGCTGAATCCAGCGTCAGGTTTGAAAAGACTATTTAGACTATCCTTCAATCCATTCAGTCCCTGACTTACCTTTTGTTGAAATCCAAATGAATTAAAACTTGTCTGGAGACCAGAAAGAATCTTCGTATCTAACTGACTTTTACTATTAATGTATACATGGATCTCATCAAGAGGCTGAATTATAGATTTTTGATTATAATGAAGTCTCATCTGCTTTCGTAGCAACGTATTATCTTTATTGAAACTTCTTAATTTTCTTTCAGTATTGGCTTCGGTGCTGAGTTGGGCGAATATTGAATTCGCAATAGATTTGATAAGATCTTTTTCTTGACCTTTCAAACCTTGATTTCCAAGCGGCCCTCCAAAATCAGCCGCTGTATCGATATTCGTAACATCACCTATGATGGCTTCACCAAAGTTCCGATTCCCAGGATCCGTATCAAGATTTATCTCTATTCCCAATCCGTCGATCAATACTCTTACTTTTTTGCCAAGAAACGTATCCGGCTGAACTATGAATTTGATCGGATTGACACCTCTATTTTTTCTTTTAAGATTTAATAGTCTTTTAGTCAGCGCCATGGTGCTGTCGAGGGCACTTTTGCTTAATTGAAAAAATGTACTGCTGTAGAACGGATTTAATGAATCACTGATCGCACGATCAATGTCTTCATCCGTAATTACAAGGATTTCTAATGGATTGGATAGTGAAAGGCTACAGGAGCCACTTCCCCATTTAATACTAGTGGTGGTTTCGAGTTGATTTACCGTAGTCAATTCAATCACGCCGGTACCGATTCCGTATGTTGTCTTGAAACTACTGTTTCGGTTAACTACCCATTGTGTAGTGGCGCTGGTACGATTAAACGCCACTAATTTTCTAATTTTCTCGATTGCTTTTTTTAAACTAGAAGGTTGTTTATTGGGGCTCAAAATAGATGGTGAAAATAAATCCACGACATCCGCCGCATCTACCAAGATCGGCAGCATCGCATATTCAACATTGTTCTGAATCTGTGCGATCCTCTCTATCTTGGATAATTTTTCATATGCTGATAATTGATTACATTTATTATTAAAAAGAATAGCCGATGCTTTCAAGAACAATTTATCATGCTTATCCATAAGTTCCGTGTTCGTCTGAACACGGAGTGATGAAAATTCTCTCTTTTTAACAAGAACCGTAATCTCTGGTTCTTGAGACATGATTTCTAATTGTTTCGGGAGTCTGGAATGTTTTGTAAATCCATTCTCAAGGTATCTTCGCTCGGCAGATTGATCAAATTTGCCCGCAAAATCCCCGAGCGCGCCGAAACGCTGAGTCGACCCGTCATCGTTGGTCGTATCGAGAGATCTTAATTTATTATCCGATAGATTAAATTGTTGATCCAGAATACTGCCGAGATTATCAAAAAACGCCATCTTACTTTATCTATATCTGACTCTATCTTTTCGTAGAATAGTGTCCGAATGTGCTGGGAATACCACCAGCAGAATTGTTGCTCGGCCCACCAACGGCAGACCTGTTCCAAGGCATGCTGTTGAGCCGGTATCCTCGTCTCTGCGTTACATGAAAATGCATCGAATAACTGATCGTTCCGATCAATTCGGCATCTTCCGTTACCGAAAAATCTTTAAAATAACCTCGGAAAACTGATCCGTCATAATACATTTCTACCCCAAGCGCCAACGCCGCTAAGGACGGAACATTCTGTGGAGCAATGGCGCCGGAACCTGGATCCGCACCGAGCAGTCCTCCCGCAACGGTACTGGCGATGCTTCCGCCCAATCCTCCACCAAAAATAGATTCACCAGCTTTATCAACAATACCCTGAAATCCTGATGTCCTGGCATCTGCTGATAGAGCCAATCCGATCGCATCGAATGATAATTGTTCTGCACGGAATATTTCATACAGAACATTGATTCCTTCGATACCAGAACTTCCGGTCGATCCGCTGATCGTGAGCTTAGGAAGCTCCTCTCCCCAATACTGAATAACGAATCCGCCTTTCGTTTGTTCTTCCTTTATTATTTTAGTATAAATGTATACTATATTTTTAGGATTCACGTACATCTTTACGACACCGTATTCCGGAACGAACCAACTAATAATTTTTCTTTTTTGTTTCGCCGGACGTCTATCTGACGGTGCTTTGGCTGATGGAAGACCATTCCCATCACCTGAAGGAATTCCCGATACAATGAATCCATCTTTCTCGAAGTCTTGAGGTCCGCTTGAACCACCGAGAGCTTGTGAGACTTGATTCAATCCATCAATAATAGGTCCGAATACGCCCATGATAATATGAGTTGATATGCCTCCGGCATTCTCTTGTCTTATGCAGGAGTTATTCTGATCTTCTTGGGATCAGAGACTGTCTCGATTCTACTTCGGCGATGATTTTACCTTTATCATTAACTCTGCCACAATCAATGCACTTCACCTCTAGTTGTCCAGTGATCTTTAAACTATCGGGAAACTTTACTTCCTGCGCTCCGAGACGTGCCTGATTTTGTCCCGTACCTGCGCCGCCACCCGTACCAACATTTTGGATCGATCTTACGGTTTTATCCGTAAGAGCCGCGGAGGGAGATTTTTCAGCCGGACGCTGAATCTGTTGCGCTGCCATTTGTTGGTGTTGTTTATGTGTAATGACAGGAGGAAGAGGAGCGGTAGTCCTGCCCCGTACCATATCTCTCTTATCCGTATCACCAATACGCGTGATCGTCGGAAGAGGCTTATCTGGACGTGTGGCTTCGTGGTGTTTCTCTTTTCCACTAATAAAGAGTTTGGCGGTTGCCCCGGCTTCCTTGATTGACGGGAAAAGTCCGCCTTTTTGAGGCGCGGTAGAATCTTGTAAAGATGCTCCGACAGCTTGAGTCGCGTCTTGTGATAAACTGTTTAATACTTTTTCAACTATAGGATTGCCTTTTCCAGCAATTACTCCAAGTATTCTTGTAATGTTTGCTAATGATTCCTGCTGTATCTTGGTAATACTGGCACTTATGGCCGTGAGTGCGGTTTTTCGATCATCCTGAACATTTTTACCGCGCTGACTGCTTATTTCGAAAAGATCTTGCTTGCCTCTTACTTCTCCCGTTCCGAGCGTTCCGGTTTTCAACGCATCAAAGAATCTTCCGGCAGACTGCTCATCCTTTACCATGGCTCCGAATGGAGTGGATTTTGCTAATGATAATTGTCTTCGGTATTGTGCGGCAGACCTGGGATCCTGTCCGGCTTGTTCAAGAGATACGATATTCCCCCCAAGCTGGCGTTTAAACGTATCCTGAGCCATTTTCATGACTTCATCAAGCTTGTCTTGCCGTATCAGATTATCAATTTTATAAGCGCCCTGAAGCCCTCCCGGACCTCCGGATCTAGATGAAATGAATGCTTTGCTTCCGGTATCGAGACCCTTAATACCATCCACCATTTCATTAATCAATTTGGCTGACTGTGTAGATGATAAGCCTATTTCTCTAAATGTTGGACCGAAACGTTGCAGGATATTAAGAGTAGAGTTGGATTGATCTCCAAGCATTCCGAATTTATTAGCAACATCCTCAGCTACGGACCTGACATCATTAAATGTTAATTTAGAGAATTCAGATACGGTATTCAGGGCACCTATATATTTAACAGCATCACCAGCACTCAAGCCCATCTTTTCATAAGCTTCTTTTATTTCTAACTGAACCTTTGGCAATCCTCCGAGAGTCGTGACGGAAACTCTTGTCGCGGCATTCACAACATCTAATGTTCCGCCCCATTCAGTCGTGGAGTCAGATGAACTATTCATGGCTCCCGGAATCTCTCCGATAGTGGATCTTAGTTGATTCAACGATGTAACGCTGAATCCTGTTGCTAAGGATAAATTCTTTGTTTGTTCTATAAGATTATGAGTTTTATCAGTAAGATTTTGAGAAGAAGCTCCCCCGATATCAAATACGTCGCTTAGTTGACCACGGGCCACGGCCAATTGAATAAATTGGTCTTCAACGCCTCGGATGGCTTGAGCATTTCTGATCATAAGATCAATTCCATCGGTAACTCCGGTGATCATTTTTTCGATCTCCATTCCCACTTCTGGTATATTTCCTGTCAGGCTTGTAATCTGAGTCAACACTCCTTTAATCGGAGCAAAGGTTTCGGCAGTTGTGACGAATCCTAATTTTGCATCGGTCGCAAAACCTGCAAACGTCTCAGATGCATGTTGGCCAGCAATTGCAGAACTGATAATCGCTTCACCTAATTGTTTAACAAGAGTTATAGTGGACTCTATTTTCCCGGGATCAATAAATTTACTTATACTGTCTTTATTATTCTGTACTGTTGATTTTAAGTCAGTTAATTGTTTATTAAAGCGATCTGTTTCGGTGCCCGCTTTTTGAGCGTTATTTATGAAGCCTTCCATGGCTTTTGCCAATGCATCAAATCCTGATGGATCCGGTGCGGTCGGAACCGTGGCAGTAGTTTCGGAAGGATCAGTCATTGTTTATTAATTCATGAACCTGTCAGGGCTCGGCGTTTTCGTTTCTTTTTTGAAGAAACGACGTTAGTTTGATTAGATTCGATAAGTTTACGTGAAAATTCATCGAATTCAGCATCGGTTGATTTGAATGTATTATTATCACGATTCAATAGTTCCCGAACTGCCTGTGGATTGATGAAAGATCCAACAGCATAACTGATATCTCGAATATCCTCACCTTTTTCCATCTGATCCTCAACCCAATGCTCAAACATTAATAGTTTCAGAAGAGGATCCATGTCCTCAAAATATGGATCATCCGGAAGTCTTTGATATGTTTTACTTAAGAACCAGATAAAACGCTGATCTGGTTCCTTAACTATTTTTTTATTTCTTCAGCCAATTCTTTCAGATCGGTTTCGGAACTGACCTTAAATCGATCCGATGCTTCTCTCGTCAATGATGCAAATTCAGAATAAAGCCGCTCAATAAGGCTTTCATCAAATTCATCCAGAATATCCATAACGGCCGAACGATCATTTGTTTCGAGAGCCGTAAATAGATCGTTCCCATCAATCGCGCATAATGATGTTGCTAATTGCTGTCTACGTAGTTCAAATGTCTGCTGGATCACATCCTGTTGAAGCGATTCAGCTATACATGACCGCATTTCTTTTGATTTAAGAGTCCTGAGTGTAAATGTAGTATTTTCGATCCGTACTTCTTTAGTTATTCTTCCGATATTCGCTAGAAATTCTACACGCTGTTTATTATACGGTGTTATTTTTACTTTTCCGGTTACTTTTTCTTTCCGGGCTGCGGCAATTTCTCTTTCCATTGCAGCATAATCAGCTCGTGATTGACCATACTCTTCGTTAAGATCATTATCCTGGCCAGAATTATCCGGAACTTCATAGGTACGTTGAGTCGAGGCTCGGTGCGTAACGGAAGGTGAAAAATTTTTATTTCCGATCGGACTATTTATACTTGACATACTGCCGTTCTTCTTTCTTCAAAATGAATCAGGAGAGCTGCATTTCTGCGCTCTCCTGATTATATATCAATTTGATTCTTTGTTTAGAATGGATTACGATTTAAGAAGGCATTGATAAGACCCGGGGCATCCATAGAGCCACGACGACCGCCACGATCCGCTTCACGTTCGATCTCATCATTAAAGAATACGAGTCCTCGTTCTCCACCCGTTGCGGCATTATTGGCTCCGCCAGCAAAATGGCTCTCAATGCTTTCGCAATCAAAGTGCATTTGTTCAGATATGATAAAAGCATCCGCGCCATAACTAGTTTGGATACTATTTATCCACACATTTCGAAGAGTCGTGACGATCGTATTCTCCCCATCTCCTTTAAACGTATCGAAGATATCAATATCAAACGGATATCGCTGAGCATGCGCGTGTACGTACCCACGGCCAAAAGCCTCGGCAATGCGAAGACGATCAAAACGAATCCGGGTACAATTGCCTATAATTTTGACTGAGCCGTTTGGGACGCTATCAACGTTACCATCCGTCCCAACCTCCTTAAGCATATAGATCGCCCGCGTCTCGGTGTAACTGATCGTCTGGATCGCGCCGATCGCGTTATTATTAACTTTAACTACAATATTAGTGCTGAGTGCGGTGCCGATACGATTTTTACCGTCGCCCGAATAAAAATTTGTTCCCGTTTGAGCTGCCATTTAGTTCTCCAGATCCTGTAATATAATAAAATTATTCATTCTTTGAGTTAGAGAACGCCAATCCCGACTTTTATATAAATCCAGTTGACAGGATAGATCGGCTGGGCTCTTAGTGAAATGTTCCATTGTCTCGGATCCACCGAATCACGCACAACTTTCAAATCTGCGTATTTCGTTATCAATGACCCGGTAAACGAATTAAGCAATCCGATCGCGCGTGATGTCAAGCTTCCCTGAGTCGTATCATCTTCGGGATTACCTACGAACCCATCAAAGCCCAATCGAAGTGACTTGGCGATCCGGTCACGAATGAAGATGATCGAAATCTCTTCCTCTTCCGGAAATCCGCTATTCGTTGTGGTCTTGCCCTGTATAACCTTGCCACCACCGGATACCGGCTGAACTACCGTGATGCCGGACCCAACCAACTGCTCCAATACAGTCGGTGAATACCGCTTATCGTTCAGAATAGTTATCCCGGCTAACGTCTTATTCGTTAGTGGGATCGCAACATTCGGCGTTCCGCAGAAGAACCCTGCGGCAGCCGCGGCCATGTAGAATCCGTCAATCTTTACCCGTTCTGTCCCGGCCTGCACGACAATCTCATCAGGATACATATACACGGCTCGGAATGTATTTCCGAATGCTGCCCTGACGCTATAGTTGGCAAGGTCTTCCGTATTTCCAGACAGGATCTCATTAATATCGTCTCCCTGAATACCTTCCAGGACTCCAATATCCTCAACCGCTGCCAATTTTGAGCCCCTGACATTGTCAGGAGTCAAACCACGAATACCGCCGCAGAACAGAACACGTTCGCGTTTGTTCTTGATATTGCTCATTGTTCTACAGTGAGCAAGTGTGTTCTGAAATATCGCGCTGATGGTCTGCTTGGGTAGCGGTACCACGATATCAACTTCAACCGTTTCTAGCTTAGCAAGCGTTCCTAACCATCCTGCATCGAAGAAATCAGCGTCCCGATCATCAATCAGTGTCGTGCGGAGAGACTGTCCTGCCGGTACAACACTCTGATTCACCACTACGAATGAGCCGTTTTTCGTTGTATCGAATACTTCAAACGCAACGTTTGTTTCGTCAACAAAGTATTTCTTAATCGTGATGGCGAAGTTATTTCCCGACACCACTCCTGCAATTAGGAATTTGCCATTATTTACTTCATTCGAAGACGCGGTGATCTTTACATTTAGTAATGTCAGTCCTGAAATCAAACTAAAGTCAGTCGAGGCACTTCCCAAAACTGCCTTCGTTCCATCAATCATATTAGGTGTGATGACACCATCACCAATTGTACTGATGACAGTGCCGGATGAATTAACCAATTGGAACTGTACAGCAGTGGCGGATGTAAAGAGTGGGAACCTTACATTGAGTGATCCGCTCGATACTGCCGTTATATCGAATATGCCTTTGTTTACATCATTCGCAACATTAAACTGTTTAATCTTCTTACCTACATCGGAAGCCGTAAAGGTAAACGATGCACTGGTAAGGGTTGCGTTACCTGGACTTGCTACGGATGAAACCAATGTTCCGTTGGTACCGAATTTAGTTACGAGGGGTCTCTCGATAACCGTGTAGTAGTAAGCGTAGGTTGTGGTGCTGAAAATAAATGTATTGAGCGATGGCGTGGTGCTGGTATCACCTACCGTAAATAGTGGATGTTTGTTCGGAAGAACCTGAGTCTCGATACCCGTCGCGGTATTCGTTGTGAAGAAATGTAGATTTGAATTTACATCTGGTTTCACACCTACCGGAAGTGGGAATATGTACTCTTCAATATCCGTGCTGGTAGACGATACTGATGTCGAAAGATCAAAAGCAGTACGTCTGGGCAATGCTGGTTTCGTCTGAAGCGTCACGACACCCGGAGTAGCGTTGGAGAACGCAATCTGACAGCCAAGTGTTAGATTGTTATCAACGCTTGAAAGTCCATGTTTTTTCGATATATCTTCCATATTATCGAAAAATACCGGGTCATTCAGATCGGTAATCGAAATATACGCCGCAGTCAGGGAATCATTGCGAAGCAGAACGCCAGATTCAACTTTAACTTGGAAGGAATCGCCTTCTTTAAAGTTATTTGAGCCGAAGGTTGGGTTCTGATAAACGCTGAATCTTATAATGCCGTTCGAAACGATATTATTGTCAGATAGCCAGACAATTGGGTTTCCATAACCATCAAGTAACGCACCCGAAACTGAACCAAATGCCAAGAACTTGGCCGTTTGGGTCATCGGGGCTCCGTATCCGTCACGCTGGACCGATACGCATTTGATGGTCCAGGTTTCGGAAGGAGCGTTCAGGTCAACGACGCTGAGATTCTCAATCGTGCCGGAACCAAAATTTGAAGTAGATGGGAGATAGAATTTACCTCCCAGGTCAACCAAATGGGCAGACTGTAGTTCAATTCTGCCGGTGGCCGGATCTACTCTACAATCGTAAAAATCATCAAACGCATTTAGATCTATTTTGGCTTCTAGTAATTTTAGAGGTGAGCCGTTTCGATAAATGATTGTTCTGTTGATTACGTTTGGGAAGAGAGTGAGCTTGAAGTGACGTCCGTCAGCTCCGCTGGTTGAGGCGTAGGTTGGATTGAAACCATCCAAACCTCCACCCAAAGCTGAACTTACGATTACTTCGGTACGGGCTCCTTCGCCCATAATTGCTGCGAGGCGCACGCCTCCCGGAACCGAAACGCCCGACGTTACCGTTTGGACATCTGTATATACTCCGGGAATTGCTCCCGCTGCACCTGGGATGTTAGCCATGAATTTTCCTATTCAAGTTAGTCATGATGATGTTTGATTATTAGCTATTTCTGAATTTATCATTCTAACAATACCACCTAATATACAAGAAATTGCTACGACATTGATAAAATTATTAAAATAAAATATTAAAGTTGTAACAATACATCTAATAATGTTTGTGTTGAAGTGATGGTGATGTTCTGAGCCACGGGTGTCGTACCGGCAACATTTCCGAATTCTACGCTTGTCTTGATCACTTCTATAATATTTCCGATCGGAACATGTCTTCTCCATTCACTTCTAATATTCAGCGTAATGGTTTGTTTAAATAATTTATCGTTCCGATCCTCAGCCTCTGTCCCACCACCAACCTGAACGCCCTTTACGGCCAAACCGGCATGTTCGAGTTTACGGAACCACAAATCAGCAAAAAATAAACTAACCTGTTGAGTCAGATCGTCCCTTCCACGAAGAGATCTTGACATTACTTCGATAGTAATCGAGCCTTCCCAGGCTCCCGCAAGAATAAAATATTCAGGAATTGCAAATGTTTTTATATTTCCATACCCATCCTGAAATACTCTTTTCCCCCACTGAACGCTTCCTTGCTCACGATTCAAAGAAATCGGAATAGAATTGGATCCGCCATGCCGGATAATCAATGCAGGATAGAAAATAGTATCTCTTCTGAAGGATTCTCCGATAAACAATCTTGTCGTGAGATCTTTAAGTTCTTCCGTATATCCGGCGTCAGGATGAAGATCCGTATGATCCGGTGTATTAGCGAATCCAAACCGATCTCGATCAAATCTATAGTACGAATCTTTACTAAAATGTTCACGTAACGAAGAAATAACCAATTCCTTCGGATACACGATCATCGTGTTCTGTACGACATGGTAGATCTGGTCAAGATCCGAACGTAGGAAATTATTCGTTACCATCTTCTACCATCTATACTTAATAATCACCGGTGACCCATGACCGCGGTAGATGGAGGATCATTCGTTACGGCACTGCAAGTAACCGTAAATCTCAAATTCGCATTCTGCCCGATCATATAATCAGATGGAAGTGATGTTATTTCCGCGTAATATGTAGAAGTACTGAACGCCGCAACGTTTGCAAACGTCAGGGTAAATGACCCCGATGCAGATGAATCCAACATATATGAAGAGCAGGAAGAAATATTATTGTTCAGAATACCTGCCTCGGCTTGACATGAAATCCCTACCGCGTAGGCATGTGTACCGCTGCTAGAGGAACCGGTAGCGATGGTATTTCCCTCTATCAGGACAGATGTATAATTATTTGTAAATTCTGGCACGATTATCCTTTACGTACCTGATGTTCTATCAACAATCAAAGCAGTATTGATTGTGCTGGATCCGTAATAATGTTGGTTAATAAATGTTACGTTGTAAGCAGTTATCCTGTTATTTCGAATAACTACGCTCGGTACCTGCACTGTAGGATCGGTAGGTGTCCGGATGCCAAGATGAATCCACGAACAAGTATTATTCTGTATGATCCAAGAGCCTGAAAAAACTCCGGTTGGAAAATTAACATTAGGTCTGACTCCACCCTGATAGACCAATCCGGTTCCGGCCCCACTGTAAATAAATCTGCAAGTGTTCTGATCTACAAACAACATATTCTCTTTATCACGAATAACTGTTCCGTTAACCGTACTGAGCGGCGTATCCTGACGTGTCAGTATATTAATAGCTCCACAAATATTATCTTGAATCTTGCATTTTATCGCAATGATTCCTCTGATATTGTTGCCATTGGCAGTACTGCTGAAACTTATCAATTGGTTTCGATCGCAGATATTTTCCTTAATGACAAAATTAACCGCATAACAAGTAGTCGCTCCGCTCGTTGTATTGCCCGTTACAGCGATCACGGCTCTCTTTACTTCTCCGGTAGCGGTACAGGAGAAACGGTTATTCTGAAGAATTACGTTCTGGAACGCTCCTCCGGATGATGGATATCGGAAATTTAGAGCCGCATAATGATCAACCGAACTAATAACAAATTCACAATTCTGTATGGTTACGTTGGTTACGGGAGCCGTTACGGATCCAGCCAGACAATCAATCACTCCAGCATTGCTGTTGACTAGATTCGTTGATGTATAGGAGCTATCTGCCGTAGCCGGGGTGTATTCGAGCCGAATCCCATCAAGCGTTACGTTGCTCCCCAACTGAATCGAAGAGGCTCCGACAGCTGGCGTGCATCGAAATATCGCTCCGTCTCCCTCAAATTTTACTGGATAATCATACGCGAGAGATATCGGTGACGTTAGAGTGAATATCCCTTTCAATCGCACAATATTATTATGGGTCGTGTTGTAACGCAGCCAATTATTTAGTCCAGTCAGGGTATTGAAATTACCATTTATTTGATTGCTCGTCCAAACGATCGGTATATTGGCAGAGCTGTCACGGGCAAATTTACGCGCATCCGAAACAGTCAAAGAGAAAGTAGTGGCGTTGGTAACATCCGAAACAACCAAATATAGTAAAGTTAGGTCTTTTCTTGCTATTGCGATCTTCTGAAAAGTCGTCGATTCTACTGTATAGGTAGAAGAATTGACTGGATTGAATAGTGTTACTTCTCTTGTGGGATTATTACTTAGACTTATAGTTGAGTCGTAATCAGTAAGCGGTAACGTTCGGATATCTCCACGATCATCTACGCATACGGCCCAAAGAATCTTATTGTATGGAGATCCTGAAATGTATTCCTGAACGATCGGGATACCGATTTTGAAATGATTCTGTTCAAGAAGTCTTCCGTTGACAAGTGCTAGGCCACCGGTAAACGATAACTGGTTTCCAGCTACACTTACCTGGTCAAATCCCCTCACAACACCATTCTGGTGAAGATGCCTGTCGCCTGAAGAAATCAGATCCAGTGCTGAGGTCGTTAGTTCTTTCTCACTAACATTGCCAAATTGACGTACATCACGAATGTAACTGACTTTTTTCGTTGGATCGTCGAGCTGACAAGAACCCAAGAAAAAAACTTCAAGATCTTGAATTAGCGATGGAAACAGATCAATAACTAATGATTCATTAGTAAATGAAACTGGAATTGTATTGAAATCAAACAGTATATCGATATGATCAACGTTCGTTTCATCATAAAATCTAGTTACGGTGCCACGTTTACCTGTTATGGCCGGGCCAAGATTATTGATTGAGTCACGACACAGGTATCCGGTATACGTACCATCGGTTTGATTGTAGCTCTGTATAAATAATGTTATTTTTTTATTAAGAGCTGAATCGTAGCCTCTTAGCTTTGAAGAAACTTTAATAATATTAGCCGTGGCTAGACTGACATTCGTTGTATTTCGATTAAACCGAGCACGCTCATGGGTGAACGTATGAGTTGCGGAATCAACATATATTTCGAAGTATCGTTTAAATAAATCAGTACTGGTGGAGTTGATAACATTAAGTTTATCAAATGATACGGATTCATCACCAAAGTATATTCTTACCTTGATTCCAAGGCTTGTCGCGGCGACAGGGTTCCCGGCAGCATGGACTCCGTTATAAACTTCAATTATAGTTTTGTTAACCACACCGTCACACGCGTCAAACGTAACATTTTCAATTATAAATCTACCATAATCGAAATCATTAATGGTCGTGGATGGGGTTACCGGTTGAACCAATAAGGTTTTACCAGGAATCAGCTCGGCTTTTGAAAGATCCAGTGGAATTTCGTATTTTACACGAACCGTTTGGGATGGAAAAATATTCTTTTCTGAAATCGTTGCGAGCCAATATCCATCTTTAAACGTATCAACATATCCATCGCTGACTTGTCTTAGTGATGATCTTTCTATTCCATCAACGTAATAATTTTTAGCGTTCAGAGGAACGAAAATATTAGCGGATGTTTGAGACTGCTCAATCGTTATGAATCCAGATCGATATGATGCCGAGGCGACATTTGCATTACTTCTTCCCAATCCTAACGGATCAAGATTATTAGAGGCATCACCGATGACATTATTGACGAGGGTCCCGACCAGAACGCCAATGTTATTCACGACACCAGAAATAATGCTGAATCCGGCATTCAGTATCGAGTCTGACATCATGATTCCGAATTCACCAGAACTCTGGAATGCTATGAATCTATAATTAAATCCTGCTCGGTGCAGCGCATCGTTTGTGCTCTGTACGATCGAATCAAGTGTATATTTGCCCGGCGTGGCACCGAGGTTCCCCGTGACATCAATCGGAGGGAGATTGATAGTTTTGGTTACAGGGTCACCATACGGATAAATAGCTAGATAAAGATTATAATTACTCGGGCCGAAGTTGTTTGGATCAAATCCTAAACCCAAGCACATAGCGGCTTTTGGATGGCCAAGGAGCAAAGATCCGTTTTGATTAAATTGGTTATTTACGGCAGAAAGCGCCAAAACACCAGATTTATTCTCGCTAAAAAGTGGTTTGTCTATCCGGGCAATCGCCAGAGCCGATTCCCTTATGTTTCTTCCAGCAATCCTAACGATATATTTTCGATTCGGAGGAACCGCACCATCATAGGTAAACCGGATAGAATCGATAAGATACTGTACTTTCAAATCACCATAATCAACTGTAATTATGTATCCCGGTTTAACTTTTCCAAATTCAGAATCAAACTTGAATACTGCGTCATTCCCAGGAATGAATTCAATAATGTCATCGCCAACATTATTATCATCGACGATCGATGAGACATTTGCGTGTCTCAGGTAAGTTTTAACAGGCGTGAACGGAACCGCGGCTCCGTATCCATCTGTATTGAGAATTACTCCACGGCATGTACGACTGATGCCGTTGGCATGATGATTTTGCTGATGATTATTTGTAGATAAGAAATTTGTTTTGTCGATTGATTCAGCGAATTCCTGGACATCTTTAATTGTTTTCGGAATAATGAAAAAACCGCTAGAATCGAGCGAAACGGATCTGGCCGGGTGTGAAATGGTATCGGCATACCCATCCGTATGAACCAGACCATCTGCTCTAAAGTGTCTCAGAAGCTCTTGATTAAGACTTCTTAGAAATAGAGCTAGGTTAGAGCCTCTGGATTGGCCGAAACGATTTTTAGGGGACTCTCCTCCGGGCCAGCCGAAATTAGGATCTCTTGAATCGGAAGGTTCAGAATTGATATCGATGTGAGATACGACGTGGCGTCCGTTTATCGTTGGTATGGATATGGACGCGACACCTGAAAGATGTCTAACAAAGTCTGTACTGAGTTCGGAAAACAGATCCGTTAGATTGATTAGATCGTTTTTTGTTAGATTTAGATCGGTAAATAGAGAGGTGGTGTTGTGGGCGAGAGCAAGTTTTGATTCAGCAATCGCGGCAGTCGGGGAGACTTCTAGATCCGTTACCGGGCCAACAATCGCACCCGCGGCTACGATTGCGGCAGGTTTGAGCGTACCATCAGGATTTATACAGAGCGCGATTCTTGCAGCGAGCGAGCCTGAACTTCCTGAGATATTTAGTCCAAGTTCTCTTTCGATGATAAAAACAGCTGAACGTAATTGATTAATTGCGAGACTGCCGATTTCGACAATATTATCATCGACCCTCGGAAGACTCGTATCATCATCATATTTATTGGGATAATTGCTCATCTGATCTTTCGCGCGCTGCCGGAACGGCTAATCAGTTCCGCACCAGTCATACTTAAATATAGAATGAATGAAGTCGTGACGAATCGTTTTCTTCGTTACGGATCAAGTGTTTTTCCACTTTGGCCTGGGCCCGGTTCCTGAGACGGATACAATGGAGTCGGAGGTGCAGAGTCTCCCAAATCAATCTGACCACCGCTGACTGCTTTTATATTGCTCTTTATCATACTTCTGATGACACGATAAATAATGCTACTAAAAGACCCTGCGGTCAGGCCCATGCTTAATCTGCCGCTCAACGAAACAATATCAGAAGAGTATGGATATTTAGTTGCGACGCCGCAAAACAGCAATCCTGTTAGAATTGGCGAGAGTGGGAGGAACACATCATTATAAAATTTAGCAAATTTATTAACCAGATTAAACTGTACCATACAGTAGTCGGTTATTTTTCGCAATGAAAAATTAATTGCCGCGATGGTTAAGCATAATAGAAGAAAATTCCAACTTAGTAAATTTTGTAATGCAGTTTCCATTTTTCCTCAATTAAATCATATACACGATCATTATCGCACCACCACCGCCATTAAACCCTCCCGTGCCGTTATTTGTTGGAGGATAAGCTGCATTCCCGCCGCCGCCGCCGCCGCCGCCGCCGCCCGCGCCAAAATACAATGCAGAGCCACCCAAGGTAGGTCCATAAGAATATGGCAAGCCTCCTGGTCCACCACCCAATATCGCTGGTAATGGAGAGGTTCCACCTGCACCACCTCCGCCGCCGCCGCCGGTGCCACCGCTCGGAGGTATACCTCCGTATCCTCCATCAGTGTAAGCAGAGTTTGTGTAATGAGCCAGAGCTGCTTGGCCAGGGAAACCAGTAACACTAGACACGGCTCCGGCGCCTCCGTCACCTCCGGCCCCGCCTGATTTTGATAATGTAAAATTAATACCGCCGCCGCCTGCGCCGCCAAGACCAGGAGAAACTGCGCCATTCGCATGTCCTCCTCTAAGACCTCCAGTAGCTCCGGGAAATGAAATTAAAGATCCAAATGTGCTGGCCTCTCCAGGATTACCATCCTGGTATGTAAGGAATGGAGCTAGGCATGTTCCCAAAGACCCAGCATACGAAATTGCGGGTGTGACCGGAATGAATGAATATCCAAGAGTACTACCGGCGCCACCGCCGCCGCCACCGCCGCCGCCGAAGGTCGCGGAGAAGGCGCCGCCCGAGCCGCCGCCGCCACCGGCGCCGCAGCCTGCAATAAAAATAACTGAAACTCCAGCAGGTGTGGTCCAGTTAAAACTATAGTTGCCTGCGAGGACGCCAAGTGGAGAAACAATGCGAACAAATTTTAATCTAGAGATACTCATGTGCTGTACCCGTCACTTTGAGCAGCTCGCCAAGCCCTAAATTCCTCGAATTCTTGACGCAGTCCCCTCAGTCTATCAGCTTCATTATTTTGAAGAATAATTTCTTGCTCTCGTTTTTCCTGCCGATACGTATTCATCAGGCTTTGATTGTTTTGAAGCAATACGTTAAACTCGTCTTCCGGTAATACAAAGCTGCCATCTGGCGTAGTTATGTTGGCATCATCGACATAATAAAATTCTGTTATATACTCTGATGGTAAATCTACAGAGCCAGAACCACATTTTTTAAATACAACATACTTCATAATATTCCTATATCACGAGCCAATCTGTACCATTACTTACAATTGTCAATCCGCCCCAATCTACATCAATTGCCTTACCGGCATTAAGTCCTTCTATCTTATCAGTGCCGTTCGGAACGATCGTAATGGGGCTTGTAGAAGCGGCACCCGCTGCATCTTTTATAATCAAAACACGATACGTGGAGGATGCAGCAGTCGGAAGCAATACTAAGGCTTGACCTTGTAATGGATTTATAGCATTTGTAGTTATGAGCAATACAATATCATCCGCCACAACAGTATAACTTGTAAAAGGTACAAGCGTTACGGTTCTTACGTTCAAAAATAAATTTATGTGTCTTCCGGCTACTTGATTTATCAATCCGTCAAAATTAATAAATCCGGCAGTATAGTTAATAGTCGGAGCGGTATTGTTTATAGTTGCCGAAGCATTGTTATTAATGGTCGCAACGGTATTAATTATTGTCGCAGTGTTATTAGTTATTGACGTAGATATGGAATTGGTCAGGGTAGTCGCGCTGACACTTAAATTGGTACCGATAACCGCTGCGTTAGTTTGAGTAAATTGTAAATGTGTTCCCAGCTCAAACGTAGATGGCGTCAAAACTATTTGTGGCGTTCCGGTAGTAGTGACGCTGACTTGAAAATTTCCATTATAATTATTTCCGCAATCCAACGCCGTAAGCTTCGTCCCGGGACTCACGATAGATGTATTGTATCGAATAAATTTAAACGTCGACAAAGCCGCGGAAGATGATTTATTAATCGTAACGTTATTATCCGCGACTACTATTTTACTATAATTTCCAAAAACTAATGATGTACCGACAACATCATTTATATATAGGAGCGTCAGCACAGTACTGAGATCTCCCCAAAAATAATTATCCGATACCGTAATGTTGGCAGCATTTGAATTTATGAAACAATTATTTCCAGGACCGCTGGAATCTCCAGATAATTTTCCAAATGCCCTTACCTTATTATTCATAAACTGAATATGATCCGCTGCACCATTCAATGTCTGGAATTGAACCGGCACGCTAAATCCATCAAATCCACATCCCGTAACTTTTAGCAATGTTGAATAACTGCTGACAACTGAAGCAGTCAGGTCAATTGCTTTAGCCGTACTGGTGGTAAGATTAGATCTTCCCAAAAACAATACTTCTGAGCAGGAAAGAGACCCTCCCTGCTCCAACGTAACCAATGCTATATTGGTACTTTGCGGATCTTTATACGTAAGATCACCAGTTACTTTTGGATATGGATAATTGTCCTGAATAACTAGGTTGGTAAGAGTGGTTGTTTTATAAGCTATGAATGGGTCGTAACCCACAACTGAACCAGTAACGGATTGCTCCGGCACTCTAAAAGGATCGGCTTTTATGTTAAAAAGCGCTCTTCCGGTTCCGTGTGCCACAACCGTGAGATTTACAAATCTTGCTCCCGCGCCTTCCCCCATTATGGTTACGCCCGGAGGAACCTGTACAGTACCGGATATCTTATATGTTCCGGCCTTAATGAATACCAATCCACCATCCTGAACACGAGAATAATTTGGATTGGATGGATTGGTAAAAAGATCATTCAGAACTGGATCAAAATACGGAACCGTATCATTAAGGGTTCCCGTAGCATACATATCGTAGGTAGAGCCTCCCACGACTACGAACTGTGCCGCGCCTTGAGAAACCGTATAGATTTCCTGAAGGACACCTTGAACGTTCGTGCTGGCGATTCCAGATATGGCAGTGGTGTCGATTTGTGAGGCTGTATGTCGGAATGACTCGCCTTTTATATGTTTTTCGAAATCGAACCTGTCCGTAACAAGTCTTCCGATTCCCTTTGTTTTATCAAAAACTACCATGGGCCAGCCTCACAATATAATACTCAAAATATGGTACAGAATAGCTAAATAACAATTGTATGGGTATGTCCGAGCCACTGAGTCTGCACGATTCCATCGATAATTTGATGAGAATGTCCCTGCGCGATGGATGTTGTTTGATTGACTTCGGAAAGCGTCGTCACGCCATCCACGACAACAATTTGGTGCGAATGAGGTAGGATTCCAGGGCTGCTAGCAATGCTCGTCGTGAGGACTCTAGGTAGTGGCGCGGCATCCCTCAATACTCTTACTTGATAAATAGGGTCGGTTTTTTGAATACGTTGTGCTTTAAATTTTTGCCCACCCATCAAACTTTGAAGCAATCTATTTCTACTTACCGAAAGAACTTCATATCTAAATTCTTCGTTTCCATCCTGATCAAACCGAATAATAAAATCACGATCTTTTATCGTCGGGACCGTAAGGGTCCAACAATCAAATATAATTCCCGGATCCAATCCAGCTTCTCCGGATTTTAATTTATCATCAACCGGACCAAAACGAACCATTATTCTTCGATCTGATCGTCTTTGATTAAAATATTGCTCCCAGCCGCTAACAAACCCTGAACCCAGACATACTGGACATCTATTATCAGGATATTCACTAGATGGTAAATAACACTTACAATAAATACCGGCTCGTTGTTTCTTGACCAAAACAACCGGCTCTCCAATTACGTTTAATAGGAATTCTTGTCGCTGATTGTTTTGTTCCTGAATCGACAACCCTCTCCGGACCCTACCGACTCCTCCGTACCCATCAGCGCAACCTTGTTCTCCGCCAATATACGTATCGACACATTCACCATTTAATAACAATGTTGGGTCGGTTCGGTGCCAACCTGCATAATCATACGATTGAAAATCTTCATTCGCGAGATCGCTGCTAGCGAGATCGCTTGTCATGAAATCTTTTAATCTTTGAGCGTAACCATCTGCTGTTCTGTATGAAAAATGATCAAGATCAAATCTGCAAAGAACATTATAAATTTTAGTATTCTGATCTTCCGTACCTAAAAACAAACCAATATTGGTATCTTGGATACGAGTTCCGTCGTACCCATCGGTATCGTGATGACTTGCGGTAGTGGCGGCGTAACCACGACCGCTTGAATTGGTTAAGAAAAAAGTAGCTCCCTTGACCGTATAACGGATCAGTTCTATACCGATCCGGATAAGTCCAGAATCAGGAAACCTTGTTGTCGAGATAACCGGAATAGTTGTATCGGTAGCCAGTATATTTTGTGTGAGCATGGTTGACGGATACGCAAACAGAACATCCGTCACTGGTATTAGTTGTGAGGGGGATACAATATTTGGATCATACTCAACGGCCCTGACTGCAAAAAAATACGTATCCCCGGGAGTCAAATCGGCAATCCTGGCTGAATTACCTGTCAGTGCGATGAATTTAACACCTTCTGAAAATACAGTTTCGGAATCCGTACTGTAATAGATATGATAGGCAATATTCAGTAGTACGGATTCAGGATAGGCCGTATTCCATTTAACTTCAACGGTAAAGCCATCATTAAATGCCGAAACTTCCGACACCCCAACTATGGTTCTGGATAGATAATACGGCATACCAGTCCTTAAACTTTAGCGCTCAGTTGTTCTTTTTTATTATTCTTTTCCGTTCCTTCTAATTCATGATAATCAAGCATACGATCAAGATACTTATCAGCCTCACCTGATCCAAACTCTTCCGATATCCATTGAATTTGATTCCGAAATCCTTCAATTTCCTGCGGAGAATCGAGATAATCTTCACCATCAGAAGAAGGGAGAGCTTCATCGGAAGTAGTTTGTTGTAGCTGATGAGTTATTTCATGAATCAGGTAAGAATAATCTTTATAAAAATCACCATCACAAAGAAGCTTATAATTAATGAATATTATTCCGTGTTTTGTTCTAGCGGAAACATCCAGGTCAGCAAAACATATAGGAATTTCTTTCAGATCCTCAATCGGCACATCATATTTACTAAATACTTCAAGCATTACAGGATCCTTCATGAGGAAGTGTTTTGCTCTCTGTATGACCCGTCTGAGTAATTCTGGAGAGAACGTTTTAACTTGCTGTAATGTAAAACGTTCCATTATATTAGCCTTCTTTCACGAAGGTGCCGTAGTTTCCTGTACTGAGGATTGGTAGAGCTGACACTCCAGGTTCCCAATCCAGATGGAGCCGGGCGCATATTGTTTTTGATATATTTTAGTTGTTCAAAGTAATTTGCCAAAACCGTGCCGTATTGAGAATTCAGAAGTTCTGCCACGGATGGTGGATTAAAACTAAGACCATTATCCGAAATGGTGAATTCCCTACCTTTTTCGATCAGTGCTTTGCTCGCTAGAGCATAAATGGTAGCTCCACGGATCAAAATATCAAAAAACAGTTCTATGATCGGAGTATCTTCAAAAGTAAAGCTTGTAAATATAGGAGTTTGATTAAAATCACTAAGTGACATACAAAGCAAAGTAACCAATGTATCGATTGAAAATATATCACAATCAATATATACGGTATTTCCGTGCTCATCCGTACGGACAGCTTTGCCAGAACTGTTTAATCTGGCTTTCAGTCCTTTAAGAAGAATATTGATATTTCTGATTGCAGTTTGAGTATAGTTGAACCCCGGGTCATCACCCAGCGCTACGTAACCATCGGAGTTTAATTTTGGAAGATCTGTTCCCGAGACAATAAAATTAAATGTAGCTTCTAATGGAAATCCTGATACATTCCCTCTCCAGACATCATTATAAACGCCATTGTTTGGATTAATGCCGAATGTATAATCAAAACCATAGATGCCGGTTGAGAGACGATAGACTCCGGAGCTGGTAGGGGCGAGGGATACGAGACCGCTTGGTTCACGAATCGATACGGTTGGAAAAAGATCCAAATCAGTAGGTGTTCCGGAGTCATCTTTAAAAGTTGCTCGGAGCGTAATGGTATCTTTTGGATGAATTGTTTCGGCGCGGGTTTTTATCGCCATGAAAGCCTCCGAAATGTCCCGGGCCTCAGGAGCCCGTTATAGAAAAATTACCAAAAGGAACCTGTACCAACAGATCAATCGTTTCGTTCCTCAGAAGAGTCCCGTCCATTGTGAATTCCATCACCGCGATATACGTACCGACAGCCGAAGCACCGATCGGAAGTTTAAATTTATACGTATAGATTCCAGTTGAAAGTTTAGTCATGGCGGCCGGAAAACCTACAGCTAAAGTTGAATTGGGAAAATAAATAGCCTTAACGTTAGGTAATACCGCGGCATCCGCAAGACTCCCGTAACCATCAAGACAGGTAAGGGTAAGCGTGGCAGTCTGGCCTGGACTATACAGAATAGATCTCATCCTATGAGAATGGTGAAATACGCATATAATAACATTTTTGCAAACATGAAGTCTATCAAAACTATTGAAAAAACATTCTTTGTAACCAATATTTCCGATAGAAATGTTAGTCTGTGTGATCTTAATCTGACTATTCCGGCCAGAACAACTGTCAATCTTTTGTCTCGGGGCCATTACCATTTGACAGAAGAACAGTTAGAATTATCTAAATCCTCCGGATCTCTATTTAAAAAAAGAAGTCTTGTAAAAGTTAGAAAGATTCCACCTCAGCAAGAAATAATTTCTAAATATACATTAGGCGATGAAGTCCACAGCCCTAGTCGTACAAAATCTATTGTAGAGTCGGTTCAACCACAATACGAAGAGCTGAATATCTCTGATGATATGTTTGCTCAAGAAAATGTCGATATCGTATCGGCTGAGCGTAAAGACTATCTAAAATGAGCAATCTAGCTGAGAAAAATCAATCCGAAGAAAATGAGGAACCAGACTGTATGGTCAAATTAAAAGAAATAATTGACCAGTATAGACAATTGAATAAGTTATATGATCAGTGTATCGCAAGAATTAAGATAAATAATATAGAAAAGAATTCTAAGGTTTAAAATGGTTGACCGTAAAAAAAGTATAATTACTAAAAGTAGCCCTGATCTTCTTGAGGGCGAAAACGGTCTCCTTACGATCAGTGATGTAAATATTATTCTTGAAGCTAATCAAAAAGCGCTAACGATTTATCTTGAAGTAGAAAAACAAAACGAAGATATAATTAAATCATTATCTGAACAGAGCCAAAACTTCAAAAAAATTGATCTGATAAATGATAAACTGAAAGAAGTTATAGAGAATCAGGTTTCTTTGAAAGAAAAGATAACTGAAAACAAAGATCTTTTTGATAAAATCAAATCAAAAATAGATGAAATTGACCGCGCTATATTTAAACTGAGCATCATGATAGGCGGCGCGGGTGCAGGAAGTCTCATCACGATCATTCAAAGTGTTCTGAAACACTAAACTTTATATTATTGAAGAACCATTACGTTGGCAGCTTTTGGTTTGCCTTTTTTATTCACACCCATGGTGAATGATACTTTTTGTTCTTTCTTAAGAGTTCGGAATCCTTCCGAAACAATATCAGAGAAATGAACAAAAAGGTCATCCTGACCATCCAGGCCAATAAATCCGTAACCTTTACGTGGATCAAACCAAACTACCGTACCTTGAAACCGTTCTTCTTCTTTATTATCACTCATGATGCTTCCTAATAAATAATTTTCCCGTCAACCTCTAACGTATTGCTACTACCAAATATCCGATCAATCTGTACGATTCCATACAGAGCAATTTGCTTCCGTTCAACCGGATCCGTACACCGTTTCATCTGCTCATCTGTATTTTTGAGAATTTCCAACACTTCATGTTCGAATCCCAATTTTCTTGCAGTATTGAGAAGATTTCTCCTACTGATCTGTTCTGGTGTTGCTTTTACCATCATACCTTTATTGATTTGTTTTTAAACGTTACGTAGGGTTCAACAATACCCGGAACATTGGCTGTTCCATCCAGAACATAAACCAATATTCTTCCGTTGGGAAGTCGGGAACCAGGATAAACCCCAATAACCTTTAACCTTCCTGAATGCGTATATCCGTGGTGGTTGGCGCAAAGAATAGCGAGATTCATCGGATGATTCGTGGTATTTACCTCTGTACGTTCGCAAATGTGGTGTAGATGAAGATTTTCCCGTTCTTCACACCCTTCAATCTCACATTTGTTACGAATCAACTTCACTCTGCCCTATCTATATCCTGAAAATATACCTATGGCTTGAAATTCTTTCTTGCCAGATCGTATCCGATATTAAACATTCTTTTATAGCTTTCATGGCTAAAGTCCATCGAATCAGAAATTAGGCTGGTTTCTGGTCTCAAAACATTAAGTTTAATATAACGTTTACCTTCAGACAACCCCGCCGTTACTAATTTATTGTAAAAAATACAAGTATTTATATTATATTCCATAAGTTCATTCGACAATGTACTTAAAGTCCTTCCCAGAACATCAATCGTATTCCCCAACTTAGGATCATTGCTTCCTTCTGCTGGAGGATTGCAAACCAACATATCAATTTCATCCGCACCTAAATTAATAGCATCGGACAGATTTACTTGTTTCTTTAAGCCACCATCACTAAAGATATCATCGCCAATTTTAACCGGAATAAAGAATCCAGGATAACTGGAGCTGGCAATGACTCCCTTGATCAGATCATCATCTTTTTCCGTGAACATTCTATATTTATTCGTAACCAGTGAAACCGCACCTACACCGATCATTCTTCCGCTAGCTCTGATTCTTTTAAGATCAACATCTTTTTCTAACCAAGTAGTCAGGGGTGTTGAATCAAAAAGACTTTGTTTCCAGACGCTTGAAAGCTTTCCGAACGGCCACCAAGGTTTTATTACTTTTTCTTGAGAAATATTATTCCATTGATTTTCTAATTCAAGAAAAGCTTCTTTCGGCTGATCTTTTCTATGTTGAGCCAATACTGCTGAATTTATTGCACCGATGCTGATGCCGCAGACTCCGTCGTATTGAAGTTCAAGATCATTTAATAAATATTTCAAACAGCCTGTTTGAAACGCTCCTCTGCATGAACCACCCGACATTACAAGAAATCTCATTTTTATCCTAATATTTATTCATCGCCAATCGCTCCATAGAACGAAACCGTAGCAAAAGAACCTTTACTGCCAATAAATGGCCTGTTATCCGCTAATCTTATTGTGAATTCTACTCCGGTAGAATATGATAATGTTTTTACAGATCCGTATCTGAATGGCAGTTCAACCGTTTCTCCTGATGTTCCCCTGGGACCATTGGCTTTTGGTATCAGTGGATACTGTCCCAACGCTTCTTCTATAAGATTTTTCATATTTTTGAAATATGTTGTCTCGTATAGAAATTTATTTGGATAATCATATGGATTATAGACATAAGTATCGAAAACGATCGTATCGTTCAAAACGATATCACTGGTGTACTGTACATCCGCTACCTCAATATCAATTTTTTTATTAGGCGGCGGAGTCAATGTCCATTCAGATGTTGTAGCGTGGGAATAGCTGCACAATACCTCTTTTCCTGACCAATCATCAAAAGAATTTATGTAACCATCTTCATAAAAAATTTCATAATCACCACCAGAATCAGCAAATGGTTGCCGGTATGATTTTGCATACCCATCAACCGTCACCACAACATCGTAATTATGACCAACCTCTAATCTATAAATATAATCATGATACATTCTGCCAGACAGCATATCAATCCAATTAACATTATCACTTGACCATTGAAAACCATCAGAGCTTGTTAAAGTCTCTTCGGTTATTCTTTGGCTTCTCTGGTACCAACTGCATGGATCGGAAAAGTTATGAGAAACCAGTATAATATCCGTACCGACTCTAGGAAACGGAACCGTAATGTCTCTGCCTTCAGAGTCTATTTTTTTAATTGATTTATTTGCATTGTTTTTGTAATTATCTTCAAAATCAGTTTTATCAAGATCATTCTGTTCTTGAGTAATAGAGCCGTTCAGTAAGACAGTTTCCGGAATAGTTCCTTTCCAAATTTGACACAGATGAACTTCCGGCCCGTCGTATCCCCATACGGTATACATGACGCCATCATCATCATATTGGTGCAGAAACCTTTTGATTGCAAATATAACTTTCCAATCGGTCCAGCTATAATTTCTTTGTGTATAATTTTGTGCGATCGTAATGGCCATATTATTCCTTATTCATCGTATGAATCAAATGATCCTCTATAATTTATAGTTGTAGAGGAAGAAGTCGTGACGTACATTGTTAATACGACTGGTCCAGCAACCCTTATAACGGATCCATAAATCCGAGTAAACGGATTTGCCGCACCTGCCACGCTAATAAAGTCTGAAACTTGTCTTTCTACGTCATTCGAACCAGTCAAGGATTTCGTTCTGAGCACCGATACCGAAGTTCCGCCGGAAACTGTAGAGCTGTTACCATGATAGATTCCCGTAACGTTGCATGTTTTTCCGGTTATTACGTAATGATGAGCCCAGAAAGTAGCATTATCACCGGCTGCGATTGATCCAACAACCGTGCCGGTTTTGTTTACTCCGGTATAAAGTGAAATAATTCCGGCATTTACTAAGCCGGATCCAGCAGTCAATACTTCTATTTTTTCTATATGACATATAGTCGTCGTAACAAGATTCACGCCTGTAGTTCCGTTCAACGTAACATCTTCCGTACCGTTTGTTGTTCCGGTACTATTGACCCAAAAAATTCTAACTGTTCTGGCACCGGTACCGGCTGATTTATCGTTGGCGCTAGCAGAAGCTATGGATCCGGTAAAATTTGAAGTTTGTTGGGTATATGTGGTTTTACGTATAGATGAAGTAGTAACGGATGATAAAACAATCACGCCAACTGATAAATTAGGAGTTGAAGTGGTTGGAGCGGTGGTTACGGGAATGGCTGGTTGATTCGGACTCAACACTACTACTAAAGCTTGATCCGATACTCCTGGTGCAGTTGAAGCAGCCTTGACTGACGGAACCCTCAAAACACCTGCGCTGTCATAACCAGCAATTTGGGCCCCAACTGGCGGCTGTGTGGTGGACCCGGGCGTCCCTCCGAATAATATACTCGGATCCGATACATTAGAGGCTCGTAACGTAATATTAGCGGTACCGGAAGTAAATGCCGATACTATGATACGTGCCAACCCTGCGCCACCCACTCCAATTATGGTGCTGGATGTAGCAGTATTGGAAGAACTGAATACTATACTAGATACTTTGTTTCCACCGGTATTATCTATGTATGTGGAGTTCCAAGTAGTTCCGCCATTAAAAGAAACTTCTGCAAGAATAGTTCCGATTAATGTCCCGGCAGCCAACTGAAACCCAGCAGTTTCTCTACCGGCTAATGTTATCTGAACATTTGCATTAAGTGCATTGAGCGTTCCGGTAGCAGTGACGTCCGCAACCTGAACCGGAAGTGTATTATTTGGACTCACCGCAACTACAAGAGCAGGATCAGTCGCTATAGCCGCGGTACTGGCAGCTTTCACCGCAACTGGACCATTCGTAGCATCGGTTATCTTGGTAGACCAGGCATTGGCTAATGATGCGGAGGTTCCCTGATTAACTATACCGATAGTATTGCTACCAGTCGGGACAGGTGAATTAGGAGACAACGCAACAACAAAAGAAGTATCTCCGGCAACCGCAGCGGTACTGGCGGCTTTTACAGTTGCCCTGGTTCCCCTGGTGGTTCCGTCTTCAATTACATTGATCTGAGCGCGTTTAGAGTCTATTCTGGCTGCCGCGGCATCATTTTCAGTCAGTGCGGTACCCGCGACTTCATCGAAAATATAACCAACCGGTTGGACTCTAGTCGTACCATCGGTAAACGCACCATTATCTACTAATGACTGCGCAGTAATGCTAGCGTCTAGCGCAAGACCATTTGTTGTTCCGATATTCGCCGTTATGGTTCCGGATACTGGCTGCGTAACACCCGAGCCATCTACTCTTAGTAATCCAGTTGTGGTGAGTGATAGAGCACTCATCTGCCCATTAGTATAGGATGGGGCTGCCGTGGTAACGGATCCACCAATATACGTTGCAGAGGCGGGAGGAGTCGTGCCGGTAGTCGATACCGAAGGATTAGACGCTGAAATAGATCCGGTAATTCTTAATGCGCCAGATGTATCGAGTGATAACGGGCTAGATTGGCCGTTAGTATATGTTGGGGCAGTCGTGGTAACGGCGCCCAAATATAGTGTGCCGGATTGTCCAGATGTAGTCGAACCTTGGGTTAGAGTTAATTTAGCTAATGATGTTTCGGTTGCGGCGCCAGACGGTAACGGAAGTGATGCCGCGGACACTGCAAATGTCCCGGATCCGGCATTCGCCGTTACGGTCCAAGATCCTGATTGTGATGTTGGTATTGCGGATTGATCAGATGACAATACTACCGGAGTAGAACTGGCCATTGTTTTCTGGCCCAAAGTATTTATTCTAGATTGGAATCCAGACAAAGTCAGTATAGTTGCTAACGTTGATTCCGTAGCTGCTCCGGCTGGTAATGGAAGCGAAGCGGCCGATACAGGCTGTGTCACGGCTGATCCGTCTACACGTAACGCTCCTACTGTGGTGAGCGACAATGCGGACATTTGTCCCGTAGTATAGGAAGGTGCAGCTGTTGTTACGGATCCTCCTATATAGGTAGCGGATCCTGGAGGAGCGGAACCCGTCGTACTGACAGATGGATTGGTTACCGTAATGGCATTATTAGGACTGATCGCAACAACTAGAGCAGGATCCGAAGCAACCGCGGCTGTGCTGGCAGCTTTAACTGTTGCACGAGTGCCACGTGTGCTTCCATCCTCAATAACTAGTATCTGGGCACGTTTGTTGTCGATACGAGCTGCCGCGGCATCGTTCTCCGTTAACGATGTACCGGCGACCTCATCGAAGATGAATCCTACCGGTTGAACCCGTGTTGTTCCGTCAGTAAACGCCGCGTTATCAGCTACAGAGTGTGCAGTTAACGTCGTATCGAGTGCTAAACCATTGGTAGTGCCGATATTAGAAGTAACGGTACCAGATACAGGTTGAGTCGTACCGGACCCATCTACTCTTAAAAGTCCTGAAGTAGTTAGTGATAAAGCGCCTAAATTTCCAGTAGTGTAGGTTGGTGCGGCAGTCGTGACGGTTCCACCAGCCAATCCGGCAGTAGCGGGCGTAGTAGATCCGGTTGCTGATTCAGATGCGGTTTGAGATCTTAAATTAGCAGCTGTTGACTGTACGACTGTAAAGTTACCTGTACCGGCATTTGCGGTAACGGTTCCAGATACAGGCTGAGTCGTGGCAGAACTATCTGTTCGTAATGCCCCGGCAGTCGTTAAACTAAGAGGTGAAGTTTGAGCGGTCGTATAAGATGGCGCGGCTGTCGTGACAGCCCCCTGAACTAAATTGCCCTTTTGCCCAGAAGTAGTAGATCCTTGCGTTAATAAAATACCATTAACTGATGCATCAAGCGCTAATCCGTTAGTCGTTCCGATATTTGCCGTAACAGTTCCGCTGACTGGCTGTGTTACTGCGGATCCATCGACTTTTAATGCATTTAAACCTGTTACGGTAGCTGAATTACCACCTTGATTTATAGTTGCTAGCCATGGAGTAGTGTTGGCAGTATTACCCGGTTGAACTGTCCAGGTACCTGATTGGGTTGCTGCGACAGTTCCACTGACAGGTTGTGTTGCACCGGATCCATCAGTACGAAGCAAACCGCCAGTTGTTAGTGATAGTGCATTTAATTGACCAGTTGTATAGGTAGGTGCGGCGGTCGTGACAGAACCACCAATATATGTAGCGCTGCTGGGCGGTGACGCAGCGGTTGCCGATACTGAAGGGTTGGTTGCAGTGACGGTCCCGGTAACGGCAATAGTAGACTGATCTGTTGCCAGAACAACTGGTGTTGAATTGGCAGATGTTTTTTGGCCTAATGTATTTATTCTTCCGATAAATGTAGAATCGGCAAGTCGAGTGCCGAGAGTAGTTTCGGTTGCGGCACCCGTAGGTAATGGTAAAGATGCTGCGCTTATCGGCTGAGTCGTGCCGGAACCATCAACTCTTAACGCACCAGACGTTGTAAGTGATAATGGATTTATATTTCCAGTTGTATATGTAGGAGCCGCAGTAGTTACGGAACCACCGACAAGAGCTTGGGTACTGGATCCAAGTGCCGTTGATTGCGCTATAGTTAATTTGGCAAGAGTTACGTCGAGTGCCAAACCATTAGTAGTCCCGACATTAGCGGTTACGGTACCGCTGACCGGTTGGGTTACAGCCGAGCCATCGACTTTAAGAGCATTAGCTCCGGTAACGGTTGCTGAATTGCCGCCTTGATTAATAGTAGTTAACCAGGGAATAGTGTTGGCAGTGTTACCCGGCTGAACTGTCCAGGTACCGGATTGTGTTGCTGATACGGTTCCACTGACTGGTTGTGTCGTACCGGATCCGTCAGTACGTAATAGTCCTCCCGTTGTGAGGGACAAGGCAGATATTTGTCCCGTAGTATAGGAGGGAGCTGCCGTTGTGACGGATCCCCCAATATACGTAGCGGAGGCTGGAGGAGTTGAACCGGTAGTACTGACGGATGCATTTGCAGCCGTGACGGTCCCGCTGACCGTTATGGCGGTTCCTCCGGAAACACCTTGAATGCTAAGTACTCCTCCGGCTGGAGTCCCGGCGACACCCTGCCCGATCATTATGAGTCTTCCAGAAGAATCAGACCTTACGGTCCTGACTATACTTCCGTCACTCGCAGCAATTAATGTAGGATTGGTTGAGTTGGCTGCGGAACCATCCACGGCAGCTGGAGGCGACACAACGCGATTCGTAACGATATCTTTGTAGTTGGTTTCAAAATCAGTTTTATCAAGATCGTTTTGAACCTGATTGTAGCTTGCATTCGGAACTGTAACTTTGAAGATCAGGACGTAATATATTATATTTCCATCAAGTGAAAATATCTCATACGCGGTTGCGGTTTCTTCATACTGAATAGTAAGATTTTTACTCGAAACAGTACTTTTGAAAGATGTCCACGAAACATCTATTCTTATCAGACCTGAACCAATCTTTGCCATTATCGTGCCTTATTCTACTCTTGAGTAAATATAACCAGAAGATCAAATGTTCCGGCGGTAGTTGATGTTGCACATTTTACTGTCAGGCCTTCACCGGCTCTCAAAAGTACTGATTTTGAATCATTTGTTTTCTTTGCAAAAATTGGAAACATCGTTTGAAGATCATGATCAGAAGACTCAACGTCTTGTGCTCCGGGCCCCCATTCATCGCTGCTCCAAATATTTCGCCACAATAAAGTTGCCGATTCTCCCGCAACGGTTGCGTTGGTTCTGACGGTAACGTTTGAATCCAATGTATCGGCTGAATCCATTTTTTCAATCGCCGTGATAGCGGTTCCAGCGGAATGACCTATTATTCGTCTTAATTCAAATGTAATCGCGACCCCCGTAACACCACTGACTTGAACATTTACTAGATAAATTTCTTGTATTTTTATTCTAACGGAGCTGCCTACTGCATTCAGAATAGACCACATAGATTTATTATTAGCCGGAACGATTGCCGTGGCGAGCGCAGTAAATGTTGCTAATTCTCTATACAGAACCGATACATTATTATTAGGACTGATCGCTACTACCAATGCTGGATCCGCTGCCACGGCAGCTGTGCTGGCTGCTTTTACGGCAACCGGGCCATTCGTTGCATCGGTTATCTTGGTAGACCAGGCATTTGCCAAGGAAGCTGCGGTTCCTTGATTCGCCGTAACGGTACCGCTGACAGTTAATGTGGATTGATCCGATGCCAAAACAACAGGTGTAGAATTAGCAGATGTCTTTTGCCCTAATGTATTTATTCTGCCAGTAAATGTTGCATCGGCAAGTCGTGTTGATAGTGTAGTTTCGGTCGCGGCTCCGGTCGGAAGCGGTAACGATGCAGCACTGATGGGTTGAGTGACTCCAGAACCATCAACTCTTAATAATCCTCCTGTCGTAAGTGATAGTGCTGACATCTGACCAGTTGTATAGGTCGGAGCAGCAGTTGTTACGGATCCTCCGATATATGTAGCGCTGGCTGGAGGCGAAGACCCGGTTGTACTGACAGATGCATTATTAGCAGTAACGGTTCCTGTAACGGCAACTGTGTTGTTTGGAGATATCGCGACTACTAATGCCGGATCCGTCGCAACGGCAGCGGTACTGGCAGCCTTTACAGCTGTTCTGGTGCCTCTTGTCGTCGCGTCTTCAATTACTAAAATTTGAGCACGTTTCGTGTCAATTCTAGCGGCACCAGCATCATTTTCAGTTAATGCGGTACCGGCTGTTTCATCGAAAATAAAACCAATCGGCTGTACTCTAGTCGTACCATCAGTAAATACTGCATTGTCGACCAGACCAACAGTAGCAGAGGCATTGACCGTTACGGCTCCTTGATCTGAGGCAATAACGACTGGTATTGAATTTGCGCTAGTTTTTGAGCCAACCGTAGGAGCGGTTGAGCCGATCCAACTAGAATTATCTATTCTTAATGAACCGGTTGTAGTTAATGATAACGCTCCAAGATTTCCTGTTGTATAGGTAGGCGCGGCCGTTGTAACGGCTCCGCCTGAAAGAGATGCCGTTGCAGGTGTAGCGGAACCCGTTGCAGATTCGGAAGCTATCTGGGCTCTAAGATTCGCAGCAGTGGATTGAGATGCCGTTACAGCGATACTGCTTTGATCGGAAGCGATCACAACAGGTGTAGAATTGGCAGATGTTTTTTGCCCTAATGTATTAATTCTGGCCGTAAAAGTAGCATCGGCGAGACGAGTCGATAGGGTGGTTTCGGTAGCCGCACCAGTAGGAAGTGGTAACGATACAGCGCTGATAGGCTGGGTTGACCCGGATCCATCTGTTCGCAACAATCCTCCGGTCGTAAGGGAAAGAGCATTCATTTGCCCATTCGTATAAGACGGTGTCCCTGACGTTACCGAACCACCAATATAAGTAGCGCTGGCTGGAGGACTGGTCCCGGTAAGACTTACGGATGGATTGGTAGCGGTGATGCTTGAATTTGGACTTATCGAAACAACTAAAGCTGGATCTGTTGCGAGCGGCGCAGTACTGGCGGCTTTTACTGTTGCGGTGTTGGTTCCGTCAGTAATCCTTGTTGTTTGGGTTCCACCGGTAAGAGTTGCGTCGAGAGCCAAACCCCCTGTTGTTCCGATGTTGGAAGTTACGGTTCCGGAAACAGGTTGAGTAGTGCTGGATCCATCTACTCTTAAAGCTCCGGCAGTAGTTAATGAAAATGGGTTTATATTTCCAGTAGAGTAGGTAGGTGATGCGGTGGTAACGGAACCACCTACAAGAATCTGAGTGTTAGATCCTAATGCAGTTGATTGGGTTATTGTTAACTTGGCAACTGTTGCGTCGAGAGCTAATCCGCCAGTAGTGCCGATATTTGCCGTTACGGTTCCATTGACCGGCTGAGTTACTGCGGAACCATCTACTTTTAAAGCATTAGAGCCCGTAACCGTAGCAGAATTGCCACCTTGATTAATTGTAGTTAACCAGGGAGTCGTATTGGCAGTATTTCCTGGCTGTACAGTCCAGGTTCCGGATTGAGTTGCGGAAACTGTTCCGGATACATTGACATTTCTTCCAGTATTGATATCGACGACCGAAACATTAACTCCGGTAAATGTAGCTCCGGCTCCTGAAATTACCCATGAAACATTAACCGCACCTCCAGATAACGGATTGAGGGTCAGGCTAGTAATGACAGGTGCCGAATATGGCCCGAGTGATCCAGAAGAACCGAAGGTTGTTGTCTGATCGATCGGATCTACTTCATTAATATTAAAAGTAAGCTGAGGTGATGTTCCGGTTGGAGTTCCCGTGATATTAACTATTACTTTTAAATCTGGAGACGAAAACCCTGTCAGGACAATGTTTCCGTTCGTCGTAACGGTAGCATTAGATAGAGCAATCTGATGGTTCAGATTCTCAATTACTGGTTGCGGTCCTAAAAAGAATATTCCGGACATTAAATGTTCCTAACCGATGCTATGGCCGTGACTGTATTGCCGGAATAAGTCATTGTGCTGGTCAACTGCGCCACTACTGTTGATCCGTTAGCCGCATACACTCTAATAACTTCAGTCGTTACCTTATTAGATGTATAGGTATAATCTATTCGTTTTAAATTCGTAAGATCAGTTCTTTTCCAAGTTTCTTGTGTAATATTATTATTTGTCTTTATATTAGAATAGTTATTATCTGGCCTCGGAGGATCTACAGATAACAAAAGATCATAATTTAAAGTAGTGCTTCCGATAGATGTCGCGAGTTGTTGAATTGCATTCTGAACATCCGTAGCCGAGACAGCTGTCAATCCGGCCGGATTGAATCCAACTCTTAGAGATCCAGAATCGTACAGAAGATCCGCAGTCCCACCGGTAGAAGTGACGATCGATTCCACAACATCAATAGTGGTACTGTTGATGATAGAATTTATCGTATAGGTTCCCGCGGCTGCCGAACCGGTTATTTGGATCAAATCTCCCGCTTCAACCTGAACATCCGGATTATTAAATGTAAATCCCGATACAACAATTATGTTTGTTCCGGTGGTTGTAGAGACGATCGTAATGGTAGCGAAATATACTAATGTGGCGTCGGATATTAATTCATCCGCGTCAACAATTTCTGCATCAATAATGTCTTCTTTACGGATCTTGGACATCTACCTTAATAATAAGATAATGCCAATCAGGACTTAAGCTTATTATTTCTTATTTCGTTTTTTATCTATTGTTTGTGAAAGATCCTGAACTGAAATAAATGTTGACTTCTCTTGTTCTTCAATTAATTTTTTAATATTTTCTTTTTCTTGATCCGTCATATCATCTTCAGATTGTTTCTTTTGAGCTTCACGTATTTTTTCTTCCGCAATTTGTTTTTCAGCCATCAATACGAACGAATTCAATACATTGTATACAATACTGCTCTGCATTGCAAATGCAGACGCTTGCCCGTCCAGGGTTGCGGCTTGACGTCGTAATGTTTCGGCCTGTTGAACGCATGTTTGACGTTGGCGTTCAGATTCATTCATGATTTGAATCATCGTAGCTTCGTAAAATTCACGAAGCTTCGGATCCAATACTTCTTGTTCCACCGCATCAATGATTCGTTTTCTTAACTTATTAAGATCTTCTTGATATGACATATGGCTCTTTATAATTTTTTCAATTGCTGTCTTTTAATTTTAGCCACATGATTCGCAATAATCAAACATGGCTCACACACCACTGTATCTATATCGTTTGATTTTAAATGGTAAAATCTTGTTGGTTCGGGCTCGGTTCCGGGACCCAAACGTCGAAAAAATTCAGGCGCGGTGTGCCCAGAACTACACCAATGGTTCATCGGAGGTTCTTCCGTTTGGGAAATTACTAAATCCGGAACAGTTGGCCGCATACTACTATACCAAAAATATAATGGGTCGGAAGAAGATTGTTCTGAATCAATCCCTTCCGACCCATCTGTCTAGATCAGGTATATATTACGCGTACAGGTAATAATTGATATGGTCTTTATTTTTAACTTTTTGATAAAACGTAATGCTGGTCGTGCTGGTTTCGGCGTAATCATTTCCAGTCAGAACCGGACCTGGATCCTGAAGCAATCCTCTAACGAAAACAGTTAAATTCTGACCATTATTAGTACCGTCGAGAGTATAGGACTGACCACCCGGCAGTGTATGTGCGGTTCCGGCCGGGATATCCGCAGCCAGGCGCTCGATCGTTCTGACAAAAGTAGACGCGGCGATACTGTTTGATAGAGCCTGAAGAGATGCCGTAAGAGTCTGACCGCTCGTAAGGATACCGCCTGTATAAACACGATCTCCGATTTGAGTATTTAGCGTATTTAGAGCTTCGACAACTGACGGGGTTCCGTCAGGAAGATTGCTAAACACGAAAAAGTTAGTTGTATTGGTAAGGAGACCAGCAAGACTCGTAACGTTATCTCCGATACCAATGGTCGTACGGATATCATTAATATCTTGAGTTGTATCGGCATCACCGATGATACCATTAACAAGAGTCGTACGGAGCGCCGTATCAGTCATTAGGTCAAGACGCTCACGGTAACCGTAATACATATCAACGGTTGTTGGCTGAGCCGCTTCCCATGTGTACGCGACGGATGTTGAAAGTGCTGCATTTTTCGCAACCGCACGGAATTCAACTTCAACTGTATTGGGAGATGTCGAGGATCCTGCACGCGTTCTACCATAAATACGTTTTCCGGCATCGCCACCCGCCAGAACTTCCAACGCTGCCTCGGTGAGCGGATTGATAATCTCAACATAGCTGGATTCAAATGCACCGGCATCCGCTCCGTCTTGAATCGGTACACCCGTTCTATCGGTAGAAGTGGCGTGTTTAAGATTACCAGTATCGGAAAGAGTAATGAATGTATTGGTTACGGCGGTTGTTACGGCGTCAAATTTACGAGTAATCGTTAATGCCTTGGCATCGGTTGTTTTGTTTGCAATATTTGAAAGATTCGCCGGAACGTTCGTACCGACTGCCGTGGGACGCTGATACGTCGGAATCGGCGCAGAAAATGCCACACCCTTAATAGCGGCACGATCTGTTCTGGTGTAGTTGATATCATCTTCCAACATATACGGGCCACGTTCGGTCCACGTGATAGCACCGTTGTTTGCATCCGGAGCTACACCTGACGCATTACCAACTTTTACAGAGGTGGCAGAAATAAATTCACTTATTTCAAATGTACCGTTGTTACCTCCTGATGCGGCTCCGGAAACTGTCAAGAATCTTCCTCGTGATGAGGCAGTCATACCGGTCAATCCGGTAAGTGTCGATTCTCCAGCGCTGAATACCGTAATGTTCGCAACGGCTCCGGTTTGTCCAGAAAGAGGAGCGCCATAAAAAAGCGGCTCCTCCGCAAGGGTCATGGTTGGAGTTTGTGTAAAAGAACCAGCTATATCTAGAACCTGGTCCAAAAGATTATCAAGGGTTGTTGCCATTTTTGTTTCCGTTTAATAAAGGACTAAAATACTAACTCACTCACGCACTTATTGTAAATTTATGTTAAATTATAACTATAAAAGTTGTCATTGATATATAATACAAATTTAACCACTTATAATAATTAGTTCTGTACAACATAATCGCACATTAACTGGCTTCTCGCAGCTGGACTGAAGCTTGTAATGATGACCGTATCGTACCCTGTTCCGGGTCCAGCTGATTCCTGTACGATATATTCGGAATCCTGTTTTAATGTTCTACCGTTATGTCGGACTTGAATTCGGAAAAGATTTCCGCTATACATTCCGTTAATAAATCTATCAGGTGTGGTGAATATTCTGTTTGCAGCATTCGTTACACCGATCAACTGAACACCCTGTCTGAATACATAATCCAATGTCACGGGGGTTCCTCCACCTCCGGTAATGGTCCCGGGCACGATCTGATCAATACCAATTTCCGTTCCTTTAATTATTCCAGAATCTTTCAAAAACTGCTTCTGTTCATCATTAAATTGCAGAAGATCAATATCACTGCACGTCACGATAATCTCTTTTGCAAACAACTTAACCATAATCTCGCCTTTTAGTAAGGAAGATCTGATATCAGCCTCGGCTACGCCCGGAATATCAAGGAGATCTCTCTCGTATCCATACGTTATAGGATAATGAAATATTCTTACTGTTTTCTTTGGATCTGAAATATTACGTACGGTAAAACATTGACGTTTCTTTTGAAACGGAGCAAAATCATTCATTCCAGACATGGCTATTGTCTCCTGATTATGGAATTGTGATTTCTAACTCTGGCTTTGCAAAAAATCCATCAACAATTTGATTCGTCATATCCTCATCTGAAACTTGCGAAACATTATCAGCTCGTTTTACCTGTAAATCCGGCTCAACACCTTGACTGACCAATTTATCCTGAATGGTAATGGTGACGCTTCTCTGGACTTCAGGGTTTTCTTTACTAGCCTTTACATCACCAAAAAGCTTCTCAATCAATGGATCAGATGATTTTTGTAAATTATTCTGAACCGGCGCACTATTCTTACTGATCCCGCCAAGATTATAATTTGCATAAATTGTTTTATGCAGCAAACGCTCATCTCGATCAATAATTAATTGTCTAAGTTCTTTCTGGTCTAATTTTTCAATATCTTCCGGTCGTAAACGATAACGAAGATAAAGTAATTCTTCAAGATAATTTAATTGTGGTTTAAAGAAATCAAAATCTTTTTGTTCTATCCTGAGTGTACTGTTGAGTGTCGCGGATAAAATTCTACAATAACTATCCAGCCAATCCGGGTCTCCATTAAAATCTTCTTTTATCGCATCCACGACTGATTTTAATTTGAAAAATGTTTTGATCTTATCAGATGAATCTTTATCAATGAATGGTTCTGACCGATGATAATTTTGTAGATTACGACGAGGATTTATTTGTGTTTCTTGATCAAATCTTCTTGTGTCGAAAGCAACCTTTATGATTTCACCTTTGGATGACACTGCATTCTTTATATGATTGATTCGCAAAGAACGAGCGGCGTCACGAGTCTGATCATCACGATTCAGGGCGTTTAGTATTTCATAAGTATATGCGTATAATTTAATCACGACTGGTGTCTATATGTCTAGAAATGGGTTGTTCCGTACAATATGGAAACGTATCTACCTTACAATTAAATTTTTCACAAAACTGTTCCATATCAAACCTAGTTATACAATTAAGTCCTGAATTTATAGAATTCATTACAGATCTATTGCCATCACGATGTACCAATCCTAATATATGTCCAAGCTCATGCAAAGCTACTGACCTGAACTGTTTAGTGTTGGACATCCTACTCTGAACCAGTCCAATTCTAAAATTTTTCCAAGATTCATCTCTTTTCGCGAATCCTAAAACATTTAGTTTTTGTTTATAGATTGTAAGTGTCAAAGTATCCAGGTCAGTAATGATTGGGTCTGTATCCTGTACCACCTGTATAATGTTTCGATCCGGTGCAAATTCAGATGAACCGACATGCGAATAGGACCAGATCAGATTGAACTGAACTGTATTTACCGTGACTCGCTCCCATTCCTGAACTGCTTTTTGTAATTCAAGTAATTCTACAGATTCAAATCGGTAATCAACATATATTGTTGCGTTGAATACTGTATCGTTACTAACGGGCCACGTAACGGGCTGGACCGGAGCTGCCCGGATGATTGGTATTTTAGCTTTTCTACTTCCTTCGCAAGATAAAGAAAAAACTACGATAGCGCAGAGTATTAGACAGGGAAGGAACTTCGTGAGAAGTTTATTCCAGATTTTTCTTACGCCCCGTTGAAAGGCGAGACCCTGCACACTTATATGTTGTATTATTCAAATAACTAAGGCCCGGAAGTTACCTCCCGAGCCTTAATTAGAGAAAGGATGGTCAGGCCATCCCTTCATATCAGTTATCAGCCAGCCAGTACTGACTTACGACCAGCAGAAACGCCGCGGGCATTCAGGATGCCGCAACCGACGATTTCCGACACAACCCAGCCAAGCGACAGGCGCTTGGGTTCGTCTGCCGGAAGAACTTCGATGTCCTGCCGAACCGGCATGACTCCGACGAATTCCGGATCCGCGCACGCAAACACCGTTCCCGGGGGAACGATCTTGCTTACGATGATATCCGCGCCCCAGATGTGAGCATAAAGCCCCGTCTGGAGAACTTCACGCTGCGAAACTGGATCAAGCTCGCCACCACCAACGCCCTGACCACCACCCGAACCCCACTTGAGGATATCGGTAAATTCATTGATGTTCATGAAGTACTTGGTCGTTACGAGGTCCCAACGATCAACCTGAACTTTCAGCTCAAGGAGGTCGCGTTTGAGAAGACCCGCGTCCGTAACGTCCTGAACGGTGTTTTCCACCGAAGCGGCTGAATCAAGCGCTGCGAAGACGTTCGCGTCTTCCTGAGCCATGATTTCCTGACGTGCCTTCTGAACCGCACGATCAATCACGTTGAACCGACGACGCCGGACTTCCGCAATACGAACCGTGGGGTTGGATACGATTTCGAATTCCGGAACAACAACGCGATCACCGAATACACGGCTCTCCGGCGCTGAACCGTTGCTCGAAACAACTACCGCCGCGACATCAATATCACGGTCATACGTCGGTAGAGCGCCCTGCGGCAACATGTCTACAACAAGGGCTCTACGTGCCACCCCGTGGTAATCTAAATTTCTTCGGATCAAATTTGTTATCGCGCTTTGGGTTACCCGTTCGGCGCTTCTTTACTTCTCAGTAAAGTTCAGAATACATCATCATCCAATGATTGAATAATCAATCTATCGGCGTTTGGCATCTACTCGTTGAGGATTCTGGCATGAGTTTATATTTCATAGAATCAATTACATGCGGCCTGATAATATCAGATAACTTTTGTGTATTTTCTTTATTTAAAGTTATTTGATAATATTTTTTACCTTTGTAATTAAAAATCATCACTTTAGAATTTAAATCAAAACATGATTTTAAATAATCTCTAAGTAGATAATTTTCTGATTCTGTAAAACCCATTGAAGCGATTCTCATGTTTACTTTTGCATTTAGATTACCGTCATCCTGTATCCATACTGCTAGTGATAAGGGTGTTAGGTACATATCTAAATTTTTAGGAACATGTTTAACTCTATTTTCATCATAAAACATTTTGCCAAAAAAATTCAAATCTTGATGGCAAATCGTGGTAGTTTGAAACATAGTTGAATTTCTGGTTTTATTAACACTTTTATTAAAAGTATTAATAAACGGATCCAGCATTGCAACCTTCCAATGAAAATATTGTTCTTGCGCTTCACAGTGACCAAACGAAAATTTAAAGTTACCTTTAGTTGAATCTTTATAAAGACAACCGTCTCCAAGCATTCCTCCTACAATCAGTTGCTTTTGAACTGAGTTAAGTGGTACTTGTCGTAAAATATCATATTTACGAAGATTCGAAATTACTACTCTGTTGTGAGCTTTTAGTAATTTTGATAGAGAGGGTCCGGATATTTCATACCATTTGGACAATGATTTTATTGTTTCGCCATTATCAAATTTATTAATAATATCATTTACCTGATCAGGTGTCAGGTCCGAAATATAATTTCTTGTCCATTTTACTTTAGCAGCTTTGAGAATTTTTCTTACTGTTTCGTAACTTTTATCAAGTCGTTCAGCAATTTCTCTAACTGTTAATCCAGTCTCATAAAGAATTTTAATTTCTTCGTTTGTCACTTGCCAGTCTTTCCTGCTGATTGTCTATATCATCCATCTTCTGTTACTATAACGATTCCGTTTCCGGATAGACTAGCTGCGATGCGTAGCCTTTAGAGTGTTATAGTGAGATGGCTTTTAGAGTTTCCAGCATATGGCCAAATTCACATCCCATAATTACTTACGGGAGCCCCTATCCATTAAGGGTTTGCCATTGACTGCGCGAGGGCGATTTTACCGTCCTGCGTCAAAATGGCTCGTGAAATCAAAGTGTCACGGGCATCGTCCGTCATGGACCCGGCAAGTGACGTGTTTGATGGCTGATTTTCTTCCAGTACTGATGCGTACTTTGCGACCACCGATAGTGCGTCGCGGAGTGAACTCGCGTTGATTTCACCCTTGTTGTTAAACAAAGACATTCGTTTCCTTTTTGTTGAATGGTTTGCCAGTTTCCCAGCAGTAAAGGCAGAAATGCCACCTTCACATTTAATAAAAAGGTATGCCCATAATTTAAATAAAATTTAAAAAAAATATAATAACAGTCCGGACAAAACAAAACCCCCGACTGGATTTCCCAGCCGAGGGTCATGTTGATGACTGATTGATTAGACTGATCTGATCAATCAGTCATTCGTTATTACTTGCCGAGCCAGTGGAACACGGCCATGGTGAATCGCAGCTGCTCACCGAGTGAGCCTGACGGTGAATTAAGCGCCGAAGCGAGGTAATTCGGAGTCGTGACGAGAGACCCGTCAGTCGTGAATTCAACGAACCGTGCCATGATCGCACCACCGTTTGCAGTACCGGCGCCTGAGTTTGGAGTCAGAAGACCCGCTGGCGAGACATACAGTGCATCCGCAACCGTAAGGGTTGAGTTGGTGGGCTGGAGACCCGTGGATGCCGTGGTATCGCATGCATCCAGCGTAACTCCATAAAGGCCCGCACGATTCCAACAAGTAACCTTGCCAGAACCCGTTGCCGTGTGCGGACCAAGCTGCGCGCCACCCGTCACAACCATACCGGCCGTGCCACCGACTACGCTACCGAAAAGGGTACCGTAACCAGTCGTACCTTCGTCAGAGAGCCAATACGGACCCGCTGCGCCCGTGCCGAGTGTTGATGTTACGGCGGGACGACGCTTCGTGGTCGTACCGGCGTAACCGTCATCAATGTCCGAAGCGTGTTTGTCAGTTGCCTGATCCAAAGCAACGCCAACGAGCGTGACGACTTCGCCACCCTTCATCGCAGTAACCTGTGAATCAAGACCGTCAAACTGGCCAAGTGGATGAATATCTGATTGAAGAACTTTTAACATTTTGATTTCCTTTTGAAGCTACGTTGGCAGCTTCGCGAATCAATCGGATCTACCAAACTGATTCGGTCTTACATCTTGCGGCCTTAAGGCCGTTGCTTACATAATTCAAAAAAATATATACTTATTAGTAGTACGGTTGATTATTTTTTTAATAATTTAAAGAAGCCGCCCGTTGCCAATTTTGAAACGCACGATCTGCCTGCTCAAGTTCATTAGGTTCTGCTTGAGTGTTGTCATTTGCCGGAACAGTTGTTGCGGGAGCCTTTGCCGGAACAGTTGTTGCGGGAGCCTCTTCATCACCTGGAATTTGTGGAGGAGCCGTTTCTTTCTTTTTAGCTTCTTCTTTTTTCTTTTCAGATTCTTCTTTTTTCTTTTCGCGATTAACAATCGTTTCTGCTGCTTTCTCTTGAAACGCTGCCAGTCTCTTTTCCAATAAATCATTAGTAGAATTGATTGCTTCGGCAAGAGACTTTAGCGACATCTGAAGTCTCTCGAAATCATCACTCATCAATGACCATTTTCCTTTTCCAGACCAAAGATCTTTTAATGGA